AGATACTTTTATTCAATATCATTACGATAGTGATTTAGATGGATTTCCGACAGAGCCTGAAAACTCACTTCTCGATTCCACATACCGAGAAACCATACTAAGTGATGGTAGAACACCAGATATGTTATTTAGTGGTGATTTACCTTACAATACAAACAACAATCCATATACTTATTATATAGAAAACGATACGAGTGAACACGGGTGGGTAACTAATAGAATGATAGTTACTGATTTAGATCCCGATAGTCCATCATACGAGGAATATGTAATAGGAGAACTTTAATGAACAAAGGATATACTATGATGGAAATGGTTATAGTAATTCTTTTGATTGGTATTATGAGTGCCATAGCAGTACCAAGATTTGAGAGAAGGATTGAGTTAGAAGAACTCAGATTTGAAAAACAATTTACTTATCAGATTTGGGAAGAATTAGAATTATATGCCAAAGAACAATTAGAATTAACAGGAATGGAAAGTTGGCCCACTCATCCACTTTCTGTTTTAGGTCGTACAAGAAATGTCATAATTACTTTTCCGTTAGGAATACCTGATGAAGATAATGAATGGCAATTTGATGGAACTAAATTATATCATAGGAGAAAGAATAATGAGGTTTGGTATTTCACCTATAACCCTGATAACTTTCATTTGTCTGAACATCCAATTAAGCTATAGTCAAGATACTTTGGTAACGACACAATGGCCTCATATTGCTCGTGTATCCGATTTCAAAATGGGTACATTCAGAGGAACACCTTGTGATGATACAGAATATAGAGATGACAATGGTTCACCAGCTTGGAAAAATTATGGTGGGTGGTTATCTGAATGTGATTCATTATGGACAACATATAATGATTCGGTATTTACTGAAAGAGATAAAATCAGAAGAATAGAAAAGGCCAAACAAGATAGTATTGATATGGCAAATATAGATTTTGATACAGAATTAGATTTAGATGCCATGTGGGATAATACAGTTTGGAATGAGATAGTAGATATTCAAGATACCGAAGTATATGAAGTAGAACAAATAACAGCAGTTGCTGGTGTTCGTGGAGCAGAAGCCGAAGATGAAGCGTTACATCACTTATATTACAGAAGGAGTATGAAAGGGATTGCATTAATAGACTTACAGACAGCTTATGGTAAGTTACGAAATAAGAAATCAGAACTGATCAAAAAAGATCCTGATCATCCCAAATTAGAAAAGATAAATTTTCTATTATCTCAATTGGAAATAAAGATAAAAAATACTTGACTTTTATAGTTTTTTTTCGTAGATTCCAGTATAGATTGGAAAGGTATAATTAAATGAAATTAGAAGAACAAAAAATAGAATATATTATAACAAGTTTAATCGTAGTTATATTATTAGTAACTTTTTGGCCAACAAGAGAAGTAATAGTTACAGAACAAGTTTATGTTGGTGAAGAAGAATTTAATCAACATCCACTAATTGCATGGCCAGACACTCACGAAAAATGGAATGGTAAAGAAGGTGATATAGTAAGAGTAAAATATAGAGTAACAAGTAGAAATACAAAGTTATGGATGTTTGATGTAAGTACTGGAAAATTAGTTCACGAACAATCGTATCACCGAGATCCGTGGGAAGATAAACATAGAGATTTTACTTATGTTTGGAAACTATATAAATCAGAACGAAGTGATTATATACCACCAGGAACATATGAGATAATAATTGGTGGAATGTATAAACCAACATCCAATGTTGGAAAAATAACCACCATTATAACAATTTAACCGCAAAAAAAAGGGGAAATAAATTAATAGTTCCCCTTTTTCATTATCCGATAATAGCTATTTACGGAATAAACCCACCAACACCAACAATGCGACAAGTCCAGCAAATCCAGATTCGCCGAATTGATTTATGATTGATGTCAGGTTACCAATAACATTTACACCAAAGACTCCACTTCCGAACAATACTTCACCAACGGCTCCTATTGCTACAAAAGAAATGAGTAGGTGAGCTATATCGTCCACCCAACCTTTGACTAATGTGATGACTTCCTTCATTAGTTATCTCCCGTTTATTTTTCTTATCATTTAACAAAAAAGGGATTCTTAACTTCCGTTTTCTGTTGTCGAAATATCTTTCGACATAAATAAATATAGTATATACATTTTTTCCATTTGCAATATATATGCACTCATTTTTCAGTTATTTTATATTTATTTATGAGTTATAACATCTATTTTTAATACAATATAAGGAAATAAAATGAGCAAAGATTACGAATTATTTGAAGGTAAGTCACTATCATCATTATTTCAAGACATTTATGATAATTCTAAACATAATAAAACCCAATTAGAAATGTTGGTAAAAGAAGTTACAAGTTTTATCAAGGACGGAGATATGGCTATTCAGTTGATTCCTATGATAAAAGAGTATTTGGAAATAAATGTAAAGAATGATGAACAATTAATTAAGTTGGCTACAATAGTCCAACGATTAATTTCTGCAGAAAATAAAGGTGGTGCGGAAGCAGAGTTTGGTTTATCAGAAAAAGAAAAAGAACAATTACTCAAAAGTATAGATGATGTAGTTGTAGATATACAAAAGAAATCAGACGAAATTACGGATGATATTAAAACAGTCAAGGATAATTAATGGCATATTTAACAACTGCTGGTCCAAAATCTTCTAAGGAAAAACCATATACTGGAAAGCGTTTAGAAAAAGTCGCAACAATATCTGATGTTCATAATGAAATTGAAAAATATGGAACACCTTTACCAGGCCAGTTTTTTTATGAATTGGAAGTTGCTGAAGTATTGGAAATATATTTAAATCCTGATAGTTTACCTAAAATACCTAATCCAGCAAATCCAGACGGGGATGAAATAGCAAATTGGGATTTAAAGGGATATATTAAGGCAAGAATGGTAGAGGTTAACGGTGGTGTTATGGATATTAGACTTATTAGACCGATGAGCCCAAATATAAATGATTATCCACAACCAGGTGAATATGTTGTTGTTGGTAGATTTTTTGATGAAGATTATTACATGGGTAAAGTTGGTATTATTAATCATGTAAACTCAAATATACAAAAAAATAGAAGTCTTGGAGATTATGGACCAGGATATCGATATCCATATCAAACAAAATATTTTTCAGCCAATCGTAGAATAAGAGATGTTGTACCCTATGAAGGTGATATTATATTTAATGGTAGATTTGGTCAGTCGATAAGACTTGGAAGTAACATATCACAAGTTACAGAATCAATTTTAAGAGGACCTGGTATAGAAGAAAAACCCATTGAAGATACAGGAAAAATAAATTCACCGAACCTTATTTTTAGAACAGGACAATCAAGTGGATCAAATACTACGAATGATTGGGATTTTAATGATGTTTTATATAAAAATAGATCGGTAAGAGAAGATATTAATAACGATGGGGCTTCTTTGTGGATGACTACAAAACAAACCGTACCATTAGAGTTTGCAGCAAAAAGTTTAGTTAAACAAACAATAGAACTTCCTGATGAGGAATCATCTAAAAAATTAGAAGGTAAACAAATAGTTTTAAACTCAGATAGAATAGTTTTTAATGCAAGAAAAAAAGAAATATATTTATCAGCAGGACATAGTGTAGATATATCTGCAAATAGAAGTGTTGTTGTAGAAGTACCAGAAGATGGTGGTGTTCAGTTAGGAACATTAAAGGCAACAGAACCGGCTGTTGGGGGTGATGTATTGATGGACATTATTGATAAACTTATGACATCAGTACAACAATTTGCTAGTAAATTAATACCTACGACTGGAATAACAACCGTTCCTGGATCACCTGTACCATTGAGTCAAATAAATGTAGCGGCAGGTGGTTTGATGTCGGATATGATACAATTAAAAACACGATTAGAAGAACCAAAAAGTAAAACTATAAAGGTTGGTCATATGACTTCACCAGTTATTAAATAGGGGTAGAAAATGCCAATAAGATGTAAAAGTATAGCAGCACAAAAAGTTGATTTAAATGCAGGCGATAAAATAATATCTGGATGTGAATTATTAAAGGGTAGTATTCTTGTAGATGGTGAAGAAGGATTCCCACTTCAGTTTATTGATAAAGATGGATTTGCAGGAAGTGATGGTGCAACTGTTTTATGGCCCGAAACAGGAAATGATATTTTTCAATATTCACCCAAAGAAAAGGTTCCAGTAGGAACTTATATACATAAAGGTCAAGTATTGGATGATGAAGAATGGTTTGATGCTCCACATACGGTACAAAATGAAGGGGCTATTGCAGGACCTCAAGGTAGTGATATGTTGGGAGGCGGTACAGGACCATTTGATGATACAGTAGAACCAACTCAAGGTACACCACCAGAAGTTGCACAGCCAGGAGCTGGAGAAGGATTTTGTGATAAAGATGGTATTTTCCCTGGTGAGGAAGATCAAAGTTGGTTAGATGATTTATTAAATATGAATCTTCCAGATTTAAAGATGTTTAATCTAACTGGGTTTACAGCATATATTACAAAACAATTAACCAAACTTTCTTCAGCAGTACAAAAAGTTCAACAAGAAGTTGATAAACTTGTAGCAAAGGCCAAACTCGATCCAGATGATATTTGTAAAACACCTATACCTGAGATTATCAAATGGTTACAGGATTTTATCAAGGCGATGATGAAATTGATGCCAATTTTGATGAAGATATTACAAGTAATTAAAATTATAAAAAGAATTTTAAAAATTATTAGGAAGATTTTAAAGTGGACACCACCATTCGTTGTTCCACTAATAGAGAAACTATTAGAGTTACTTTCTCTAATGGGATTAGTAGATATGGTTGTAAATTTATTGATTCAGACGGTTGGTAGATTTATGGCAATATTACCTATATTACAGGCACAATTAATGGCTATTTTAGCACAATGTGCAGGACAAGATTTAACAGATAAAGACTCTTGTGAAGCGGCAGGTGGAACTTGGATAGAACCAGAAGATGTTGCAGCACTACAAGAAACACTTAATCAATTAACAAGTGAAGCAAATGCAATGGCACAAATGTCAAGTGGTGACGCTTCAGATGCAGGTGGAGATGCAGGTGGAGAAGATGGTGTACCAGAATTAACAGTTGGTGCAGCAGATGGAGATTCAGTTGGATTTTGTTCAATACCATATCATTCAACACAAGAAGAATGTGAAGAAGCAGGTGGAACTTGGACACAGGTAGATGTCGATACAGATTTTAGTAAAGTAGATACTTCTTCACTTACTAATGAATTGGCAAAACAAATACAAGAATTGGATCGTTGTTTTGCAGATCCAGATTTAGAACGATATTTAGAAGAGTTATAATATAAAGGAGATAACAATGAAGAAACAAGAACTAATAAAGATAATAGAAACTGTAGTTCGTAAGGAAGTTAAAAAACAAATGAATGAGATATTTATTAAAGATAACGATTCATCTTCGCTTACTGAATTAGTTTCAGCTCCAACACCGAAACCAAAGAAAGTTCAGAAACCAAAAAAAGAGGTTCAATATACATCAAATGAGGCACTTAATAGAGTTCTGAATGAAACTGTTGGTGGAGTTCCACAAGGAGAAAGTGGTGGATATGAAACTATGGGTGGTGGAGTCTTTGATAGCAGTAAAATAAATGATATACTTGTTAGAGAAACTGGTTTGGGAAATCCAGAATCAGTAAAGGAAAAGAAACGAGAAATAGCAGCAGTTGATTCTATTAAGAAGGCTGGTGTGAATGTTGACCAAGTTCCTGACCATGTAACAAATGCATTAACAAGAGATTATTCCGCAGTTCTTAAAGCTATAGACCAAAAGAAAAATAATTCTTTTCGTCCATAAGAGGTGAGTAATGGCATTAGATAAAAATTTTTTAAAATACAAACTTGAAAAAATTAAGAATGATGATATTTTTAAGGATCAAGATACTGAGTCTAAGCGTAGACAACGAAAAGAAAACGCTAAAAAGGCACGAAAAGAGGCAGATGCAATTCATTCTTATATAACTGGAGTGGATGAAAAACAAGCATTATCAAATAGATCTTTTATAGAGCCAGATAGTATGCCGGGTAATCTATTTATATCAGATATAGGACAATTAAGTTTAACTCAAGTAGATGGTCCTAAAACGAAATCATCAAAAATACTGGCATTATTAAATAGACATAAAAACTTTTCTAACGCAAATAGTGTTCGTAAAATAAAATTAAAAGCACTACAGAAGATTTTCGATGGTTTAAAGTTAGTTTTTCAAAGGAATAAAATATCACTTGAAAAAAATCTTGAAGTAAAAGGAAATGTTGAATTAGGTGAAAAAATAACGATAGGTAAAGATGGAATTGTAGGAAATAACTTTAAAGTTGGTCGCGTACTTGATACACGAAATTTAGTTGTTAGGAATGAGATAATTATAAAAAAAGATTTGAAGATAGGTGGTAATACTAATATATTTAAATCATTAAAAGTTAATGATAATATTTCTGTAAAGAAAAGTGGTCATGTAAGGGGTAATTTAAAAATTGATGGAGATATAGAGCTCGGTGGGGAACTTAATTTTGTAGATGTGGCAGGTAGACAAGGTGTAGCACCACAGAGTTTGACTCCAAATGGATATGTTGAGTTACCTGGAGGTGTGATAATGCAGTGGGGAACGGATACGAGAAATCAAGATGAAGCTTATATAGTTAATTTTCCAAAACCATTTCCAAACGCAGTTTTTTCAGTTATGTTAAACAGACAGGCGTCAAATGATGCCGGGCAGAATAAAACTTGGGCAGTAACAGCAACATTACCTACTACAACGGGATTTACCATTGATAGGGACGATGATATTAGTGGTACACAAACAATGAATTGGTTAGCAATAGGGAATTAAGGAGAATATAAATGGGAGCAAGAGAAAAAGATTTAAATCCAGATACTTTTATTGGATTAAAACTTCCATTGGGATATTCAGATTCAGGATATTTCAAACAAACTAAAACTACAATTGAACAGGCAAAATATAATATTATTAATTTAATGAAAACTGTTCCTGGAGAAAGACTCGGCCAGCCAGCTTTTGGATCCTTGTTACAGAATATATTATTTGAACCAATGGATGGAGAAATTGGAGATAGGATAGAGGAGGCAATTAGAGATACACTTGCAAAATGGTTGCCATATATTAATATTACAAATATAGAAGTTACTCAACCAGAACACGATAATAATAGAGTTAATGTAGCCATAGATTTTGGGTTGTCATTTGAACCTGATAGATTCGAAAGTGTGTCAATAGACTTTGAACAATTCGAATCAGCTATTAAAGAATAAGGGAGAAGAAAATGGCTAAAGCAGTTAGTAAAGAAGTAAAATATTTAAATAGAGATTTTTCATCGTTTAGATCTGGATTAATGGATTTTGCTAAAACATACTTTCCGAATACATATAATGATTTTAATGAGTCAGATCCAGGTATGATGTTTATAGAAATGGCATCATATGTTGGTGATGTTTTGTCATATTATATTGATGAACAATTTAAAGAAAGTATGTTAGCATTTGCAGAAGAAAAGAAAACCATATATGAAATTGCACAAGGTTATGGATATAAACCAAGACAATCTTCACCAGCCACAGTTGAATTAGATGTTTTTCAAACTGTACCCGCAAGTTCAACTATAGTAAGTTCAAATGGTTTACAACAACCAGATGAAGATTATTGTCTTACAATACCAGCAGGAATGCAAGTAACTTCCACAAATGGAACTATTTTTAGAACATTAGATGATGTAATATTTAGTGATTCAAGTTCATTGAGTCCAAGACAGGATGATATTTATGAGGTTGATAATAATAGTAATGTTAGTAAGTGGTTATTGAAAAAGAGTAAAATTAAAGCAGTTAGTGGAACGACAACTACTGAATATGTTCAATTCGGAGCAGCAGAAAAATATAAAAGAATAGCCTTACAAAATACTCCAGTATTAGAAATAATTTCAGTAACGGATAGTGATGGAAACAAATGGTATGAAGTTCCATTTTTAGCACAAGACACAGTTTATTCAGATTTTCAAAACAATTCTAAGAACTCTCCTGATTTAGTTTCTGGAAGAAGTTTTGCACCATTCCTTTTAAAACTTGTAAAGACATCAAAACGATTTACAACTTTTATTAGACCCGATGGTAGAACAGAAATGAGGTTTGGTTCTGGAGTAGCAGCTGGAGCGGACGAAGAAATTATTCCAAATCCAAGTAATGTGGGTTCTAATTTACCAGGAACACCAAGTTTCCTTGATACATCATTTGATCCAGCAAATTTTTTAAACACAGAAACTTATGGTCAATGTCCAACTAATACAACACTTACAATTAAGTATTCTTATGGTGGTGGAGTTGGTGATAATGTAGCTTCAGGAATGACAACGAGTGTTAGTCAAATGAATGCAGAGTTTGATAATTCTGTGACTTTAAATAATAATTTAAAATCAATTTCACAGAACTCTGTAGCAGTAACAAACCCACAACCCGCAACGGGAGGGAGTGGAGCAGAAACACTTGAAAATGTTAGAACAAATGCATTAGCTTATTTTCAAGCACAAAGTAGAGCAGTAACTAAAGATGATTTTATAACTCGTGTATATTCATTACCAGCCAAGTATGGTAATGTAGCAAAAGTTTATATTATACAAGATGAACAAGTTGCAGCAATAGACCAGAATACGGGAGATACAACATATCAGGCTAATCCATTAGCACTAAATATGTATATGTTGGGATATGACCAAAATAAAAAATTAGTTAATGTAAATAACGCAGTGAAAGAAAATGTAAAAACATATTTAAGTCAGTATAGAATGATGACAGATGCAGTACAAATTAAAGATGCTTGGGTATGTAACATTGGTATTAGATTTGCTATTTTTACTAAGAAGGGATTTAATAAGAATGAAGTGGTGTTTAATTGTGTTAATAAATTAAAAGTGTATTTTCACGCAGATAAATGGCAAATAAATCAACCAATAATTTTAGCTGATGTTGTTTCGGAATTATTATCAGTTGAAGGAGTTGCTTCCGTTGTAAAACCACAGGCTGGTAGAGATGAGTTAATTATCGTTACTAATAAGTGGGGTTCCGCACAGGGATATTCTAATAATATATATGATATTAAATCTGCAACTCATAATGGAGTAGTATATCCATCTGTTGATCCGGCAATTTTTGAACTTAAATATCCTGATAGTGATATTCAGGGTAGAGTTTTAGGAGATATCTAATGCATTATTTTGAATACTCAACGAAGGATACAACAATATATGAAGTAAGTTCAAGTATGAATACAGGACTTGATGAGATACTTGAAGTTAGAAAAGATATGAATGCAGATGGGACGGTGGTAAATGTTTCTCGTGCACTTATAAAGTTTGATTTAACTTATATTTCTAAATCTATATCTTCTGGATTAATACCATCTTCATCAATATATCCAAAGTTTTATTTAAATCTATATGACGCAAATTCATCTGAATTAAACATATCTCAAAAATTATATGCATATCCAGTAAGTCAATCTTGGGATATGGGTTCGGGAAGAACAAAAGCAAATCCAGCCATAGTAGATGGGGCAAGTTGGAAGTATAGAGATGGAGATGCAAATGCAACTCCTTGGTTGGGAACTTATTCTACACTACAAGGTAATACTTTTGCAAGTGGAACTTTAACAATATCAAATGGAGATTTTGATAATCAAGAAGTTACTATCGGTGGAGTTGATTTTGTATTTGTAAGTGGTTCAACTTCTGTGTTTAATAATAGCTCAACAGAAATATATGTATCTTCTGGATCAACTGTAACGGGTTCTATTAATAATTTACGAAATGTCATTAATGTTAGTAGTTCTTTACATGGATTGGTAGTATCAGCAAGTATTGTTACGGGTACACCTAATAAACTGATATTATCTGGAAGTTCTAAGGGAACTACATCAAATTATGCAGCAGCTTCATCATCAGGATTGTTTTCGTTTAGTGGAACTAAAACTCTGGCGTTACAGGGTGGAACTGATGCGACTACTACATTGTCAGGTGGTGGTGGAACTTGGTTTAGTGGAAGTGGATACCGAGCTTCACAATCTTTCTCTCATCAAGCAGCAGATGTTAGAATGGATGTAACTGATCTTACATGGAAATGGTTAGGTGGTACTATAGCAAATGAAGGATTTGTGGTAAAACGAAGTGGAAGTTTAGGAAACTCAAATTCAAATGCTGAGGAAGGAAATACTACAAAATACGGCCATTTTTCATTTTTTGGTAGGGAAACCCATACGATTTATCAACCAACATTAGAAGTAGTTTGGGACGACTCAAAGTGGACAACAGGTTCTCTGTCAGCACTATCATCTACTCATTTAGAAGATATGGTTCTTTATATGAGAGGGTTTAGACCAGAATACAAAGAAAAATCAAAAGTAAAATTTAGAGTGGTTGGTAGAGAAAGATATCCAGAAAAGTCATATTCTACAAGTGGATATAGTACTGGGTATAATACAGTTAAATATTTACCAAGTGGAAGTAGTTGGTATCAAATTAGGGACGCCTATTCAGAAGATATAATTGTACCTTACGGAAGTGGTTCAAAAATAAGTTGTGATTCAACTGGAAATTATTTCAACTTGTGGATGGATGGATTACAAGCAGAAAGATTCTATAGAATTGAATATAAGATTGTAAGTGGAAGTGGGACATCAGATGAAACCGTTCAATATTTTGATGAGAAACATTCATTTAAAGTAACGAGATAAAAAATGCCATACGATTCAGAAGCATTAAAAACAAATGAGTTTTATCAAAACTTAGTTAGAAAAGATGAAAAAAAATATGTTGATTTAATAAGAAAAAAATTATTAGATGGTGATATAAATACTGGTACTTTGAGAGATGCAGATACAGGAAATATTTTATTGTTTGAAACTGTAGTACCTGGTGAGGGATCCAATGGTTTAAGTTTTAATCCATCAAGATTATCAAAAAATATGGATAGACAATATTTGTCCAAGGCAAAACCATCTGGTAAGAAGAAAAAATCAGGAAAAAAAATAAAAAAAGGTAAAAAGTTTTCTAAGGAAATAAAAGAGAAAAATGAAATACCAGTCCAATCTACAGGTAGATTACATACATTAGTTAAGCCTTGGGGTGTTGGGTATTTTGATTACGATACTTCAGATGAGAAGATAATAGATAAAGAGTTTACGGAATTATAATGGCTAAGAAAAAGTATTTAACTGCTGATCCACTAAGTGGAAAATTATCGAGGATTAATCCTAAAGATTTAAAATTGATAAATGCTAAAGGATTAAATGATGGTGATCCTATTGCTCTTTATGGAACTTTAACTACCGATATAATAGAATATTGTGTTTATGATAATAGTGATAACTATTTGGGTTCTGGTGAACTTTTGTATCCTTTTGATGACGAGTTAGATGTGGGTGGTCATGTTAGAGGACTTGGGTACAATCGTGGAACTTATAAAATAGTTTATAATTTTTTAAGACGAGTTGGTGGATCAAATAATGTAGTTTTAACGAAAAGAGTAGATAAAAGTATTTGGAAGGGCGCATATTATATAGATACTGATGGTAAAGTATATGCTGGTACGATGGATGAACCATTGTTGGACGAGAATGATGAACAAATAGAACTTATCATTCAAGATGATAAATATTGGTTACAAGAAGTTTCTCCATCTCGAACTGAACTAAGACTTAGACCAAATCCAGGAATAAATGACCTTGATTATCATGAACAATTTAGATTATTAGGTTATACTTGTTTAGCCTATTCTGATATAAGTGGTGAATCTTATATAATAATCAGTGATCCAGCTACTTCAGTAGAACAAGGTAAGAGCGAAAAAATCAATGAAACATCTTTTGATAATAGAGCTACTTTAGTTGGTAATAATATTAAATTAGATGAGGCAATGATAGGTGGTAATCTTATTGTACGAGATGCATTTATTATAGATACTGAAGAAACTCCAGAAGTAATATCAAAATATAATCCAATAATTGAAACAGATCAACTTTCTATATCTGAAAACTTAGTTGATAATGGTGCATTTGAATCACAAAAATTGGCAGGTAAACTTATCCATCCTGAATCAGATACTAATTACCAACTTGCAGATTTTTGGAATCCTGGAAATAGTAAATATGTTTTACGAACAAAAGGTCAAGCCGTACCAGATGGAGTAAACAGAAATAGTTATACAATAGATATAAATGGTGCAGAAGGTGAAACTTATGTGTTAAGTTGTTGGGTATGGTACAATGACCAGTGGCCAGAACACGAAAAAGAATTATTTATTACAGACCAATCAGATAGTGCTGAAGTAACAGGGATAAGTGAAACTAAGGAAGTGAATGGAAGAACTTGGGAAAGACACTATACAAGAGTAACACCAACATCTGCAGATGGAAATTTTAAATGGTTTTTGGGAAAAACCGATACTGTAGAAGCCGGGCCGAATGCTAGAAGGTATATAACAAATATACAATGTGAACCTGGATCACTAACATCATTACCCACACCTTATATAAATAAACCAAGAACTGAAGAAATTGAAGTTACAACTACTGGTAAAATTACATTTAAAAATGACGGAAGTTCAGAATATGTTGAAACTATAATACCAGATGAAGATGAAGGATTTACTGATAATATGGTTGGTGGTAAACTTACCATTAAAGATGCCGTAATTTCAGATGAAATAGTACGAGAATCAACTGAAAGGATTGCACTTGAGAATATTCCAGTTGATAATACAGATGCATTTAATATAAGAGATAATGGAAACGAGGGAGAGTTTCATAAAAGTCCATTTCATGGAGTTACGGACGCTGAATCCAATGAATTAAAAGTATCGTTACAGGCAAAAGATGAATATTGGTTATATCATAATACAACTATGATTGGGCAGTATGAAATTCCAGAAGAAGTAAGAGAAATTGATGATTTGACGATAACTAATCGTACTGGTATGACGATTAGAGATAATGGAAACGAGGGAGAGTTTCATTATACCAGAAGTCCTTTCCACAATTTTCATCAGATATCGGAAACAGAACAACCTAAAAACACTTTAAAGTTTACACTACAGGTTGATTGGCAGTTTACCCTAATCCATATTAAAGGCCCCAATTCTTTAGAAGGTGAAGGAACTGAATATGTTATTCGTGATAATTGGAGATCAAATTGGCAGAGTTCCACTACATATGAACTTACACCATCAGTCAGTTCTGGAGATTCAAGATATGTAGATGTAGCTGATAATGATAATAGAAGTATTTATGGGTTTGAACATGGTGATACATTACGATTAAATGCATATAATATAGGAGCTAAAGCAGGATTTTTAGGTAAAATTGAACATGACCTATTTTCAAAAACAGTATATAGAACGGGTGATTCGAAAAAAAATTATGCACAAGGTGGTAGTGGCACAGTCAATCGTTATAATGGAATATGGAATCTCACCGAGGTAAGTCACGGAGGAACTGCTAATGATTGGAAAATTTGGCATGATTACAAGTATGATGAAAAGAAAGAAAAAGTAAATAAAGAGAATAGTTTTTGGGAATCAAAATATATAACCCCTGAGTTATTGTCAAGTAAATGGATATGGGCAAGAACCCAAGCCAATAGTCAGCTAACTGTTTGGGAGTGGACAAATGAAGATATAGGTGCTGCTATTTTTAAATATCCAGATCCTATATTACATGCAGATGCAATATCCGTAGAGGGATGGTCTAATGGAGATATGTCCTGGGAATGGGGCCAGCCTGAAACTCAGGTATTTTATAAGACCAGGTGGGCTGGATATCACGCAAAATGGACGAGAGGTGAAGGTCGAAGTGGTGGAAATACTATAAAGTTTATTGACCAAAACTCTCAATTTCAAAATCCAAATCATACAGGATATACTGGTGTTGGGTTTGATGAAAATGGAAATCAACTTACTGATACATCTCGTGTTTATTCAGCACGAAATAATCCTGGCCTTAGTGGTGATAGTTGGCAAACATTAGAACACAGAGCAATGATTGTTGAACAATATTTGCCAGTTACATTGGCAACTCAAGGAATACAGCCAGGTGATATACTTAAAGTTTCTTGGTGGCAAAAAACAGATACTCCAGGAAAAGGTGCAAGAGTTATGTTGTCTGGTTGGAGAAAAGATTTACCATCTCCTGAAGGTAGTTGGTATTCGTATGGTGAGAATGGTCTCCGCAATACGACACATAATTGGGGCCCTGGTAGTAATTTTGGTCCAGAGTTCATACCAATAGATAAAGAGGGTGTATGGACAAAGGCAGAGTTCACTGCTGTAGTACCAGAGGCATGGGATTTAACAAAAATGTATCATCCTGCTTATTATGATGCTGATCGTAATATTGGTACTCAACTTAGAGTATATGGTAATTACGGTCCTGAAGGTATAGTTTGGGTGGAAGATATAAAAATATCCTTTGTTAATTCAGACCAACCAGAAGAAGTAACACATATATATACAGTTCCAAACTTTGAACCATCAGATAAATTAAGAGTTAATGTCAAAAATTCAACTGGAGAATCGTTTGGATTTGTATCAAAAATAGAATATAAAGGTGGGGAATATAAAACAGGAGATCCATACGAGGATTATTATCCAGATCCAGTTACGGGAGAAACAAAGGTTGTTAATTTACCAGGAACTTGGAAAATTGATGGTGGTGGTGCACTTAAAAATAATGGTAAACCTACTGATGCTGACAATGTACTTCCAGACTTAAAAAAATCCGAGTGGTTATGGGATGCAGATGATTCAGTTGAGAAGAGTTTTATATGGTCTGCGATAGATGGAATTGAAAATTATATATGGCATTATCCTGATCCAAAATTGAGAACTGATGCAATCTGGCCAACAAATTGGAATAATGGGTTTTATAATTGGGATTTAACCGATAATACAGATAGGTTTTATCATAGTGGTTGGATAGGACATCATGCTAAATGGGTTGATGGAGATGGTCGAGATGGTGATGCTTGTATGAAGTTCATTGATCAAAACTCTAAATTTATTTCATCAAATGACTTAACATATACAGGTTTATATGGTACTGGACTCTCAGACGATGAGGAAATATCATTGGTACATAGACCAATGTGGCTTTACCAAAAGTTACCACATACACTCGAAGATAGAGGTATTCAAGTAGGAGATCAACTTACTATCTCTTGGAGACAAAAGTCAGATACCATTGGAAAAGGTGCGGCAGTTGGATTATTACATAGAAGTCTTGATGGTGGTCAGATGGGTTTCGGAGATGACATAGGAATAAATCATCCCGCACAAACAGATGATTGGTTAGAATTGACGGATAAACAATGGTTTAGATATAAACCCGTTAGTCAAGAAGGTGAATGGGAAGATGTTAGTTTTGATATAACAGTTGATGAAAATACTATTGATTTAGAGGGAGATTCAATTCTCTATGTATATGGTCAATATGGACCTGAAGGTATATTATGGGTAGAGGGATTACAAATTAGTAGAACTTCAGATATTATAACTAATTCAACTACTCCAATATTTTCTGATTTTGTTGGTTATATTCAGAGTGTAGATGAAAAGAATAAATTAACTTTGACTGATACATATGATAATTTTGTAACCACCAATCTATATAAGGATAATAATGAATTAAATTTAAGGTCTTGGAGTACTTTTGATAATTTTTATGTTGATTACACTTCATCACTTGCTACAAGTACCCCAGTATATGGTTCGTTACGCGGAGAGATACATGGAATAGAAAATAATACAATTATACTTTCAGAAGGTTTTAGGTCATTGGGTGAAGATGCAGGTCATGATTTTGAAAAAAATCCAGATGGATCTATGTTACCATTGGATAGGTGGTTTATTCAATATCCAAAGGATAGAAGTGAACCTTATAGTAAGTTACTTAAATATGGTCCCAATGAGTTTAGTTTGATAACTAATTTTAAGATAGATAGAGAATCTTATACTGATTATCCATATTCAGTAGTTTATAAATTATATGAGCCATTACCTGATGCAGTACAAGAAAAAGATTTTATTACTATCGTTAGAGAGATGGCTCCCCCGTTAGAAGAGGTTCTTACTTTATATCCATTTGTAGAAGAATGGGTTAGTGATACGGTGTTGAGGACACCTTCATTTACTGGAACAAAAACAACCATTGGAGAGGGAAAAACAGAGTTTAAGACTTATGATGAGTTAGTATCAACTGATGTTGCTTTGAAAGAGGGTGTAGAAAATGAGATACTAAGTGGAAGTTTGAGTGCAGACATTAATGTAGATCATTCTCAATTTTCTAACTTTGTACATTTCGGTTCAGTAGAAAAACGAATAAGAAACTTTAAATATAAATTAGAATTAATAGAACAATATACAGATAGAAGTGCTTCTCTTGCAGGTGCAGGAAGCTCATCCGCTGGATATTTATCGGTAGTGGCAGATCCAAACAAAGGTTCATATTTAAATGTATCTGGATCAAGTGGATATAATCCAGCATTTACTCCAGTAAGTGGTTCATTAACACAAGTGCAGTCTTGGGAACAAAAACGCCGAGATACGATTAATTCGTTTGATAAGTTTGAAAAATATATGTTTTATGAAAGTTCATCATATTTAAGTGAATCTATTGGAATATCTTATGATAATTCTTGGCCAAAACGAGAAGGGGCAGGAACATATATAAGTCCTTATTTAAATTATAGAACTACTCAATCAGTTGCAACAACTTGGTTTGATAATCAAATAACATCAGCATCTGCATATGATAGGGAAAATAAAAATAGAGTACGAAGTCATCTTCCAGTTTTTGTACAAGATGATGACCAAAACGCAGTATTTCTTAATTTTATAGATATGATTGGTCATTATTTTGATGGTATTTGGATATACATTAAGGCATTAACTGATATTCATGATAAGAGAGATAAATTAACTGATGGAATTGCCAAGGATTTATTGAAACCAATTGCACAATCACTTGGGTGGGAAGTCCACGATGGTAAAGATTTGGTATCTCTAAAAAGGTATATCTATGGAATGGAACAGAGTGGTTCTGAAACACCTTGGCAACATTCAATAACTCCAGATAGGGATATATCAAGAGAAATATGGAGTCGTGTTATAAATAATATGCCTTATTTCTTAAAAACAAAAGGAACTACACGGGCAATTAAAGGATTGATAAGTTGTTATGGTATTCCATCAAGTATATTACGAGTTATGGAATATGGAGGACCAGCTTTACCTGGAGTTCCACTTGATACTTTTTTAACGAGAAAATTTACTAAAGCATTAAATTTTTACGGGGCATCAAATAATACATATGTTCAGAATAATACTTGGAAAACACATTTATCTGGAAGTAGTGCAACAAGTAGAGTACCAGATACAGTAGAGTTTAGATTTAGAGCAGCAAGTGGTTCAAATCAAGTATTAGTAAGACGAGGTGATGATTGGGGAATTAGACTAAAAGACAATAGTTCAGTTGATAATTACGGATATGTTTCGTTTATGTTGAGTGGTAGTAAGGGATATAATGAAGTAACTTCTTCTGAATTACCAGTTTATGATGGAGAGTTTTGGTCTGTAATGTTGACAAGGACATCTGCATCAGGACATACCTTGGTAACGGATAGTACCAGTCAAAATATGGCATATAATTTGCATGTTAAAAAATATGATGCTGGTAGAAGTAAACTTATATATGAATCTTCAAACACTTTAGCGGTAAGTGGGGCATTAGGAGCAACATCACAATCATATAATTTAGCTTATTCTGGTAGTGATAAAACTGTTACTATTGGTGGTCCTCAAAGTACCTATTTTGGAGAATCATTTAGTGGTTCTATGATGGAATATAGAAACTGGACACAACCACTAAATACCGCATCATTTGACAATCATGTAGCAGCCCCAATAGCATTTGATGGTAATTCACCATCTGCTTCATATTTAGATTTAATTACTCGATATTCGTTTGATGATGATAAAGATTTAAGTGTGGGTGCGAATAATTGGTTTAGAGATGTAAGTGCAGACCAATCATTTACTTCATCAGCGATTCCATCTGGATATACAAGTGGGTTAGCATCTGGTACAGATTCACCTACACACTTTTCACGGGTGGTAGATGAAACAAAGATGAAAGTTCCAAACTTGGGTCCAAGTAGAATGTCATCAAATAAAATAAGAATTGAAGCAGATAGTTTAATAGATCCAGAATTAAGACAAAATCCGATATTAGATTTTGGTAAAAGTATTACAATACCAGCCTATGATACCGCACCAATAGATAGTAATAAGCTCGGTATATTCTTTTCACCATCAAAGGCTATAGATGAGGATATTATTCTATCGATGCCCAATCTTGACTTTGACCAATACATTGGTGATCCACGAGACCAATATAAAGAACAATATAGTGGATTAGTAGAAGCAAGAAATCTATATTGGAAGAAATATTCAGGTCCAAATAATTTTTGGGATTATTTAAGATTATTAAAATATTATGATAGTTCATTATATGAACAAGTTAGAAGTTTAATTCCAGCACGGGCAAATGCTACAGTTGGTATTCTTGTAGAGCCTACAATTCTTGAAAGAGATAAAATTATTATTGGAAAAGAACCAACTTTTATTAGACAAGATTTACATAGTAAGATAATTGCTACTCAATATATTAGTGAAAGTGCACAATATCCAACTTATGAGTCAAGTATAAATTACAGTCATCCGTTTAGAATTAATTATCATACACAAGAAACTGGTTCATTTATTTCAGCATCATCTGAGTATATACCATTGGATTCTTCAATCAATTATAGTAATCCATTTAAAATTAATTATTATACACAAGAAACTGGTTCATTTTATTCTGCATCAGCAGAATATATTCCATTAGATTCTCGTATAACTTATGGACGACCATATGTACCTAATTTTTATACTAATGAAAGTGGTTCACTTATTTCAGCTTCAGCAGAATTTCAGAACTTAGAAAGTCTTATTAGATATTCAGATCCGTTTAGACCAAATTATTATACAAAAGAAAGTGGTTCATTCTTATCGGCCTCTGCAATATATGAAGATTTAGGAACTAATCTTAATATTAGAAATCCATTTATGTTAAATAATAGAACTCAAATGTCTGGTTCTATTATATCAATGTCTGCAGATTTTAGTTCGTGGAATGCACCAAGTGATACTTTGGCCGCCAATGCCAATGGAACGGGTTCATTTGTAATTAAACATATTTTAGAAAGACCAGCATTATATGGTATAGGTGATAGAGATACGAGTGGGTGGTATGGAAATACTTTTTATAATTCAACCATACAACAAGGTGCTCAAAAATCTATTAGAGAAGAAGTGATAATGCCACGATATGAAAACGGTGTTATATCAGAACTTAATAAAGAAGTTGAATATCACTTTTCATCTTCATTGAGTGCATCTTTAGGTCTATATTATTCATCAAGTTTCGTATTATCTGATTTTGATAATAAGTGGGAACACGGACTTGGAACTAATAGATTATTTTATATTGGGTGTGTTCAAGATGGAAATACAACTGTAAGTGATAGGGGCAATAGATACCAAGATGAAACACCGGCAGTTGATATTACTATTACATCACCGACAAAATTAGTAACTACAGATTCACCATCTACTAAGTTAGATGTTGTTTAAAACAGACAAAAATTGAAAAGGATTATATTTATAAGTGAAGAATAACAAGTTTTATTATGTCGAATCTTATAAATTATATAGAATCCGCAGTATATAGGAGAAAAAACAATGGGATATTTAAATAATTCAAGCCGAACATTAGACGCTATTTTGACAAAGAAAGGTCGAGAGATTTTGTCAACTGGTGGAGATTTTAATGTTGCTAAATTTGCACTTGGGGATGACGAAATTGACTATGGATTGTGGGACACAACTCATACAAAAGGAACGGATTTCTATGGTGCAGTAATTGATAACTTACCAACCCTTGAACCCTTCAACGATCCTTCAGAGATTATGAAATATAAACTCGTATCGAGGTCAGACGGAGTTCAGGCAATGGCTAAACTAATAGAATTACAAGATTCTGTTAGACAATTAAAAAGTCTAAAGTGGTATGCATTAGATGAAGCTGGAGCTGGTGGAACAAGAGTTCAGGTTGGAAACACTAATACTTTTCTTGGTGTACCTGTTCAATTTGGTGTAGGTCATGTAGATAATCATGAACTTACAGTTGATTATAGTGGAGGACCAGACTCTATTTATTCTAATGGATATGCAGGAGAAAGATTTACCTTAACATTATTAGATACAACTCAAGTAGTATTGGCACCACTTTGGGTGGATCCAGCACAGGTAGCTAGCCAACAGATACAAGAAATACTTGGAGCTCAGGGACCAGGAGCATTTGGTAAAGGTAAAGGAAAAGGTGCACCTAATGCTAATACTTCATCTGAAAGTCAGTATCTAAACATTCCAGTACCTAATAATGGTACTACTGGTTTATGGTATCCATTTGTACATTCAGTTCAACACCTTTCACAGACTATATCAGACTGTGTGGTGTCTAACGGAACTTTTGCACATGCAAATGCACAATTTGCACCAACACAAAGTGGAAGAATTGCTTTATATCCAAAACGACTTACTTCTAATTCAAGTCCAGCAAAAACAACTTTAGTTGTTACGGGACAGACTTCAGGAGCAGTTAAGGAATTTGATGTTAAGATAACATTTAGATCTACATCATATACACCTTCGTTAGATATAGATGCAGGAACGGATACTTCACTTGATACATTTACAGGTTAAGAAATAATAATAGTTTTTATTAAGGGAATATAATGGGATTTATAAATAATACTTCATATATCCTAAACGCAGTACTAACTAAAAAAGGTAAAGAATATCTTTCTAAAAGTAGTGGTAATTTTGCAATTACAAAATTCGCACTATCAGATGATGAGATAGATTACGCGTTATGGAATACGGCACATCCGAAGGGTAGTAATTATTATGGTGCAGTTTTAGAATCTACACCAATGTTAGAACCTTGTGTGGATCCTGAAGTTGTGATGAAATATAAATTGTTTACAATGCCTGTGGGTACTAAAACATTACCATACATAACAGATATTACACAATTATTAAAAGTAACTGCAACTGATGGTACGGTAAATGATAGTAGGTTAAAATCTATTCAAACTGATGAAGGTAGTTGGACACTTACCGAGGCAACTATAAATCCAACAACGGTTGGAGCAGACCAATCTTTTCAGGATGAAAACTATAGTTTCTTGTGTTTAAATATGAATGTTGTTGATATGAGATTGGGAACTTTAGGTACAGGTGAAGTTTTTGATGATTTACCATTAGGTGGGGCTATTTATGGTGAAGAAAGTGGTAGATTGAGTACAAAATTAGTTGGGGAATCAATAACTATTAAGGCAAAACAGATGACATTTGATAGAGAAACTTCTATTATTATAACAGGACAAAAATCTGGAGCTATATATGTACTTAGGGTACAAGTAACATTTGATGACCAAAGGGCTAGTAATTAGTTGTGGGATATATAAATAAAACTTCATTGGCAGTGGACGCAATTCTTACTAAAAAAGGTATAGATTATTTAAGAACCGCAGTATTTGGTGAGAATCAAAATGGTGAGCATGTAATTACAAAATTTGCATTAGCTGATGACGAAATAGATTATGGATTATGGGATGAAACTCCAAGTGGATCTAATTATGTGAGACCACTCGGTACGATAATTGATAATCAACCAATCGTAGAACCAGTAATTACTGATAATGAAATTATGAGTTCTCTATTATTTAAAGAGGGTATAGTATTATCTACTCAACCAGAGGCACCGATAGTTTCTATTCCTCCAGTAGCAAATTTTAGTATGTTTTCGAGTGGCATACCACCTGTTTCGAAATTCAATATGAAAGCAAGAGATAGTTTAACACCGATACCTTTAAAACCTACCCAATACAATAAATCTGGTATGAAGGGAAAAGGAAAAGGACCATTTAGTTTAAAAAATTAGGATAAAAAGTGGGATATATAGATAAAACATCATTAACTGCAACAGCACATTTTACCAAGAAAGGTCGAGAACTTTTGGCAGATGCACTGGCAGGTTCAGTAGATGATTCTTATGTTATTACTAAGTTTGCATTAGGTGATGAGGAAATAGATTATGGACTTTGGGATGAGTCACAACCATCAAACTTACAGGGAAGAATTATTGAGAACATGCCTATACTTGAATCTTTTATAAGCCAAAAAGAAATTATGAATTCATATGTTATGGTAGAAACCCCAGAAATTACTAATGGATCTTCAATTTCTAATATCTTAGGTCAAATATCACTTGAGGGTGTAGGGGATACAATTGATTTAATACCATCAACTGAAAATTTAGATGAAACTGAAGAATATGAATTTTTTCTTGAAGAAGATAATGTTGTAGAGATGACAAATCCACACATACCACCAGTTTCAGATTTTAATATGAGCATTAGTATGTTACCACCACCATTGGCAGATTTTATTATGTCTATGGTACCAGGATATCCACCTGTAGCTGGTTTTACTATGGAAGAAGCATAAAGGAGATAAAATATGGCAATTTCAGGAATAGTCCCATTAACAGTAGATTTTACTAATACATCTATGGGAGAAAATTTATCGTATTCATGGGATTTCGGTGATGGACAAACTTCTATGGAAGCAAGCCCATCACACACTTATGAAGTAGTAGGAGACTATACGGTAACTTTAACTACTACAAATAATTACGGAACGGATACTAAGTTAGATTATATTTCGGTTAGTCTTGGAGTAAGTTTACCACCTGAAGGTCCAGGAGAACCACCAGGAGGTAAAGGTAAAGGTAAGGGTAGCCCACCCGGCCCACCAGCAGGAATATATCAATATGGGGCCGCTGGAGGACCACCAGGAGGTAACGGTAAAGGTAAAGGTGCACCACCAGGAGGTAACGGACAAGGACAAACAGGACCACCAGCAGGAATATATCAATATGGGGCCGCTGGACAACCACCAGATGAAAAGTAGAAGAGTAAAGGAGGCTTGTAATAGATACACCATTTGCAAATTTTGAGGTCAGAATACCTTATGTAAATAATGGTTCTTATAATGTAGCAAAAAAGAATAAATTGTTTCACAGTAATAAAATTGAAATTAGAAAATCTTCATTACAGGGATATGGAGTTTTTTGTACAAAAAATATTAAAGAGGGAGAATTGTTAGAGGAATGTCATTATTTAGAAGTTTCGGATGATGAAAAACTCGCCAGGTATTATTACAACTGGCCAAGGGGAGAAAAGTTTAAAAAATATACAATTCCACTTGGATTTGGGTGTATATATAATGGAACATCTTCTTCTGGAAAAGAAGCAAATGTGGATTGGAAAACAGATGTAGATAATGATATTTTTATATTTATAGCAATTAAAGATATAAAAAAAGGAAGTGAATTATTATTAGATTATGATTATGGGGAATATTAGATAATATGTTAAGTGTAAATCAAACACCAAAAGATGGAGTAGGACAAGAAAAAACCTTGTATGGTCATGCTGTCAGATTAAGGGCTAAAAATTTGACCACTACGAGAACGACTACTTTAAAAGTAACGGGTATGTCAAGTGGGGCTGTATTTTATGTTGATATTGTTGTTACACCAAAAGGTACAGGAGAAAAGGCAGTTTTTGGAAAACCTATATCGGCACCCATAGGATTAATATCTAATAAAAAAGGTAGAAGAAAAACACCTGCAAGTCAAAAATCTAAAGGAATTGTAAAAGGTGGAACTTTAAGTGGTACAACAACACTTAAAAGTTCAAAATAAAAATTAAAATTTTAAAACAACATATTTATATGTAATAAGGAGATAAACAATGGCAGAAGTAAGTAATTTTTTCACACCCATAGAGGATACGGATAAGAGGACTAATATAATTAGTACCGTTTCGTCGCCTGTATGGTCTGGTGGAACAGCAACATTAACTTCTTTCTATACAGGCTCTACGCAGAGTGCTAGTAGTGGTGATTATTACTATGACATATACGATAAAGCAGGAAGTGATACTACAAGGGCTGTACAATTTGCAGTTTCGTATGGACACGTTCATGGTAGTGGTTCAAAATCCACTTCTGCTGGTAATAATCCATCTAAGGCAATATATCGTCAGTTCAGAAACATTTGTATTAAAAACGCTCATAGTGGTGTTAGATTTAATTTTAATGCGGACGGAGCTGGTACATCTTATGACGGAAAAGATATATTCGCAATTAGTGTAAACAGAGCACGGTACAGAGAGAAGTTGGATCCAGGAAACTGGGAACTACATTTAAGTGGAAGTAGAGCACAAGGTCGTGGCGAATCCGTATTAAAACTCATTGATGATAGTGGTGCAACCGCAGATTCTACAATTAAAGCATCACAAAGGAGATTTAATGTAGTTACTGGTTCAATTTCAGATGGAACTTCAAGAATAAAGACAACGGCTGTAAATCAATCAGCAGGTGGTAGTGGTTCATTTGGATATGTATATCCAGAACTTGGTATTATTGTATTAAATGCAGAAGCAATAGCTTCTCATTCTATCGGATATCATAACTCTGGTTCAGTCGCAGTTAAAACAAATGCACTCAATCTTGTTAGGTCAAGTGGTACAAATAATGACAACGCTAAACAATTGGTAGATTGTATCAATAGTGGTTCATACTTTCAAGCAAGAAGGGAAGAACAAATTAAATCATCTCATTATTTTTGTAGAGTTAAGTCTGGAGAATATAACTATAGTCAAAACCCGACTTATTTTACGGGGTCTAATGCTGAATTGAAAAATTCGAGTTTCGTTCAAGATCCAAAATCGTATATAACTACGGTTGGATTGTACAATGATAACAATGAATTGTTAGCTGTGGCTAAATTGAGTCAACCGCTGTTAAAATCAAAAGACAGAGAAGCAGTAATCAAAGTACGATTAGACTTTTAGGAAAAGGAGATTCTAAATGGCTTTTAAATCTTTTAATCCCGAAGATAGAGCAGAAAATATAGTCAATAAGGTAGCCGAAAGGATGTGGTCGGATAATACCGCAACTTTGACTACTTTCTATACTGGATCTACACAGAATTCCAATACTGGCAAGTATTATTTAGATGTTCATAAATCTAGCGACGAAAGTACGGATGTACAATTCGCTATATCTTATGGTCATTACGCTGGTTCTGGTTCTGAAGGTTCGACTACATCAGGAACTACTAATCCTACTAAGGCAATTTATTCACAACTGAAACAAGTTTTATTGCCACCACAAACTACTAAGTTTAATTTTCATGGAAATTCAGGAGCAAATTACTATAGCGATGATGTTTTTGCCATTGTTAGTAACAGAGCTCGTTATAGAGAAAAAATGGATCCTGGTAACTGGGAATTACATTTAGTAAGTGGTAGTACGACAGTAAAACTTATTGACGATAGTGGGGCAAGTCGTGACCAAAGACTTAAAGCTGCTAATAGAGAGTTTAATATAGTTAGTGGTTCAATTGCAAACGATGAGTATAGGATAAATACTACAGCATCTGCATCTGCAGCTGCAACTAATTCTGGTTCGTATGGTTTATTCTATCCAGAATCGGGTATTATTTTATTAAATCCAAATGCATTATCAAATACTCGTATGAATATAGGTAGGGCCTCTGGTTCATATGTCATTCCACAACTTGTAAAAAGTACTTCTACTAACAATTATGAACATAGAAAACTATTGGAGTCTATACAATCGGGTAGTTATTTTTCAGCACGTAGGGAAGAAGTGAGAAGAAGTTCGTTTTATTTTTGTAGAGTTGAAAATTCTGAATTTAATCATAGTCAAAATCCATCATTTTTTACAGGATCAAACGCACAATTACTTCATAATTCTTTTATTGCTGAACCAACAACTTACATAACATCTGTTGGACTTTATAATAATCAAAATGAATTATTAGCAGTGGCCAAGATGTCTAAACCATTTAAGAAGGATCCGAATACCGAAGCCTTGATCAAAGTAAGACTTGATTATTAAAGGAGATTCCAATGTTTAAGGATATATCTTCTGATGATAGGTCAATACAAAATTTCAAAACTTATAAACAATTCACCTTTACACATTCAGATAGTGGAAGTGGGGTTTTTGGACTTGAAGGAATAAGTGGAAGTTTTCATAATTTCTTAACTGGTTCCGCAGAATCTCAGAGTTATGGTGTATTTAATGCAGAATCAAAAAGTTTTGGTAAAGATTGGGATACTTGGTATAGTTGTGGAACTTTTCATAAGATACCCCTGTATTACACTATAGCTAATTTATATTATAAATACGATAAGATTCCTAATCCTAAATCTACTACTACTAAAATGCCAGTATATACTGCCACTCCTTGGAGTAGAAAAGATCCACACGGTAGGAGAGATTGGGGATCAATAATTCCACGACAATTACATAGTTCGGTAAATGTTATAACAATTCCACAAAAATATTTTGGAGAAGAAATTAAACCTGGTTCTATTAAACTACTTGACGATAGTGGTGGAACAACATTAGATTTGAGAGACGATGGTCATGGACAACTTTATGATTATCAATATTCAGAAAGTTTTGCAGCAGGAACTCCAGGTGGTAGTACCAATTCTTACACAGGAAGTGTTGTTGGTAATGTATTTTATGAACATGGTTTAATAACTATTACCGATACTGGTTCATTATATAGGTCGGCAAGTTTAAAATTGGGATCAGATGGATTTTCCGTGAGATTTAAAGCTACAAAAACATCTACTGAGTATCAGTATTTATGTAATATAAGTAAATATGAATTTAATAGTAGTACAAACCCAAGTTTGGTTAGGGGTAGAAGTGGTAGTATATATGTTCCACATGATGCAAAATATATTTATGATGGTGATATACAAAAAGGAACTTTATACCCACCACTTTATGCAAAAACTATAGATTTGGTATTACAGGCAGCAAGTAGTTCTTATGATGTAACATATAATCCAGGAACATTATATGAAAACTTCACCACACATTCAGAATTTGGGACATATATTACAAATGTTGGTTTATATAATGATTCAAATGAGTTATTGGCTATTGCAAAATTATCAAATCCTATAAAAAATGAAAAAGATTTACCACTTTCATTTTTAGTACGATTTGACTCATAATTCTGCTATATATATTATATTTATATAAGAACAAACAATAATATAATATAAGGAGAATACTCGTGGACAACCAGGCACAAGGTCTTGTCGAGGGATTGATAGGACAATATGGTTGGTTATTTCTTGTGGGTGTAATCACACTCATTTTTCAAAATACCATAAGAGAAGCCGTAGACGGCATAATGGTTTTTTTAGGTAACGATTACAACGAAGATGATGTCGTTGAAGTAGATGGTTCGCCAGGCCGTATCGTAAGAGTCGGTATATGGAAAACTGTATTCTTTATCTATCATGTATTAGATGGTAGAGTCGTAGGTGGTTCTAAATTAGTCGTGGCAAATTCTAAGTTAAAAGACTTAAAAATAGAGAAACCATTGGCAAATCTTGATCTATCCAAATACGGAAAATAAGTAATTTAGATATTTATAATTGTAGAGCAACGCTAACTGGAGATAAAAATGAAAAAATTATTAATTGGCATACTTTTATCTACTTCTTTATTCGGCCAAGATTTAATATTTAATTTCTTTAAATATTCTACTGCTTATGCAGGATTCAATTTATCTTCACCTAAATGGGAAGATGATAGGTATAGATTACAAGTAATTGATCCTGAGACAGGATTGGAAAATTATTTAAATGGTGAAGTAACCGTAGTAAAAGATGACCGAGAACTTGAACCAGATTTTGATTTATCATTTGGTTTAAGAAAAATCGGTAGATTCCAATACGAACCAAAACGAGGTGTTAAGAATGCTGGTGTTGGTGGTGATTGGTATAAAGGTGATGAAACAAGTTTTAATGAAGCAGCAACAATCGGTAGAGTAAGAGGTTGGGAGTATTTATTAAAGTATTCCACTAATCGTAGATGGGATGAAAAGTTTGTATCTCAAGAATATTTTTTAAGATATCTTGGTGATTGGTTCATTGCCAAAATAAAATATACTGATTTTGAGATGGAAGATATTAGATATGCTCAAAGTGATCTTAGATTTAGAAAAGAAATTGAACTTGAAGATGCAAGTCTAAATATTTCTATAGGAATTGGAACTCGTAATCATCCAGCATATGGATTCGCACCAACTGTAATTGACTCAGCTTGGTATTCAGGAGCATGGTGGGAATTCGCACAAGATGAGTTCGGTGTAGATGACAGAGGATACAGCACTGATATTAATGGAGATGGTGTACCTGATGGAATGTGGGCTATATATGACAACGGAACAGGACAAGAAATTGGATATGTAGGTCAAGATTGGAGATGGTTTGATGCAAATGGTAATCTAATGGCAATGACCGATAGAGAATTTTATCAATATCATTTTCCAAGATTATTAGAAAATTGGTTTGAGGACCAAACCAGATCATTAGGTAATCAAAGAGAAGTATCATTATCTTTAGGATTAGATTATTATAAATACACAGATAATTTTTGGATACATGCGTGGGGAAGTGTATTTCCATATCATTATGGATTAAATAAATATTCATATCATAATGCAGTTCGTTGGCAACAACACGATGAAGATGGATTAGAACCACAAGATTTTGAATTTGAAGGTAAGGGTTTTGGTCAATGGTTTGATTATGATGTTGGAGCAATTATAGGATTTAAGTTACAAGAAAATTTAGGATTCTACTCAGAGGGTAAATATTTAAATTATTGGGAAAGACCTTCTTATGAATTAAAGGTAGGATTGAATTATCAATTTATAGGAATTTAGAAAGGGAAAAAATGATTAAAAAAGTATTGACATTATTAAGTATTCTACTTATATTCAGTTGTGACGATAGAGTAGAAGAAATTGGTCCAGAAGTAATGAGAATGTGGATTGATGGTGAAGAAGTAGATATAGCGGAAAGGTATGAAAGTGTAACTACATATGGTTCACGAGATACTTATTTGGATTCAACTGGTTCAGATGGAACTTGGATTGTTCAACAAAAAACAAAGAAGATTTTTGTGATACACTTTCAAAGAGAAGATGGTCGGATAGAACTTTTAAATGAACACTATGCACTTATATATGTTGATTGGGATGCAGCAAACTATACTACAAGTTTAATTAATGAGGGATTTTATAGTAATCCAGCAACAGATGATAGAGAAATTCAGTTACAAATTGTAGGACCTTATGATTATACAATAGGTGCACAAGGTTCTATTACAGAGGTTAAAATGATTTCATCTGGACAATATGCAAGTGGTAGAGTAGAGGGAAGTTTTTACAATCCATTTATTGATGCAGAAATGGAAGGTGTATTTGAATTTGAAAATGTATTTATATCAACAGACGAAGAAAACACAGTTTATACTGATATTTCTCGTGATGGATAAGTAGAAAATGATTCCAGGAATAACAGAGTATTTAGTTACAGCGGTATTATTTTTTAATGTCGGACATAAAATAGGATATTGGCAACATTCATCAGAACATCACAAAAAATTTACAAAACAAATAATTATAGATGATTCTACAAAAGTTGTTAATATTTATGTAGACAACAATGGAAAGTATTGGTCAGATCCACATTTTCGTATGGGATATAGTTGGGAGTATGGACTGAACGGTACAAGAGTAATTGTTTTTCATAAAGGTGGTAAAAAGTGGAAAAAGAAATATAATCATAGGAGATGGAAGAAACATCTCAGAAAGAAAAGATATTGGAGATAAGTAGTGGCAGACAATGGACAAAGGTTAGGACAGATATTATGCGACGCCGACATAATAACTAAGAGACAGCTAGCTAAAGCAGTCCAGAAACAGGTGCAGGGGGACAAACGGAGATTAGGAGAGATTCTAATTGAGATGGGTTTTGTCACCGTAGAAGATTTAACAGATGCGATGTTAGATACACATCACGAAGAAAAAGTTGTAGAGGAGAAAGTAGTGAGCCAACCAAAAGAATTAAGTGAAGAGGCAGTATTAAATACTAAGTTCACTTTATCAGTACAGACAATGATAGGAGCAGCAACAGGAATTGCGTCTTTAGTTGGTATGTGGTATATGTTACAGGCAGATATACAAGAAGCAAAAGAACTTCCAAGTCTGGAAACTTTATACTCAAATGAATATCCATCAAGACCAGAGGGTTACAACTGGCCAAGGTCTTATGAACAATATAAAGATCAAGTGGGTTCACTTCAAGAAGATATGGATGATGTTTTTGGACAGATAGAAGAACTTGAAGAAACTATTAAAGAACTTGAAAAAGAAATAAAATCACTTGAACGAAGGAAGAGGGATAAATAGTTATGAATAATAAAACATTAAGATACTTTCTTATAGGATTTGTTTCGGCATTTCTTATAGTATCAAATTTAAATGGTCAAGATGTTACAGATAAAAACTTTAAGTCAAAAGTAGCAAAAGGATTTGTACTTGTTAAATTTAAGGCAGATTACCAATATGCAAATCTCGATCCTAAGTTATTGGATGGTGTAAAAGGACACGAGGGATGTGTTATTATTTCAGTAAATCGTGATGATGTTAAGAAAGTAGTGAAGAAACTTAGAATACGAAACTATCCATCTTTAGCATTATTCCATAATGGTGATAAGAAGAAAGTTTGGAAGGCAGATATGGACGGTGAAGTAGATATAACTACTGATGATATAAAATCTGAAATAGAAGATGCGATGGCAGGTGATGTATTCTAATGATAAAACTCAAATCATTACTTGTAGAAAGAATTGATTATGAAGATACTGCTCGTATGTTGGTCAAACACTATAAACTTCGTTCCAAAGTAAAATTTGGTAGAGTAAAAGGAAGTAATGAGGCAGACTACGATTGGGTTAAAGATGTTATAAATCTAAAACGAAACTATCCAAGTGTCAAGGAATTCATTGTTTCAGTATTACATGAAATAGACCACGCTAAGATGAGATATAAGATGGGATGGAAAAAATACGAACACGAATATATACAAGCAGGAGAAGAAGCCGAACAAAAAGGTGGTGATTTCCACGATGACAATAAATACGAAGAACAAGCAGAACAATGGGCACAAGACGAATATCGAAGAAAATGGAAGCGAAAATTTAAGTAATTTCAGAAATTAGGGTTATATTTATTTAAGGTTATGAAAACACGCTCAGCAAAGGCCAAAGGTCGAAGATTACAAAACAAAATACGAGATTTACTTCTCGAAGAATTCAAAGAATTAGAACCAGACGATATCCGTACAGCTATTATGGGAGAAACTGGTGAAGATATAAAACTCTCACCTGCTGCACGGAGAAAAATACCTTATTCGTTTGAGTGTAAAAATCAAGAAAAATTAAACATTTGGGAATCATTAAAACAAGCTGAAGAAAATAGTGGTGATTACCCGCCCATTTTGATATTTAAAAGAAACAGAAGTAAAACTTATGTTACTTTAGAATTAGAGGATTTTTTAAAATTAATAAATGATAGATCAGACTAAATTAGCACATCTTATAGATAGAACCATTGGTTCAAAAGGACAGAAACTCAAAAAACAAAATGAGTATATGTATTGGAGTCCATTTGTTTCACATCACAAACCTAAACTACAAATCAATATAGTTACTGGTAAATGGCATTGTTGGGTTTCCAATATGGGTGGTCATAATCTGTTTCAGTTATTTAAGAAAGTAAATGCCACGAGGGAACAATTTAGTGAACTTGGAACTATCGTAGGTGACAAACCATACAGAAAACGAACTGATGATAGTGAAAAGAAAAATGTACAAGTAGAATTACCCAAAGAGTTTCTATCGTTAGCATATAAACATCCATCTCCAGTATATAAAAATGCAATGATGTATTTACATAAGAGAGGAATAACACACGAAGATGTTTTAAAGTATGGAATTGGTTATTGTGATGAGGGGTTATATACAAATAGAATTATTATTCCGTCTTATGATGAAGATGGACAATTAAACTTTTTTGTAGGACGAGATATTTTTGAGAGTAAGATGAAATACAGAAACTCACCTACGCAAAAAGACATAATAGGATTTGATTTATTCATTAATTGGGATGAACCTATCGTGTTATGTGAGGGTCCATTTGATGCAATTGCTATTAAAAGAAATGCCATTCCATTGTTTGGAAAAAGTATTTTACCAAAATTAAGAAAAAAAATTATCGAAAAACGAGTTAAACAGATATATATATCTTTAGATAGTGACGCTATTGGTGATTCTATTAAAATGGTAGAAGATTTTATGAATCATAATATAGATGTCTACTTTGTTAAATTAACAGAAAAGGATCCGTCAGATTTGGGATTTGAAAAAGTTACGGAACTTCTAAAAGAAACGAACAAGATGAAGTTTTCAGATTTGATGAGATATAAGCTTAATGGCAAATCAAAAAGATATATGGAAATTTAATGATAATGAATGGAAGATTCATATCACGAGTGAATCGTTAAAAGATAATTTGCAAAAAAAGTTTAATCTTGAGAAATCAGGTACTATTTATTATGAGACTGGTAACTTCCAAGAGGAAACTTCATGGGATATCATAGTTCCAAACAATTTAATTAACAAAGTGAAGAAATACATCAAGGAAAATAGTTGACAAAAAATGTTGTAAAAGTTCCATTTCGTAAACTAAAACACATTCACCACATATCTGATATACAAATCAGAAATCTTAAACGACATAGAGAATATGAAGAAGTCTTTATGCGTTTATACGAAAAGGTCAAAGAAAATAAAGACAATGCAGTAGCTTATATTGGTGGTGATATAGCTCACTCTAAAACTGAAATGTCACCTGAATTGGTTGACCAGTTGTCAAGGTTATTTAAGAATCTATCTGATATATGTCCTACAATTATTATTGCAGGTAATCATGATTGTAATCTAAACAATCGTTCTCGGATGGATTGTCTTTCCCCAATAGTAGATAATTTAAAACATCCAAACTTACATTATCTGAAGGATACTGGCGTATATAAATGTGCTGATGTATCTTTTGTGGTGTGGGATGTTTGGGATACTAAGAAAGATTATATTAAAGCGAAAGATGTAGAGGGTGATACAAAAATAGTTTTATTTCACGGAACGGTAGATAGATGTGAAACTGATTTAGGATTTAGATTACCTTCAGATGTGAAGATTACCCAATTCAAAGGTTATGATATGGGATTGTTGGGTGATATTCATAAAAGACAACACTTGAATAAAGAAGAAACTATTTCTTACTGTGGTTCGTTAGTTCAACAGAATCACGGAGAAGGATTAGACCACGGCTATTTACTATGGGATGTTCCAAAACGAAAATCTACTTATATTCCTGTTCATAATGATTATGGATATTACACAATGGATGTTGATAATGGTAAAGTTCCTGAAGTAGATGATATGCCACAAAAGGCCAGGTTAAGGGTAAGGGTATCCAATACCGACTCAGTTCAATTAAAGAAGGCGTTGAGTGTAATACAGACCAAATATGGTATAAAGGAGATAGCTGTTAATCGTACAGACAGATTGACAGAGAGAGTTCGTGATGGTCAATTGGTAGATGTTGGTGATGTTATGAATCCAGAATATCAATATGAGTTGATTGAGGATTATTTAGGTAGGAATCATATTGTAGATGATAAAACATTATTAAAAATAAAAGAGTTAAATGATGATTTGAATGGTAATTTACCTGCAGAAGAAATATCTCGTAATGTATTTTGGAAACTCAAACGATTTGATTGGTCTAATATGTTCAGTTATGGAGAAGATAATATTGTAGACTTTACAAAACTGAATGGTATTATTGGAATGTTTGCACCAAACGCAAGTGGTAAATCAGCACTATTAGATTCCCTTTCATTCTGTTTATTTGATACATCAGCAAGAGCATTTAAAGCAGACAGAGTATTAAATAATAAGAAGAATAGTTTTAGTTGTAAGATTAATTTTGAGATAAACGAAACAGATTATTATATTGAGAGAAAAGGTAAGAAGTTACGAAATGGTCATGTAAAGGTAAATGTAGATTTTTGGATGATTGATGATAACAATGATAAAGTTTCATTAAATGGTGACCAACGAAGAACCACTAACGCAAACATTCGTAGAGTAATTGGTTCTTACGAGGATTTTGTTTTAACGGCACTATCCCTACAAAACAATTCTACGGTATTCATAGACAAGACACAAAAAGAAAGAAAAGACTTGTTAGCCCAATTTATGGGAATGGGAGTCTTTGACCAACTTTATACAGCAGCAAATGAAAATGTATCTGATATATCTGCAATATTAAGAGATTTCAATAAAACGGATTATGATACAGACCTTGCAGAAATAGAGAAGAGTGATACACAATATAAGGTAGTTCAAAAAGACTTACGAAGTCAGAAGAAAACTTTGACCAATAGACAGAAAGAATTATCAGACCAAGTATTTGGTTTAACTAAAAAGTTACGACCTGTTGATGAATCTATTATGGATATAGAAAAGTTAGAAGATGACAAGATAGAAGCGGAAATACAACTTGATTCCATAGACACACGATTAGGTGCAGTAGTAGCGACAACAGAAGAAAACAAGTCAAAGATTAGTGAACTTAAACACAGAATACAAGAGTATTCTGATAGTAATGTTAATGATAAATACCACGAACTTTCTGAATTGGAAGATAGGGAAAGAGAGATAAGAGTTGAAATTGATAAACTTAAAATAGAAGTTCGTAATAAATTAGATAAGATTGATAAACTTGGTAATCTAACTTGGAATGACGATTGTGATGATTGTATGACTAATCCATTCACACTTGACGCAATGGAAACAAAAGAGAAACTAAATGAAGATAAAGTTCGTACAGAAAAGGTATTGTCAAAGTTAGCTGAAATAGAAGAAAAGATTGAACATATGGGTGATGTTCATAGTGAAAAAGTTGATTTTGATAGGTCTATTGAAACTTTAAAAAATGTAGAGATAAATCAAAACAAGTTAGAATCAGAAGAAGTTTTATTATCAGAGAGAAAGAAAAATACATTATCTCAAGTTTCGCTTCAAGAGGAAAAAATAGAAAAATATCACGAAAGTAAAAATGATATTGTTTATAATAAACAGATAGAAGAAGAAATAGAAAGTTTAAGAAATTCGGTAGATGATTTAGATTATCAAGTTGATACAATAGATAAAAAGATTCAAACTATTCATGGAGAGATTCAAATCAATAGAACTAATAAGAAGAATATTATAGAAACTATGAATAAGGTTGAGAACTTAGAAACCGAATATGAAGCATACAATTTTTATATGGACGCCGTCAAACGAGATGGTATTCCATATGAACTTATAGAAAAGGCCTTACCTACGATTGAGGGTGAGGTTAATGATATTCTTGCACAAATGGTAGATTTTGGTATTGTGTTAGAAATGGATGGTAAGAATATCAATACATATTTAGCTTATGATGACGATAATGTGTGGCCATTAGAATTGTCAAGTGGTATGGAACGATTTATATCAAGTCTTGCAATGAGAGTTGGTTTAATAAATGTTTGTAATTTACCACGAGCTAACTTCTTAGCCATAGATGAGGGATTTGGTAATATGGATTCAGATAACCTTAATTCTGTTTATATGTTATTTCAATATCTTAAATCTCAATTCCAATTCGCATTTATTGTATCTCATATAGAATCTATGAGAGATACGGTGGATTCTTTACTTGAGATAACCAAAGTAAATGGTTTTAGTGAATTAAAATTACCTTCTAAATTTAATTAGAATGTAAAATATTCTTTGGAGCGGGACGTCCTTCCCGTTCTCTTTTCAAACTTAAAATATGTTGATTAAGTACACCACTCATAGTTGTGCTTTCTTCCCTAACATAGAGCCTAAACCAATCCATCAGTCTATCTTCTATTGTGAACGAATATTTCTTCTTCATACCGATAATATCCTTATTTTATACATACAATAAATAGTAAGAATTACCAAATATGATATTTATAATTGAATAAATCTATTCGGAGATAATTTTTGGCAGTTCCAAAACGTATAAATCCACTTATTGGATTAAAAGACCTTGATGTTTATGTAGAAGATACTGAATTTGATTCAGCGTATTTTAGAGTTTTAGAGTGCCCATCAGTACTTACACAGGGTAAGAGTAGTTTTCTTGTGGGGGGTTCTAATTTTTTAAAACCTGGAGTTGATGTTAAATTTGAAATAGTTCACGATATAACAAATGAGGTTATTTATACAGAGGCAGTTAGAGGTCATTTAGAAGGAGATTTACGAAGAGTTTCAATAGAAGTTTATGAGGATATTATTCCTGGTCCTGCTACATTATATATTGTTGGTGAATTAAATCCACAAACTATAGATGTAGAAATTCCTATTTCTTGGCAAAATATTTATAATGTAAGGTGGACAAAAAATGTTACGATAAATGCAGCAGGAATCAATACTCAACCTATTTATTTTTATAAACAACCAAGTATAAATGTATCCGAAATATTCAGGGGATATTTGGTTTCTGATCCACCACCTACAGTTACAACATATTTAACTGGAAGTGGTGATCCACGACAGGGATTATCTTCAATAGCTCCTGTTCAAAATGTAACATCTAATGGACAACAAACTACTGCAACTTATCCAGAAAAAGATTTTGCAGATAAAGCAAATTTGGCAAAAATTGAAGAAAATAAACCTATAAATAAACTTACTGGTAAACAAGGACATATAGGTAAACAAGGTAAATTATTACAGAAAAGTTCTCCATCACCAGATGATTATTTAATATCGGTCAGTAGTATTTCTCCTGTTAGTAGTTCTTATATAGGACATACTTTTACAATTAATAACCCACAAGTTGATTCGTCAAAATTTCAATTAGATTCTTATCATACAGTTCCAACGGTTTATACTGCATCTGTAATGAAAATTATTGATGAAACTACTTTTGTACCATCGAGTGTTTTTTATATTAATGATACGAGAACAACACCATCAACTCTTGTTCCCGCCCCACTCGGTAATCAATATATTACCGCAAGTTATCAAAACCTACCAAATCAAAATATATCAGCAAATAATTTCTTTTCTTTTGCAGATGTAGAGTTATCTGATTTAAGAACATTTAGTGGTGATGTCCACAAAGTTAAAGTTTATGCAAAAAGTGAAGGTTCACTTGGAGATTTTGAAAAAATATATGATTCACCGATAGAAAGTTCAGAGATTTTATTAGATAGTTCCGACCTTACTCTATTGGGTAATATGGGTTATATTCAAGACCTAAGTAGACTTAATTCTTATTGGGAAATATATCAAGGAAGTGATGGAAATGGTGGAAGTGGAACATTAAGTTATAGTTCTGCTTATATTGTTGATTCGATGAAAATATCTGGATCAAATACACAATATGATGATGTATTAAGAGTCCAACTAAAAAAGGATGTTAGTTTTGTAGCAGGAAATACATATACCTTTCGAGCTTCCCTGTATGGGATAAAAGATTCAGTACAAACTATTAATGGAACTACAATAAATGATGGAAAGTTTGAAATATATGTTTCTGGTTCAGCATTTAATAAAGATACGACAGAGGGTTCACAATGGGGTATTAAAAAATTAAGTGTTCCAGATTTTCCCGATGGAGTTGGTAGTTATAATTTCGGTACAGTAGAGGGAGATTTTATAGCAGATAATACTGGTACTGGTAGGATTCAATTTAAAGTTCCATCGGGACAATGGTATGTGTCTGATGTTTCTGTTAAAGCATCGGCCGATACTGCATTTAATCCAGAATATGTTAGAGTTGTTGCACCTATGCCACAATTATATGCACGGCCAGACCAAGTAAGATTTTTAGTAGAGTTTTACGATGTAAATAATAATATAGCAGATTCGGTTATATTTAGTGATTATTTTACATTTCAAGGTGAAAATGTTTCTATAGGTGGAACTGATAATATATTGAGTGGTTCAATGTTCATCTCAAACGCTACTGGTAGTGGTATAGAAATGGCTGGTATTGGTTCTGGATTCATTCGTTCTATGGGATATAAAGGATTTACAAGTGCATCTTCTTATCCAACGAGTGGTTCTGGATTTATGATGTGGAGTGGTTCTGTTTTATCTGATATAACAAGTGATTATACTCAAGGTGGAGTCGGATTAGAATTAGTAGGACATAGTGGAAGTTATTTTAAGTTTAAAACAAATCCAAGTGAACTTGATATAAGAACAGATAAGTTTTTTATAGGTCAAGAGTCTATTCAATACATGAGTGGATCTGATAGGAATATTGAAATCAGTTCTTCTTTATTTTGGTTAGATCCTAAAAATGATAGACTTATAATAGGTGCAGATGCCACTATTAATGCAGATTTAAGTGTAAATAATATATTTGCACCCGCTGGTACTAATATTTTAACTGCTAAAGCGGCAATTACATCACAAGGTTTTGCAAAATTTGTATCTGCTTCTATTGGGGCATTTAAACTTAACAATGATTCCTTGTTTTCTGGACCCCATAACAAACCAAATTTTTACATAAGTGGTTCCGCAACAGGTACAGATTATTTTATATCATCTTCAAACTTTCAAGTAAGGGCAAGTGGTGAAGTTTCTGCATCATCATTAAAATTAAGTGGTGGAGATGTTGGTGGATTAACTGTTACTGAAGGTCAAGTGGCAGTAGGTGAGATTTTAAAATTAAAAGATAGTGGTGATATAACAGGTTCTGCAGTATTACTTGGTGATAAATCTATAAGTCAATATCTACAATATAAAAATAATTCATTAGTAGTTAGAGGGGATATTACAGTTGATTCTATCACAACACCAGCAACTATAGGTGGGGCAGCATCAACACCAGCTAACGCATCTGCATCTATTGATTCGAGTGGTAATGCAATATTTAAATCTGGTTCTATTGCTGGGTGGAAAATAATTGGAAATTTATTATCGGGTTCAAATGCAACATTGGATGCAGATGGGGCGGCGTTATATATGTCCACAAAAGGACCAGATACAGATAGTGCGGCAGCATTTGACCAATTAAGAGATGAATATTATATTGATTTTACACCCGCAGACCAAGGTAATACTACAAATTATTATGTTAAGTTTGGTCCTAATTTTATGGTGGATAGTGATGGTATTCTTATAGCAAGTGGAGCAAAGTTTGAGGGAACTATAACTGCTTCTGCAGGTAGTATTGGTGGAGCATCAATAGAAAGTGCATCATTGGCTTATTCACCATATTGGAGAATATCATCTTCCGCAGCAACAGATGATCCAGTATCGTTTATCTCATCAAGTCAATTTAAAGTTTCTGCAGATGGACGGATAACTGCAAGTGCAGCAAATATAGAAGGAAAGATAACTGCTACAAGTGGTAAAATTGCAAATTGGGACATAATAGGTGATACACTTTCAAGTGTTAACGTTTCCAATAAAGGTATCCTACTTGATGCGGATGCATCAACACCAATTATTGAAATTAGAGAAGATGATAATAATCGTTTACAATTATATCACACTACTTCTACTAATTGGGGTATTATAGGAAGAGCAGGTGGTACTAATTTATTCCGATTGGGGAGTACAAATCAAATTGCAGGTTGGGCAATAAGTGGAAGTTATATTTCTAAGGCTATAAGTGGTTCAGTTGCACATCAAGATTATACGAGAGTTTATATGTCATCTGTCAATGACAATGCTAAAAATATTACAGAAGGTTTTAGTCTATATAGAAAAGATGAAGATACAGATAATGGAGCTACAAAGATAGTTAGACTTGGTGGATTAAGTGATACTACTGATTTACATGCAAATGATGATTATGGTTTACAAGTAATAAGACAAGATACTGCTGGAAATTATTCTAACCTTTTATATATTGGTTCGGGAAGTCAAACGATATCTGGTTGGAATATATCAACTACTGGATTTACTAATACTGGAATTGAATTATCTTCAACACAAGCTTCAATGTCGTTGGGAACTAACCGAGCGATTATTTTAAAAGGTGGAACTGCCAATCCATATATCAGTATTGGTCAATCAACAATTGCTTATGGTGAAGATGGATTATTACTTGCATACATCGGTACAGATCCAGTAGTTTCTTTTGTAGGAAGTGGTGGTTATCTTAAATTCAATGGTAGTACGATAGATATACAAACAGATACTTTAAAGGCAAGTGGTAGTAATATTATATTAGAAGCACCAAGATTTTTCTTAGGTGGACAATCACAATATGTTAGTGGATCCAATGGAAACATAGAAATCAGTTCTTCTAATTTTCATCTTACTAATGCAGGCGATGTTACAATGGCAGGTACTGTTACTGCTACAGCAGGTGAAATTGGTGGTTTTAGTATCAGTAGTGATGCAATTTATTCAGGAACTAATTTTTATTTAAGTGGTTCATCGAGTGGAAACAATTACTTTCTATCATCTTCTAATTTTAATATAAAGGCAAGTGGAGATATAACAGGTTCACAAGTATTATTTAGTGGTGGTAAAGTTGCTGGATGGGATTTAAGTAGTACAAGAATAACATCTCCTGATGGGGATATGAGATTAACTTCGGGTAATCCAAAAATAACAATCGGTACACATACAATAGGAAATGGTCCAGGAATACAATTAGGTTACGATAGTGGTAATACATTAACATTTTTTGCTGGACAGAGTGGAACGGATTACATAAAATATACTGCTGGAACTGGAGTAGATATAAAAACAGCCGTTTTTAAACTTGATACAGATAATTTAGATATTAATAGTGCAAATGGTGGATCTGTTGCACTTGGTACAACACCTAATACAAGTATTAGTGGTACGAATAAAGGTATCTTTATGAGTGGAAGTGGAGATTTCTTACTTTATGGAAGTGCTACTAACTATTTTAAGTTTGATGCTACCGCAACTGCTATTGATATTAAATCAGATACTTTTGATTTGGCCACAACAACAATGATATTGGATAGTGGAGTAAATAGTGGTAAAATAGCACTTGGAAATACACCACCAACTTCAGTAGCTTATACAGCCAACTCAGGTGTCTATATGGATGGTACTGGGGATTTTTTAGTTAGAGGTGATGCAAGTAACTATATAAAAATGTACTCCAATACCATTGATATTAAATCAGAAGTATTTGATTTAGATGCAGGTACATTACTATTAAGTAGTGCAACCAATGGTGGTAAAATAGCACTTGGTGGAACGCCACCGACAGCATATAATAGTGGTGTGGGTGTCTACCTTGATGGTACAGGCAAAGCATTAATAGGAAACTCAACTGGTTCTATGGTACAATTCGATGGAGCTACCTTAATAATGAGTGCATCTAAATTTTATTTGGGTGGAAGTAGTCAATATGTTAGTGGATCTAATGGAAACATAGAAATAAGTTCTTCTAATTTCTATCTTGACAATAGTGGTAATGTTACAATGGCGGGAACTATTACAGCAACCGCGGGTGCAATAGGTGGTTCTACTATAACATCCGATGCATTAGCTTATTCACCATATTGGAGAATATCAGCATCAAACGCCACATCAGATCCAGTATCATTTATATCATCAAGTGCATTTAAAGTATCGGCTGGTGGTAATATAACTGGTTCATCAGTAAACTTTACGGGTGGTAAAATTGCAGGATTTACAATAGCAACTACTGGTATAACATCTACAGGAATTGGTGTACATCCAACTGGACAAACATACGCATTTACTGCTGGTGGGAGTAATGAGTTTAATGTAAAACATAGTGGACAAATAACGGGTTCTAATGTAAAATTTACTGGTGGTCAAATTGGTGGATGGGAAATAGATTCTGATGAAATAAAGAGTTCCGTTGTTACTATGAGTTCCGCAACTCAAAGGATAGAAGTATCTGATGGAAGTGGTAATACGAGAGTAAGAATTGGTGAAGTAGATACAACTGCTGCAAGTAAATATGGTTTGGTTATTTTTGATGGTTCTGGAACTGCATATAGTGATGAGATAGTTCACCTTGGAGATGCAAGAAATCAAATAGCAAGTTGGTCATTAAGTACATCTCAAATTTCAAGTAATAATCTTATATTAGATTCGAGTGGAATCATACAAACATCAGATTTTGCAAGTGGTGTTAAGGGTTGGAGAATAACATCGGCAAATAATGGTGAGGCAGAATTTGAAAAGGTTACTATTAGAGGAACATTGGCTACTACTGTATTTGAAAAAGAATCTGTAAGTGCCGTAGGTGGTCAATTATATGTAGCCAATTCAACTATTATATCACAATCAACACAACTAGCAGCATCAGATACGACAATGAGTGTTGCAAATGTAGGTGGGTTTACTGGTAGTTACAATAATAATAATGGGGAAGTTATATCTATTAAGAAAGTTACCGACACAGGATTTACAACAGAGTATGTTTTAATTCAAAGTGCATCAAGAGATAATCCTTCAAGTGATAAAGATTTAAGAGGTAAGTTATATGTAGTTCGTGGATATAGTGGTTCAACACCAGCAGATAGTAGTTCTCTTGGAGATGCTGCACAATCAGCTCAGACTTATGAAAATGGTCAAGTAATTGTTTCAACAGGTCGCGTCAATACTGGATATATTAGATTAAATGCTAATCCAAATGATACTACAACACCTTATATTGATATTGTTGAAAGAACTGGTTCTGCAATTTATGATGTAAGTTTAAAGGCAAGACTTGGGGATTTAAGTGGTTTAAGTAGTGGATTATTATATGGAAATACTTCTCCTGGATTTGGATTATTTACAGAAAATGTATTCTTACAAGGTGCCATAACAGCCACAACTGGTTCATTTACAGGAATTGTACATATCAGAACTGATGCAAGTAATCAGATAAAAATGGGTACTAATGTTAATGGTAACGCCGATGGATTTTCCTTAAATAATAATAACTTTTGGTATACGACTGGTGATTTTAGAGTAGGTGGTGCTAGTAGTAATTATTTTTACATATCTGGTTCTACAATAGATATAAAAACAGATACATTAGTTGCAAGTGGAAGTTCAATACAATTAAAAACACCAAACTTTTATTTTGGTGATAGTTCCAATTATATAAGTGGAAGTGGTGGAAAAGTAGCAATAGTAAATACAGGTACAACAACCATAAGTGGAAGTGCAGTAAATATCCAAACACCTAAGTTTTATTTTGGAAACTCTCAAAATTTCATAAGTGGTTCAAATGATAATATTAAAATACAAAGTTATGGTACTACAACATTAAGTGGAAGTGAAGTAACAATAGAAACTCCATCATTTTTCTTTGGTAAGAAAAGTACACAATTTGTAAGCGGCTCAAATGGTTATGTAGAAATAAGCTCGTCTAAATTTCATATACAGGCAGATGGTGATGTCATAGCAAATAATATAACAGCGTCTAATATATCAATGTCAGGTGTTGTAAATGCCAGCGAAGGTGGTATTGGTGGTTGGGTTATAGGATCTAATAAGATTTATACAGGAACGAATGAAACTGTAAGTGGATATACATCAGCCAATGGAAGATTAATATTATCTTCAAGTGGTGCAATTCATGCAAAAGGATTTTATGTTACAAAAGGTGGAAATGCATCTTTTAGTGGTTCTATATCTTCAAGTGAAGGTAATATAGCTGGTTGGACAATAGATGCAGATGAAATAAAATCACCTGGTAGTACGGTAGTATTAGACTCAGATTCGAGTAATGGACAAATAAAATTAGGTTCAGCAACAGCTCTTAATACTGGTGATGGTATTTACATGGATGGTGGTGGTAACTTTAGAGCCGGCGACGCAAATGGTAAGAGAATTCAATGGGATGGTACTAATATAACAGTAAGTGCTTCTGATTTCTTTTTCGGAGATAATTCAAATTATATAAGTGGAAGTGGTGGAAACTTAGCCATACAAAATACAGGTACAACAACTATAAGTGGAAGTGCAGTAAATATCCAAACACCTAAGTTTTTCATGGGTGGAAGTAGTCAATATGTTAGTGGATCCAATGGAAACATCGAAATCAGTTCTTCTAATTTCCATCTTTCATCAAGTGGTGATGTTACAATGGCGGGAACTATTACTGCAACCGAGGGAGCAATAGGTGGTTCTACTATAACATCCGACGCATTAGCTTATTCACCATATTGGAGAATATCATCTTCTGCAGATACATCAGATCCTGTATCATTTATATCATCAAGTGCATTTAAAGTATCGGCTGGTGGTAATATAACTGGTTCGAGTGTTTTATTCGATGGTGGAAAAGTCGGTGGTTGGACAATTACAGAAAATCAATTAGAGGCCAATAATATTAAAATAAATGCAGCAAGTGGTTACATTGAAGCAGGAGAGTTGAGTAATGTTAATGATATTGATGACACATCAGTAGGATTTTTCGCAAATAAAGATGGTGAAGTACTAATTAAAGCTGGAACTTCCGCAAATAAAAATTATATGCAGTTCAAAAATGGTACTTTAGATATCAATAGTGATAAAGTACATATCAGCGGAAGTCAGATAACATTGAAAACTCCTGATTTTTATTTTGGTGATAGTTCCAATTATATAAGTGGTAGTGGTGGAAACTTAGCCATAGTAAATACTGGAACCACAACCATAAGTGGAAGTGCAGTAACAATTGAAACACCAAGATTCTTTTTGGGTCAGAAAAGTACACAATATATAAGTGGTTCACTCGGAAATGTAGAGATTAGTTCTTCAAAATTTCATTTACAAGCAGATGGTGATGTCATAGCAAATAATATAACGGCATCTAATATATCAATGTCAGGTGTTGTAAATTCAAGTGCTGGTACAATTGGTGGATGGAAAATATTACCTGGGGTATTAAAATCACCTGGTGAGAATGTTATATTGTCCGCATCAAATGGTGGTTATATATCACTTGGTGCAACACCACCCATAACAGCATCAAGTGGTGTCGGTATATTCCTATCTGGTTCAGGTGATTTATTAGTTGGCGATAGTGGTGGTAATAAGATTCAATATGATGCATCTGTAGGTTCTATTAATATGAAGTCTCGTACTTTTAATTTAGATGCAACAACAATAGTTGTGGATTCTGCTACAAATAATGGTAAAATGGCACTTGGTGGTACACCACCAACTTCTGTTGCATCAACAGTTACTGGAAGTTATCTTGATGGGTTTGGAAATGTTTTATTTAGACAGAGTGCAGATGATTATTTAAAATTTACCAATAGAAAGTTGGATATGCATGCTAAAAGCTTTTTCTTGGGTGGAGCATCACAATATGTAAGTGGAAGTGGTGGAAACTTAAAAATATATAGTACTGGAGATACAACACTTAGTGGAAGTTCTGTTACGGTAGAAACACCTAAGTTTTTCTTAGGTAAACAAGGTTCTCAATATGTAAGTGGAAGTAACAATCTTCTTGAGATAAGCTCATCTAAGTTTCATTTGAAAAATGATGGTAGTGTTACAATGACTGGTAATGTTACTGCTACTACTGGAGAAATTGGTGGTTATGTAATAAGTAGTACAGCTATGTCTGCTTCATCAGGTGGTGTTATTATTACAACAAATGCAAATGCTGACATTTATCAAGGTGGTGGAGCCTATCTCGACAATGTACCATATATGTATGCAGAAAATGCTATATTTGGTGATTGGGATAACTACTTTAGAGTTTTTGATGGTAGAATGTACGCAGGTAAAGGAATACAAACTCAGGGAATTTGGTTAGATGCAAATGATACGACCTTAAAATTAGGTGCTGATAATCCAAAACTCATGACATACACATCTAAAACTGGAATATTCTTATCGGGATCTGGACATTTTAGAGTTGGTTCACCTACTGGTTCAAGGGTATCATTTGACACTACAAACCTTATAATAAGTACCAGTAATTTTGATGTTATAGGTGGTGCAGTAACCGCAAGCGCTGGTTCAATTGCAGACTGGACAATTACGACATCAAGTTTGGAATCAAACACGGATGACCTTAGAGGACTTAAACTGAAACCAGGGGATAGAGTAGTTGGATACGGGCCCACGGCACATACAAAACAGACTATATCTGGTTCGTTTAGTTTTGGAGTTTTACCAACACCTCCAGGTGAAGGTGGCGGAATAGCTTGGTAACATAATGAAAAAATTATTAATATATATAATAAAGGAGTTTTAAAATGGCACAAATTTTACCATTTAAATTAAATATTGAAACCGTAAAAGGCCATACAATATCATATGCAACATCATCATTTGCAAAAACAGATGAGGCCGGCCTTAGTGGATCTGTTATTTTAAGTAGAATAGATTCTATGCCTTCTATATCTTATAGTTCAAACGAAGTAATAGGAGGTGCAGCCTCACCGGCACACACTTTTTCACATGCAAATAATATTTGGATTTCTGCTTCAATGAATAGTACACATCACGGGTCAGGTTCAATTACATTTCATCATACAGATTCATCGGATGTGAATGATAGATTAAAAAGATATAGATTTTTTGGTGATAAAGTATGTGCTGTTCTTGGATTACCTTCACGTCATTGGATATATCCAGTCAATTTTCAATTGTCCGATGCAACTGGTGTAGCAAATTATTTTGCTGGGGATGTATCTGCAGACTCTTTGAATGTTGCAAATAGTTTTAATATGTCACCGCTAGCCTCATCTACATCACATGTCAGACTTAATGCTACATCAGGAAGTAATGATGTGTTTTTCTTAGTTTCAAGTGGATCAGGTGCCTTTCAAAAAAATATGATACAGATTGGGTATAATACAGATGATGATAAGTTTGTTATACGAGGTGGAACTGGAGAAAGTAGTCAAGGGGCTTATATTGATGATTTCATAAGTGTAACATCTAATTATGTCGATTCGTGGTATTTCAGACAAAAAGCAGTTACTGATTCTTATATAAAGCTTTATAGTGATAGTTTCACCTATAAATCAGAAGGTGAGGATTGTGTATATTTTGAGAAAATATCATCTAGCCCTCCAAGACGGAGATATAGGTTTGGTAATCCAGGCGTCAATGGTGTTCCTTCTGAAGTAGGCATTGAATCAGATTTCATTTTTTCTGCATCAGGATCTGCTAATGGTATGAATTATACAATTTGTGCTAAAGGTGAAAAAGATGAGGGTTTTGTTGGAATACGAGAACAGAGTCCGTCTTATCCACTTGAAGTTTCCGAGCACGTTTCAAATATATCTATATACGCAGAATATGATGTAGCAGCTTATTCGGATATTAGAGTTAAAACGGATATAGAAACTATTACTGAACCATTAGATAAAGTATTAAAATTAAGAGGTGTTACTTTTAGAAGAACTGATGATAGTGCAAGTGATAGAGTAATGATGGGATTAATTGCACAAGAAACCGAACCTATTGTACCTGAAGTTGTTGTTACAAATGAAAATCCTGAAAGTGGTAAACGATATGGACATAAATCAATTTCATATGGAAACCTTGTAGGATTATTAATAGAGGCAGTAAAAGAACAACAAGAACAAATAGAAGAATTAAAACAACAAGTAAAGGAGATAAAAGATGGTTAAATGGGGTGGTAAAGAAAATACAATAATACCAAAATGTGTATGTCCAACAAGTGGAGTAATATATTTGTCTGAAATAAGACAAGAACTTGAATCAACGAGTAATTCAAATGATTATGGTAATGGGCCATGGACTACTAATACGACAACATTAAAAAATTGTAATCTCTTCGTGTATGATAGTAGAAATACTAATTCAGATGATTATCCAAATAGTTCAGAACCACATAAGATGACAGAGTGGTATAGTTATCATCATAACGCAACAAGTGGTATGGGGATGTAATGAATAAATTATTTCATAATAATAAAATTGAAGTTAGGGATTCATCTATACATGGACGAGGAGTTTTTGCAAAAGAAGATATTAAAAGTGGTGAAATCTTAGAAGAATGTCATTATATTGTGGTAGATGATGGTAATTCACACGATATGCCACTTTATAAATGGCGTCGTTTAACAGATAGTAATATACAAATTGATGAACGGAAATTTCAATGGCCTAAAGGTGAAGATTTTGAAAAATATACAATACCATTTGGATTTGGTACTATATACAATAGTGTATTAAACGAAGAAGAAAGAAGTGTTAATTGGGAAAATGATTTAGATAGAGATATTTATAGATTTTTTACAGTTAAAGATGTAAAAAAAGATGAAGAACTTTTATTATATTATCATAATGGCAAATTTAAATAAAAAGGGTAAATAGAAATGGCTTTTACAGATAGAGGAGCATATTTAGATACATCGGAAAGGGTTCACATAGGTGGAACTGGTGATCCTTCTGTATCGTTGAAAGTAACAGGTGAAGTATATGTTACAAACAATATTACTGCCTATTATTCATCAGACATAAGTTTGAAAGATAATATCAGACCGATAGAAAGTGCCATTTTTAAGGTCAAACAAATCAGAGGTGTTACCTTTGATTGGAATAAAAAATCAGGAAAAATTGAACAAGAAAAAGGTCATGATGTAGGTTTAATTGCACAAGAAGTTGAAAAGGTTTTACCAGAAGTTATTCAGATTCGTGAAGATGGAATCAAGGCAATTGCATATGAAAAGGTTGTACCACTATTAGTAGAAGCCATTAAAGAACAACAAACTCTTATTGAGGATTTATCAAATAGAATAAAGACATTAGAGGAAAGATAATGGCACTACAAAGTGGATTTAAAATATTAGGTCTAAATATTATAGATAGTGGTGGTGGTTATGGAACATCAAAAACTGGTAGTTTGAGAGCTAGAGATCCAGGTCAAGGAAATGGATTTTTAGGAAATTATTATTCTACGGGTGGTAAAATAGTTTCTGCTTCAATATCAAATAAAGGTAAAAGTTATTCAAGTGGCTCTTGGGTACAACCGAACACGGCGATTAAAGGTGCAGTTACTTCTATTTCAATTGGAACATATGCAGATCCAGCTACAGGATCTGGTTCAATAATATTACCAAACATTGGTATGGATATATCTATGAGTATATCTGATATCAATAGAGAAAAGGGAATAGCAGCCACTACTGCAAATTCAGACATTCACGATTTATATGAAGATTTTTCATCAATAGCAGGTTCAGTTCATAGTGGTTTAGAGGGAAAACCAAATTTCGATTGGTGGCAAGGAGGTCCAGTTTCACAGTCAGCATCCCATCCTATAAGATTTGATGAATTTTATAATGCAAATTATTCAATGTATGGTGGTGCAGGTTGTCTTGCAATAGGAACACCGATAACAATGGCAGATGGTTCTACTAAAAATGTAGAGGATGTAAATGTAGGGGATATGGTAAGGGCAGCAACAGTAAAAGGTATGCCATTAGATTTTGATGATGAAGATACTTGGTCTATTTGGACTGGTGTACCACACGGAAATCCACCTGGTTCAGTATGGGCTACCGCATATTATGATATACAAGAGATAAATCGAGTTACACCAGCAAGTGCGTCAGTTCAAGAGATTTATTTTGATTTTTATGATAATTATTATCTGATAAATGGTTCTTTAAAGGCAACATATGAACATCCATTTTTTGTATTAAGAGATGGTAGTTATCATTTTAAAACAACAGCCAGTTTGTTACCTGGTGATAAGTTATTCAAAGATAATAACGAGTTTGAAGAAATAACATCACTTGAATTTGTACAAGAATCAATAGAAACAGTTAATCTTAATGTAGAAAATTTAGATGTTTATTTCGGTGGTGGTTATTTAATGCACAATGTTCATTCTAAATAGGAGTTATAATGAGTTATGATGTTTATTACTCTACTGGAGGTGGTTCAGTAGTTTATGGTGGAGCAGATATTTGGGTTAATAATTGGTTACGAGAAGTAGCCCCTAAATTAAATCATCCATCTAAATTACTAATTCATCGCCGTAGACCTGAAAAAGTAAAGGTAGAATTTGATTCACCAATAGAAGTTGTATGGCAAGGTGATCACCCAAAAGATTTCGAAGAAATAGCCTCGAAGGCTCGTAAGATTCATGTATTACACGGATATTATACACCACATAGGATAATAGAAAGTAATAAAGATAAATTAGAATCAGTATGTATTCATGTATCAGTAGATTTATCGTTAAAGGCAGGATTTCAATTAGGATTACCGAAGTTAATGCATTATGCAGCAAACGCATCTTGGGAAAAGAGAGTTTCAAAATGGGCAAAGAAGGTAGTGTGGATTGGGTTAGATAAGATTCCATTACATGATGAAGTAGGTATAATTGATTTACCAAATTATTACGAGTTTACACAAAATAAAAAAGTATGTATGAGTAATAAAGTTGGATTTGCAGCAAGATGTGAAACTCGTAAATCACCACATTTCTTAGATGGTATTGATAGTTATTCTTTTACCGATCCAGAAGATTGGAGATGGTGGAAATTAAATCTTGGGTTAGAGTTTAAAAATACTCGGTTATATCAATTTAAAAATAAAAATATTCATTGGTTTTTTAATAGAGAGGATTGGGGAATATCACATAGCTGTCATCTACATGAACCATTCGGTTATTCTATATTTCAAGCATTAGATTATGGAAAGTTACCTATATTACAAAAAGATTGGCTGTCAAACTATGATTATCCATTCAGAGCTTTCAATAAGAAAGAGTTTGATGAACAATTACATAATATATCAGAGTTATCAGAGAAAGAAAGACAAGATTATTTGGATGGACTGAGAGATTATTGTAGGAAGTATGATAATAAGGATGAATGGGTAGAGAAATATTTGGAAATATACAACGCATGATATTTATTAATAACACACAACACGGCACGCGTATTAGACGAGAATCGTCTTTTTCATGCGTATTTTTTTTGGAGAACTTTTTTGGCAACACCAACAGATGGAACTAAACTATCATTAGGAAAACTCGGTAGGGCAACCGCCGTAGGTAATTCCGATTATACTTCTAAGACAAGTCTTAATGATGCTGGCAGAGATAGTGGAACTGATAAAACTAAGGTAAGTGATTTTTACATTGGTTCAGTAGATAATACTTTAGATGGTTATCCATATGTGGATGAACAAACAAATGAAACCTATACAATGACTTTCACTAATGAGAATAGTTTATTTCAATCTCGTATAGGTGGACGACACCAAAACTTTACTTGGAGTGGAAGTGCTTTATTTGCCCCACAATCAAATCAAGATTATACTGCAGTTTTTGCAGCAGGAACAATAACAGACCACGCAACACCGAGTGTAAGTGAAAGTAATGTAGTTGTGGACTATGATTTTAATAATTGGGCAGATTCAAACACATTAGTTAGTTGGTCAGGTAGTGGGGCGAGTGTAATATCAAAGCATACTCTTGTAAGTCAATCACCATCTGGTTCTAATAATTTTGCAGTAAAGTTTAATACACAAGATAGTCATATAAGTCAGTCTTTAACAGTTAAAGGAAACTCTGTTTATAGAATTAGAGCAATGGCCTCATCTTCTAATCTTGATGAGGGAAATATAAATATGGAAATTAGTGGTGCTTATACTCAACAGACATTTAGAGGTATAGCAGGTAACGGTGAATGGAAAGAAACAAGAAATGATTTTTACACGAGTGGTTCTGCAGGAGTAACTCAAACCCTAAAACTTACTTTCACTGCAATATCAGCTTCTTCAGACCATAAACCACTATTAGATACGGTATTTTTTGAAAGATGGGAAGGTGCACATATGAGTGATACGAGTGTAGTTGTATCTGGTAAATATCATGATGCAGGACAGAGTGATGGGTTTAATGACCACGCTACACGATATAATACTGATATTACTAAAACTGTTGAAATACAAGATACATATGGTGGACTTGCAATAGCCTGTTTCTTACCAGGAACTTTAATATTAATGTCAGATGAAACTACAAAACCCATTGAAGATATTAATGTGGGTGATGAAGTAATGTCATTAGATTTACCTGGACTTCCAGATGAAGATTTAGGATATTTAGAGTGGAAGGCTTATACAATGAGACCAATGGATAATTTAGATGAAGTGATAGAAAGGTATAAGAAAACTGCAAATGTAGAACATTTATTTTATGATTATATGGATGGTTATTATAGTATTAATAATGGATACTTAAAAATTACGAGAGAACACGATCTTTTTATATATGATAATGGTATGTGGAGATGGATGACACCAAATGAAATAAGTGGTGGTATGAAATTATTTAGTTATGAGGGCGAAATAATAAATATAGATTCGATAGAATGGGTAGAAGGTGAAGTTGAAGTTGTAAATTTTGATGTAGAACCATTGGATGTATATTTTGCAGGTGGAGTATTAGTTCACAACAAAGGAGCAAGTTCTGAACCATAAATAATATGATTTGAAAGTTTTTTTAACTATTTATTAAAGGATAACAATAGGTTTTATATGTCAATACTAAATCGTGGATATATATACGATTCAATAACAAGAAATGAAGATTCAGGTTCAGTATCATATAGATGGACTCATGGTGCTAATGACACTTATATGGGCACTGGTATATTTTATTATGCCATTCCATATTTTCTAAAGGCACGAGTATGTGTTTGTCTTGGTAGTGGTGGTGGATATGTGCCACGATTGATGGTTGATTGTGTTCATGAATTAAATGAAGTTGATATGTATGGTGAGAATAAATATGGTGAAGTCTATGTTGTTGATGCGACAAATGGTTTTAATGGTGAAGTTGATTGGTCTGATGAGGATAGTTTTTTACGAGAAAAGTTTAATCCAAAATTTTTAAACACCACTACGGAAGATGCATTCTATAACTTTTTTGTTAAACGGGATATCAAAATAGATTATTTACATATAGATGCAGACCATACTTATGAGGGTTGTAAACTTGACTTTGATTTATATTCTACGATAATGAACGAAAATGGAATTATATCAATACACGATACAGATAGAAAATATTGGGAAAACTTTGGAACTTATGATGGAGAGGAACATGATTCCTGTACGGGTCCAAGTGAAGTTATAAATGAAATCAGTAATAAATGGGAAGTATTTAATTTGTTTGATTATAAAGAAAAAAATGAAGTTTTACCTTCTTCTGGTTTAACTATATTGAGAAGAAAAGATGAGATATAGACCAACAAAGTTTACCATAGAAGAACAACAGGATATACGAGAACGATATAGTGAATGGTTAAAACCAGAAAATATTATTTGGGTAGAAAAGGAATATAAAGATAATATACAATATTATGAATACCAAGAAATAGAAAAGTTTATTGATAAACATTTTAATTTTGCAAAAAGTTATGCAGAAAAAATGTGGGTATTAGAAAAAATAAAGGATTGGAATTCTCATACTTCTCAATATATTGATAGTAGAATAGGTAATTATAAAATAAATGATTTTAATGATGAAACACTTCAAAGAATTATATTGGAAGAAATAGAACACGGTGGTGCAGAAGGAAAGGGATTTTTAAGTGATTTTATAGAAAATAGAATTAAAGATATGGAACTTTCTTCATTTCAAGAAGAACTAAGTGTTAGACAAAAGTTGTGTGATTTAGAGTTTCATACAACACCTTATGTTGAAAAAAGAATAGGAGATTATGAAATAGAAGATTTAGATGATGAATTAGTAAAACGAATAAAATTAGAAGAATGTGAAAAATTAAATAGCCCATTTATATTAAAACAAATAAAAAAACATATGGGAAAAATACATCCTGATGATGAACTCTCAAAGAGACAGATATTAAACGAGTGTGAGAAACATACTAATGATTATGTTGCAAAAAGAATAAAAGAATTTCAACCACTAACTTTAAAAACTGAAAATCACGAAGATTTATATGAACAGTTACAATGGAGAGAAGATTTAGAGCAAATAATTGATCATAGATCTGAGTTTATAGATCAAAATATAAAATTTTATAAAGGTCGTGGTGTAGAAATAACAACACCCACACAGGAACTCGAACACAGATTAAAACTTGAAGAATGTGAAAAGTTTAATACAGACTATATTTCAAGAGAAACAGCAAGATTAAAGGATGAATATTTAATTCGTGATCCACAAGAAGAACTTAAACATAGAATGAATCTTGCATTTTTCGAAGATAATGTAAAGGATAAAGAAAAAATAGCAAGTAAAGAAACATTTTGGGATATGATTTCAGTTCATGGATTAGAAAATTTAAATCTACTCAAGGAAGAATTAAATAATGTAGGTAATGGTTTTTGTTTAGCAAAATGGAATCAAGTTAGTATTCTTTTACAGACAGGTCAAACTCATAGTTGTCACCACCCAAGACCTCATGTAGTTCCTAAAAGAGAATTGGAAAACAATCCATCTGCACTTCACAATACATATTTCAAAAAGATGCAAAGAAAGACGATGTTAAAAGGTGGTCGTCCAAAGGAATGTGATTATTGTTGGAATGTAGAAGATGCTAATCCAGGAGCATTTAGTGATAGGATTATGAAAAGTGGTGAGGCCTGGGCATTTCCATACTTCGATAAGATTAAAAGGTCAGATCCAGAAGAAAATACTAATCCATCTTATGTAGAAGTTAGTTTTTCTAATCAATGTAATATGAGTTGTGGTTATTGTGATGTCAAAAGTAGTTCCAATTGGCAACACGAAATAGCAACAAAAGGACATTATCCTACGAGTGGAATGTATAACAATACTGAATGGATGGAAAGGGAAGGAATAGTTCCGATACCACATACTAAACCCAATCCATACAGAGATGCTTTTTGGAAATGGTGGCCAGACTTATTCCCAACACTTCATACTTTTAGAATAACTGGAGGTGAACCACTTTTACATAAAGATACATTTAAAGTTTTAGATTATCTAATAGAAAATCCAAAAGTAAATCCTATGTTAGAAATGTCTGTTAATAGTAATTTATGTGCACCACAACATTTATTTGAAGAGTTTGTGGATAAAGTTAAGTATATTACAGATAGAGACTTAGTTTGGAATTTTGCACTATTTACAAGTATTGAGGCGGACGGGAAACACGCAGAATATATGAGAGATGGAATGGACGCTGATAGATTTTGGAATAACTTAGATTATTTTTTAACCAAATGTCAAAAACCAGAGGCAACTATAATGGCAACTTATAATCTTACAAGTGTTTCAACTTATCACGAAGTGATTAAGAAGGTATTTGAATTAAAAAAGAAACATTATAATGGCCAAAGATACAGACATTATGGTATAATACTGGACACGGCATATCTTAGACATCCAGAGTTCTTACAAGTTCGTTTATTGTCTACACATTGGATTGATAAAATACGAGAAGATGTAAAATTAATGGAGAGTTTAGCGGAAGAAAAATATACTCATATTTATGGACATGGACATGCAGGATTTTATGATTTTGAAAGAGAAAAATTAAGACGAGTATTGGATTGGGTAGATGCCCCACTCGATGATGTAAAATGGTTAATGAAAATGAGGAAAGATTTTGTATTATTTATCGATGAGTTTGATATAAGACGAGGAAAAAACTTCTTAGAAACTTTTCCAGAGATGGAAGATTTTTACAATTCTTGTAAGAAGTTGATATAATGTTTGGAGTATTAACAAATAAAGGACAAGTTAATTATGTTTCATTAGATGATTTTATTTCTATTGATAAGATGAATTATTTCGAAACATATTTTGAGAAACAATTTGATAAGTTTTGTAATGATCTTCCACGAATTGTAGAGAGAAATGGATGGGCTGCAAATGAGTATTCGAAGGATGCTATAAATGATTCAGATAGAGTTTATTTATTCAATTCTTTAATGAGTACTTGGTATGATGACATTATTCCAAGAGATTATGCGTGGAAATTAGTAAAGACATATGTACCTGAATTTGTAGAATATTTATATGACAATGTATTGGATTATATGCATGGGTTTTTTATAAAACGCGAACTTCACAAGCCTATGGAATTTCATAGAGATTGGGGTGATAATGGACTTGATCCAACAGAAGAAGATTCACGAGGAATGCAGGAAACTTGGATATGGTTTAGATTTTCGGATACTAAAAAACTTTATGTTTCAGACATAGATGGTGAACATGATGTTTCTAAAAGAATACCAATGGAATCCTATGGTGCAGTATTTAATGGGTTAGATTATCATGGTTGTTATGATGGTTCGAGTGGATTTAGTGTAAGGATTAATGGTGGATTAAAACAAAATATCATAGACGATACAGGGATTGATGTTACTACTTGGAAAGAATGGTATCCAGCTACTGGTCATTGGTTAGATGAGAAATTAACTCTATGAGTATAAATTTAGTTACAGTTTGTGGTCATAATACCACAATGTTAAGACATATGTTGCAACATTACAAAGATTTTGTTGATGAAATCTATGTAGTTGTATATTTATCAACAGACAAGGATAGAGTTTTATCTGAAGTCAAAGAAATCACTCGTGATTTAAATATTGATATACATAAGACGACAGTTGAAGAACCATTTAATTGGACAAGGGTTACGGAGTTATATAATGAAACAAAGTTATTAAAACCAGATGATTGGTGGATTGTAGCAGATGATGATGAACTTCATGTATATCCAACACCAATCAATGAACTCATAGAAGATTGTGAAGAAAATGGTTATCAGTTTATTACAGGAGCATTTTTAGATAGGATCGGTGAAAGAGGTCGATTCCCAAAGATTGATGATGATAGTGATGTTTGGAAAGAGTTTCCATTGGCTGGTTCATTTAGATATCCAGTTTCAAATGCCTGTCCAAATAAAACTGTAGTGATGAAAGGTATTATACAAGTCACTAATGGACAACATTATGCAATGGTAAACGATTTCCAAGATACTTATGGTGATAGGTGGATGCACGAGTTGAGATATCCAGTCGGTGGGTGTTTTATTCAAGTTCATCATTTTAAATGGGATATTTCAGTTATTGATAGAATAAGAGATGTTTCTCTTACAAAAAAAGATTACACATTTCATGATGAATATAAGAAAATGTTTGATTATATAATGGATAATTTTGGAACAATTAATATTAGAGATGAAAGATTTATGATAGAAAGAAGTGGTAAAAATTATTACGATTATCCATATTGGGATAAAATAAGAACACAGGCTATAGAGTATAGAACATGAAAAGATTAGCAGTTATACTACCATATAACGAGAGTCATATAGAAAACTTTACAGAACATTTTAGGGCTACTATACAAGAGGGTGAAGATTTATATTATAAATTATGTTTTATAAAACAAAAGTCTAATAGACCATTAAATAAAGGTAAGTTGTTTAATATTGGATATATGTTACATAAGGATAGTTTTGATTATTTTTGTTTTCACGATTCAGATTTAATACCAATTTCTGATGAATGTGATTATTCATATGAAGAAAAACCAATTTCATTAGTAGGTATGAGAGATAAAATAAAGTTTGGTGATCAAGAAAATTTAGAAGATTTTGATGATTATACTTTACCTTATGATGAGTATTTTGGTGGAGCAGTTTTATTTTCAAAAGAACATTTTCAAGAAGTTAATGGATACTCAAATGAATATTGGGGTGTTGGTTATGAAGATTATGATTTACTGCTTAGATGTGTGGTTAAGGGATTGCCTATTAGAAAAGAGTTGGAAGTTGAACCATCAAAAACTTATGGAACTTTTAATGGTGTAAATTCGTATTTAAAAATACCAGCAAAAAATGCAAAAATTAGAAATGCAACTAATAAAAGTTTTACAATGTGTGGGTGGTTCAAGACTGACGGAGAACCACCGTATGGAGCTGATATAGATAGTAATAGATGTGAATATTTTATATTTGGTCGTCCAGGATATCATATGGGACTTTCTTATACTCATGGTGGATTCGCCAAGGGTGTAATTTGGATTAGGGAACAGGGAAAAAGTGAAAGAAATGCATTAGTAATAAAAACTTTGTTAGGTGCAGACCAATGGCATCATATAGCACTTACTGTTGACGAAATGAAACAAGAGATGATTCTTTATATAAATGGAATAGAAGTTGGTAAAGAATCTTATGATGGAGAAATCCTTCCATACCATAGTAAACCATATTATATTGGAGTCGGTGATCCAGATATAAATCATTGGAGAAACTATTTCGTGGGTAAAATTGCAGAAGTAGGATTATGGTCTGAATCATTAAAATCTGATGAAATTGTACATATTTTTAATAAGGGCATAGTTGATAATAGAGGTGAATATTCAACTTCTGCTTTACCAGTAGGAGTTTGGGATTTTAAAGGTGGATATTCAGATAGAACTTTTGATGTGTCTGGAAATGGAAATCATGCAAAGTTTAATAATATCGATTTTGCAAATAAATCGTTAAAAAGTAATACTGAGCGATATTTACCTTATAGAAGAAATGGTGCTTATGGTTTTATATCACATCCAAATGAATATTTAAATCTCGAAAATATAAAGAGAAGTCAACATCCTGAAATAATGACAAATCGTAATTCTTTTAATAAGAAAATTAGAAATCAAATGCAGGATATAGATAAAGATGGCCTATCATCAACAAGATTTCGGATAGTCAATAGAAAAGACTATCAAGGAAAACATGAAATAATAGAAGTTGTAATATAAGGAGAAAAATTATGGCTACAAAGAAAAAAGAAACAGATGCAAGAGATGCTCTCGACGCTGGAACTACTAATGAAGGCAGTGAACTTTCTGCAATAGCAGTTAAGTCATTGACCAATTTGGAAGAAAAGGTTGATGCAATCGATTGGAAACTATGGGAAATCTACAATATCGTAAAGACATATGTAGAAAATAATCCAGCAGGTTCATCAGCACCAGCCGTTTCACAACCACAAGCATCCGCAGCAGATATTGCTGGGGAGATTGCAAAAGCATTAGGTGGAGCATCAGGCAAAGAGGAAAAGAAGTCAGCAGTATCTAAACTATTTGGGGGATAAACCTTGAAACCAAAACTCGCTATAATAGTACCATATCGAGATAGGGAAGAACATTTAGCTCTATTTGTGCCTCATATGGACAAGTTTTTGTCCGATAGGGAAATTCCATACAAGATATTTGTTGTAGAACAAGGGAATGATAGGGCCTTTAATCGTGGTTGGTTAATAAATGTTGGTTATTCAATAGCAAAAGAACAAGGATTTGATTATTTTTGTTTTCACGATATTGATATGCTTCCAGAGGATAATTCTTGTGATTATTCTTGGGTAGATAAACCAACACATTTGGCCGCACGGTTAAGTAAGTTTAAATATCGTTTAGTCTATCCTGAATATATGGGTGGTGTTACTCTAATGAATAGAGAACATTTTGAATGGATTAATGGATTTTCTAACAACTATTGGGGATGGGGATTTGAAGATGATGATTTACTTTATCGTTGTAGAACCCGTGGAGTGCCCTTAGAAGAACAGAGAACCTTTAAGGCAAAAGATAAAAATCCACTTTATACAAATTGTATGGAGTTTAATGGACGAGATTATCTTGAAATAAAGAATAGCCTTTCATTAAACAAAGTTGTTAATTCGTCTTTTTCAGTTGAAGCCTGGGTAGAACCATATGGAGATTTAAAACTTGACCCGAATAAAGAATATGATGAGTTTCATGTCTTTACTCGTCCAGGTCATCACGTTGGAATTGCATATACAAGTGGATTGCAATACAAAGGTGCAATTTGGACAGAAGATGGTAGTCAACCTATGGTTATTTCTGATAGGCGTTCTGGTGAATGGGTTCATGTTATTTATACAGTTGATACATTGTTAAAAAGATTGAGAATGTATGTGAATGGTGTAGAAACAGCTGAATCACCAACAGATTATTTGGGTAAACTTAAAGAGGCAAACAATGTTCCATATTATATTGGATGTGCAAATCCAATGGCAAGGTTCAACGATAGGGGTTACTTTATAGGTAATGTCGCTCAAGTTGCAATGTGGTCAACTTGTTTAGAATCGAGTGAAGTAGAACATCTATACAATGAAGGTCGACCATATAATGTTACAGAGGATCAAAAATTTGACGGATGGAAATCTGGAAAAGAAACCTATAAATCAGCAAATAAAGTTGTTGGATATTGGGACTTTGAAAATATAGTCGGTGATATGGCTCTTGACAAAAGTGGAAATGATAATCACGCTAAAATAATAGGGGCGATAAAGAAAGAAAAGGAATTACGGATAGGTAGTAGTGCATTAGTACCTAATAGACGAGATGGAAGATTTACTTGTTTAGAACATGAAGAAAATGGTTGGGGACAAAGTAAGTTCACACATTGGGAAACGCGAGAAAACCAATTACGATTTTTTAATAGAGTGAGAAGTGGATTAACCGACATTAAAGATGATGGTTTGAGTTCATTATCATATGAAGTTATACATAAAGAAACATTTTTGGATGATCACGAGTTTATATCAGTAACATGAGTAAGAAATTAGCAATATGTGTCCCACATTACAAAAGGGAAGAACATCTTAAAAAGTTTGTTCCACATATGGATGAGTTTTTTAAAGATAAAGACATAGAATATAAAATATTTGTGGCCAATCAAGTTTATCCTGATTCGGTTAGTGGATTTAACAGAGGAACATCTAAGAATGTTGCTTTTGATGTTGCACAAAAGGAAGGTTATGATTATTTCTGTTTTCACGACATAGATATGTTACCTGAAGATGATACTTGTGATTATTCTTATCCTGATAAAGTGGAACATTTAGCAGTTCATGTGGCACAATTTGATTACGGATTAAAATACCAAGAATATTTTGGTGGTTCTATTTTGTTTACCAAAGAACATTATGAAAAAATAAATGGATATTCTAATGGATACTTTAATTGGGGAATGGAAGATGATGATTTATTTTACAGAACCAAGAAAAAGGGATTGGCAGAAGAAACATTTATGAATCACGAATCAGATGAACCACGAAGTTTTTTAAGATTTAATGGTTTAAGTGATTATGTAAAAATAAGTCCAAATGATTCTATACGAGAAATTACAAGTGGTAATTTCACGATGTCAGTTCTTGTTCGTGCTGAAGATAGATTTGATATACCAAAGTATTTGATTGGTGATATAGAAAATAGACAATTTATTCATCAATATATTTTTGGACGACCAAGTTTTCAAATGGGATTAGGTTGGGATAATTCAGATGCATATTCATTTGGATTGTTTAACCAAAAGAACAATCATTCTTATATGTGGATAAAAAGGCATCCCGATGTTTGGACTCATTTAATGGTTACAGTAGATGTTGATGAAAATGAAATGAGATTTTACCTAAATGGTAGAGAATCCGATTCACGATTTGGACATGGTTCACAATCACCATTAGGATTTGAATCACCATTAAAGAGATATGGTGGGAATCCATTTTATTTAGGAGTTGGTGATCCTAATAAAGAAGAATCTAATTTCTTTGCAGGTGATATTGCACAAGTATGTATTTGGAATAAAGTTTTTGATGAAGATAGAATTGAAGAATACTATTCTACTGATTATCCGTTTGATGGAAATGATGTACAATTATATTATGATTTTTCAAAAATACAAGATGAGATAGTTTATGATTTAAGTGGTAATGGGAATCATGGTGTATTAAATGGATGTTCAGTTGGATCAGAACCTATTAGTAAAATACAACATACAACATTACCATACAGAAGTAGACCAGGCAGATTCTTTTCACAAGAACATAAACGAAATGATATGGTAGGTGGAAAATGGGTACATCAAAAAGATACAAGTGTGAATGAAAAACGATTTGTAGAGGAAGTTCAAGGTGGTTTAATTAGTATAGATGAAGATGGACTTACAGATTTAAATTATAGTATTGTAAGAAAAGAAAAGTTATTCGGAACTTATCATGAAATAATAGATTTCAGATGTGAACAAGATATACCAGACCATGTAGAGTTTTAATGAAACCAAACAAAGATTTACTTATTTCCATAACAAAGGGTAATGCTACCAAAGAAGAATACTCTGCTTATCAAAAAGAAAAACAAAGAAATAGTGATGATTTAAAAATTGATTTAACTACTTCTGTAATGGATAGAGAAAACTTTCATGGTGCTAAAAATGTCAAAGAAAATATTTCTACTCATACAGTTAAGTCTGAAGTTATAAAAAACATTGGAAAACAGGATATATTAGTTACTCAAGTTCCTAATCTAAATGAAGCTGGATTTTTTGCAGGAATGGCAAATCTAATATCATATATTAGAGAAGAGGAAAAGGATATTAAAATAAAAGGATTTGATCCTTGTACTGATTATTTTTTCTCAAATGACATTGATTTAAAATCTAATTTCTTTGCTGACTTTAATACTTACGCCAAACAAGGAACTGTTGATCTTAGCAAATACGAAGAATTAAATGAAATTATAAAGATATTTGAAAAATATATTAAATCTGTAGAACCTAAATTTATCGGGTTTGGTTTAATTGATGGTAATATTGATGCTTCACTATTTTTTGCAGAACATCTTAAATCGATATTTCCAAACATTAAAATTATATTAGGTGGGTGTGGTGTTGGTTTGTTGGGAAGAAATGAAGATAATTTGAATTTGAGTGTTGCATCAAATCAATGTTATGATATAAAAAAGTATTGGTTTATTGATTATATTATTAATGGAGATGGTGAAAAAACCTTGATAGAGTTATTTTATTCTAATTTTAAAAATTTAGAAAAAATAAAAGGGTTAGTTTGGAAAAAAAATGGTAAGAAATGGGTTATTAATCAAAAAAGGGATTTTACAGATTTAAATGTTTCCCCATCACCAGATTATAGTGATTTTCTTGAAAATCCATATTATAAAAAGTTTTATGATATAGCCATACCATTGACATTTTCAAGGGGATGTAATTTTAGATGTACTTTTTGTTCAGTTCCTACTTTTGTTCCAATATATAGACATAGACCAATAGAAAAATGTTTAGATGAAATAGGACATTGGATTGATTTACATAAAGAAAAATTTGAAGAAGTTGATTGGTATCGTGTTGGTATGTTGGCACATGATTCTATAATGAATGGAAATCCTAAATGGTTATCGGATTTGTGTAATGGTATAATTGAAAGGGGATATGGTGATAAAATAACCTGGGGTGGTAATATTAGACTTATGAAACCGTTGGCAGATATTGATACATTAAGGTTATATAGTCGTGCCGGAATAGAATATATGGTAACAGGTATGGAATCTGCTTCTGAAAGTGTTTTAAAACACATGAAGAAAAATAAGAATATGAAAATAGTAAGGAAAATATTTGAAAATATTAGACAGATTAATAAAGAGGCGGGTAATAAAGAAAATGATAAAATAAGAGTTCAATTACAATTGATTGTTGGTTATTTAAACGAGTCAGAAGAAGATTTTCAAATGACACTTGATTTTATAGAAGAATTTCATGATGTGATATATGAAATATTAACTTGTTCTGTTTTTTCAATATGGTATCCGTTGAAGGCCCAATGGGAATCAGAGGGAGAATATTTAAAATATTATAGTCCAGTTGTTTGGGATACTAAGTATAATACTACTGCAGACAGAATAGAAAGGATTGATAGGATAGAAAAGTTATTTGATAAACTTGGACTACAATATAATACATATCATCGAGGTCTCATGTTAGAAGAATATGAGAACTACCAAAGATTGACCAAACCCAAGTATATTAAATATACGATAGAAGATAAGGGTTAATAATGTTAAGATTTGGTTATGATCAGTGGAATGAAGATACTTGGGAAATAATAGAACCTAATGGTTTAATAGGACAAGAAAGAGAACCAGAAACTTTTAAGTTATATTTACCTCCGTGGTGGGGAAGAATTTTTAAGAGATATAATTTTCTATATGAAATTAAATCTTCTAAAGAATTAATAAATTCTAATCACCAAGAAAAATGGATATATATGATAGAACCAAATGGAGATCCAAGAGGCTGGTTTGGACAATATACAGATGGAAATCCAAATCCAATTAAATCATTGTTGGCTGGTGTTGATGAAAGAACATTACAGAGTTGTAGAGATGATAAATCAGTAATATGTTTGTGGCAACCAAATGAGGGATTTCCATCAGAATGGATTGGTATTAATGTATTTGAAGAAATATATAAAGAATTAAAGAGAACAAAAATATCACCTAAAAATTTTATATATGTAAGTTCTAATTGGAAAACTGAAATAGAATATAAAAGATGGAAAGAACAATTAACTAAAGAATTTAATAATAGTGACGATATTTATTTATCTATTTTTAATAATGAAAGATTTATAGACTTTCGTAAAAAATGGAAACTTGCACGATTTAATAGTGAGTTAAAAAGAAAAAAACATTTTTTATGTTTTAATAGAGAGTTAAGACCACATAGAAAATTGTTATTAACAATGTTATTAGAAGAAAATCTTTTAGATTCAGGTATGGTTTCGAGTAAGAAATTTGATAAAGAAACTTTTTTTAGAGTTCCTAAAGAACTTTCTATTGGAAGTGGTATGATTAAACGGTTAGAAAAACAGGCCGATAAACTTGTGGAAATGACCCCGTTGGTAGTGGATGTTGAAGAATGGGACACTAATCATTTTGATACTTCACCATCTTGGGTATATGATGAAACTTATTTTTCTGTAGTTACTACTACTTGGTTTGTAGAGGATACTATATTCTTTGATGAAAAAATTTGGAAACCTATAGCAAACGAACATCCATTTTTAGTAGTTGGGAATTATAAAGTACTTGAAGAATTGAGGAGACAAGGATTTAAGACATTTCATCCTTTTATTGATGAATCATATGATTTGGAACAGCATCCGTATAGAAGAATGAAAATGATTATAAAGGAAATTAAAAGATTATCTAATTTTACAATAGAAGAAATGAATGGGTGGTATAAACAATTGAAACCAATTGTTGAACATAACAATAAACAATTATATGAACTTGATTCACTAAATGAACTGCTGAAAAAATTTAAGGATATTACTGAGAAATAATATTTATTAGTATGAAAAAGAAAAATATATATTTTATAGAAGTTAATTCTGTATATTCTGGAATAGAAAAGAAAATTAAATTGCCTTATAGTACAGGATTAATTTGGTCTTATTGTTCACAAAATAAAGAGATTAGAGATAATTATGAGTTTGCAGATTGGATATGTCACAGAGATGGTATAGATGAAATTTTTGATAGAATTAAAGAACCATCAATAGTTGGGTTTTCTTGTTTTACTTGGAATTGGAAATTTAATAAAATTTTAGCACAAAAAATAAAAGATAAATACCCAAATTGTTTAATAGTTTTTGGTGGAAAAGAACCGCCAAATGAACAATGGTTATTACAGAATCCAGAATGGTATAGGGATTATCCATATTTAGATATTATAGTTCATGGTGAGGGAGAATTAACTTTTGAAGAAATATTACTTGAAACTTTAAAAGATAGGCCAAATTATACAGGAGTTGCAGGATGTTCATTGATAACTAATAATGGTCACTTAACAACTTTACCGAGACAGAGATTAACGGATATGAGTAAAACACCATCTCCGTATTTAAGTGGAATGTTTGATGAGATTTATGAAAAATATAAAAAAGATGGATTTATATTTTCTGCAGTTCTTGAAACTGCCCGCGGGTGTCCATATTCTTGTACTTTTTGTGAGATAGGTGATTCTTATTATACCAAAGTAAAACAACAACCATTACAGCAAGTATTTGATGAGATAGAATGGATTGGTTCTCGTGGGATAGATTATATTGATGATGCCAATTCTAATTTTGGACTTTACTATGAGAGAGACATGGAAATAGCAAAATGGTTAGTTCATTGTAATGAAAAATATGGAAATCCCAAATTATGGAAAGTAGATTGGGCAAAGAGTAAAGCAGAAAAGTTATTTGATATTGCTAAAGTTCTTCATGATGGTGGGTTACATAAAGGTATGACTTTAGCAATGCAATCAATGGATGACCAAGTATTAAAGGCCGTCAAAAGAAAAAATCTTGTTGATGATTCAGATATGCAACGAATTACTAAGATGTATGAGGATGCGGGTATCTCAACTTATATAGAAATTATAATTGGTTTACCAGACGAGACATTAGAAAGTTTTAAGAAAGGTTTGTGTAGAACACTTGAAATAGGAGAACACAATCATATTGGGATGTATGTTTTAGTTGCACTTAGAAATACACCTTTCGGGGACGAAGAATATGTAAAGAAATATGAGTTAAAAACAAAAAGAATATTGGCACCAATAGCGAGATGGGTTGAGCCTCCTGATGGTATAAGAGAGGAAGCGGATTTGGTTATAGGACATAAAAATTTAACTACATCGGAATGGGTTGATATGTACTTATTTTCGTGGTTAGTTGCAAGCTGCCACCACATGGGATTTACAGAAATGGTGGTCAGATTTTTGAGAGTTCATTATGATATAAGTTATGAAGAACTTTATAAAAAATTATTTGACTTTGTTATATCTCATCCAAAAACTATATTAGGAAAAGAGTTATTAGAAGTTAAAAATCATGTTATTAAAATTATTACAGAACCTGAACCTAAAACACAATGGGGTAGAACTTTGAAAGGATGGAGAGGTTTTGAAAACTTTCAGGGTGAAAAGGAAGAATTGTCATCACTTGTTTTTACAAAAAATAAAGATGTTTTTTATAGTGAATTTGGTGAGTTTATAAAAAATAACTTTGATATTAATAGGGATGTAATTAATGCATTAATAGATTTTCAAAAAATATCTATGATAGATCCACTTACCTATTATCCTATAAAGACAGATGTTAAATATAATTTTATTGATGTAATACATAAAAATAAAAAATTGAAAATGGGGAAATATAAAGTTGAGTTAGATGCAAATAATTATGGTGGTGATTATTTTGAATATGGAACAGCATTATATTATACAAGAAGATTGGGGGCAGGTAGAACAAGAGTAAAGGATTATGCACAGTAGTGAAATATTAGACTTTTATAATACGAATGGTTTTTATGTTGAAAGGTTATTTTCTCGTAGTGAAATGGATAAGTACAGAGAAGAATCTGGTAGATTATTAGAACTTAGGGGAGAGGATGCTCGTCCATATGCATATCCACACGAAGATTCTAAATTATTTGATGATTTGTGGAAACATCCAAGAACTTTAGAAATACTAAAATTATTGATTGGTGGTGATGTGAGTGGATTACAGACCTGGATGTACTTTAAACCACCAGGTGAACTTGGTAGAGACATACACCAAAATATATTTTATACTCATACCAACAAAGGTGATATAATTAATGCCTCTTTGGCAATAGATGATGCTGATAGAGAAAATGGATGTTTGTATGCATATATAGGGTCCCATAAGGAGTGGTGTTTACCAATAGAAAAGGATGTAGAACGAATGAAAACAAATCCAGATGATTGGAGAAATGAAAGAGGTAAACCTTGTGTGATTCCTGGTGAATGGGTTGATGGAGTTTGGACGGAAAAATATGAAAAAAGGTATTTACCAATTAATAGTGGGGAGATAATATTTTTACATTCTCATGTACTTCACGGGTCAGATGATAATAATTCAAAGGACAAATGGAGAAGATCATTTCTTTGTGGTTATCTAAGAGAAGGGGCACATTTTAATTCAGGTGGTCAGATGAAACGTGTTGGTTTGTCGTTTTAAAAGGAGTTGGAATGATAAAACTTTATTATGATGATCCTTCAGGATGTGATAGAAATGGAGTAGAGTTGTGGCGTTATGTCGGTACAAAAAACGGAGATAAAGAAAACAGATTATCACCAAAAGAAATGAAAGATGCTATTACTAAAGATAATTTTAAGTTGGTAGTTGCATCTACAGATGGTATGGCAAGTAGATTAAAAACTTGGGCTTCTGCATTAAGAATAGATTCAAATCCAAAAGTTTTTTGGTGGTTAAAATCTGCACTAAAAGAACATAAGTTTATTGAGTTATTTAAAGATAGTGAAATGGAAGTACAAACTCTACCACCAGATTTTGATTTTATTTTATATAGTGATGGATTCTTGTTGATATTACCAGAAGATGAACTTCCAATGGATTTTACTAATGATAAATTATTTCAAAGAAGAAACGGATTTTATAATACAGATACCAAACAGAGAATAGATTGGGAGTTTGATAGAATACCAAGTCATCTTAAAGAAGAATATTCAAAAATGTTTTCAATAATAAAATCTCAAGTTAGAGATGATATTATATTAGAAGTGGATAATTTTTCTGAAAAGTTTAATGATAAAACTATTTCGATTCATATCAGAAGTGGAACTGGACATCCAATTGAAGGGATAGCACAAGAAGAAAGACGGGCATTTAAATTGGATGAAACTATAAAAGTAATGGAATCGTATACAGATGATTATACATTTTTTGTTTCAACGGATGAATATATTGAACAAGGAAATAATAATATTTTAAGTACATTACGAGAAAAATTCGGTGATAGAATTTTATATCATAAAAAAGATTCATTGAGTGTTAGGGGGTCGTTAATAGATTTATTGTTACTATCAAAAAACACAACAATTATTGGTACATATTTTAGTAGCTTTACTGAGGTTTCGTGGTGGTTAGGTGGAGCCAAGGCTAAAGTAATTTTTCCAGGATGGGAATAGGAGTTGATATGAATATAGGATTTATAGGATTGGGTAAACTTGGTTTACCTTGTGCATTAGCGATAGAATCGAGAGGTCATAAAGTAGTTGGTTATGATCCTTCTGAACAAGTTAAAGATATTATTGGTACGAAGAAATTACAATATCAAGAAATATGGGCACAAGAACATTTAGATAAAAGTAAGATAGAGATAAAATCAATACAAGATGTTGTTAGTGAATCTGATATCATTTTTGTTCCAATTCAGACACCACATGGAAAGGAGTTCGAAGGAACTACACGAATACCAGATGAGAGAAAAGATTTTGATTATTCGCATTTGATACGGGGTATTAAAGATTTAGAAATCGAGATGTGGTATCAACAAACAAGAAAAGTTGTTATTATTATTTCTACGGTTTTACCTGGTACAATTCGTAAAGAAATTAAACCACTTATAGACCATAATCCATATTTTAAATTATGTTATAATCCATTCTTTATAGCTATGGGAACTACTATGAGAGATTTTTTACATCCTGAGTTTATATTGTTTGGTCAAGATGATGATTGGGCACTAAAAACTGCAAAGAAGTTTTACAAAACAATAACACATGCTCCTGTATTTGAAACCACAATAGAAAATGCAGAATTAATTAAAGTGTGTTACAATACTTTTATTTCTACAAAATTATCTTTTACCAATACTGTTATGGAGATGTGTCATAAATTACCAAATACTAATTGTGATGATGTTATGAATGCACTTGCACTTGGTAGTAAAAGAATACTTGCAGAATCATATTGGTCTGGTGGTATGGGTGATGGTGGTGGTTGTCATCCAAGAGATAATATAGCATTGAGTTGGTTATCTAAAGAGTTGGATTTATCTCACGACTGGTTTGATAATATAATGATGCAGCGAGAAAAACAAACTGATTGGTTGGCAAATTTAATAGAGGAAACTTCTTTTAAATATAAAGGTTGTTCTGATGGTTATCCAATTAAAATACTTGGGAAATCTTTTAAACCTGAGACCAATATTACAACAGGTAGTCCATCTATTTTATTGAAAAATATTTTAGAAGAAAGGGGACACGAGGTTGATATGTGGGATCCGTATGTTGATGATAGTGAGAATGAGTCTCAACAAGAAGCACAAATATATTTTATTGGAACTAAACATCCCGATTTTACTTTTTATGAATACAATCAAGGTTCTATTATAATTGATCCTTGGCGATATATACCCAAACAAGATAATTGTGTGATTATTCATATAGGAGATAATTTAGGTGAAATATGATATAATTTTTACAACACTTTTTTATCACAATCCCTTTATGGTAGTTCCTTGGGTAGAGTATCATAAGAAAATAGGAGTAGACCATTTTCTTTTGTATTATGATGGATTATTGGGAGATTTAAGTAAAAAATATCCAGATGTATATGAAAAAATATTGGAATATTGTGATGAAGATATTGTTACTTTAATTGAATGGGATATACACGATTCAAACTCATGGAGAAATAATTTAAATGACGAATTGAATGTAGTTGATATTGAGAATAGGTTATGGGAAAGGCATAGGTATCACCAATTCCATGATACATTGTGGAAGTATGGACACCATACTAAATGGGTTGGTAATTTTGACCTTGATGAATTTTTTATAATGGAAAAATATTGTTCTATAAAAGAGTTTTTATCTGAATATGAAAAAGAGGAAGTTTCACATCTTAGGATGAAAAACAATTGGGCTTTATTGGATGGTATGAGTTCGTTGGACTATAAAAAATTTAATATAGAAGATTTTTTAAAGTGTGATACTTATGTCCAGAAAAGTATAGATCAAAATGGCGAGATATTCAGTTTTTCAACATCAGAGGGTAAATATATTTATAATCCACGAAAGGTTATAGAATTGAGTAATCATCATGTTGAAAAATATGAAGGTGAAATTATTTATTTGGATGAATCTGAAGCTTCTTATTTACATTATAAGAGAGAATGGGATGAAAATGATGATAGTAATTTGAGAAGGGATTATATGATAAAATGGCCAACTGGACATAAAAATGTATGGGGGCACCACATTAGTGATTCAAATTATGATATAGATGAATATATTTTTGGTAAGTGGGCATTACTCAATGTAGGTGGAGATATAATAATTAATAATAGAATTAGAGATTTAATTAGAGGAAGTATAAAATGATAAAATGGATAAAATATCTGTGGTTTAAAGTAAAATCACATTATTTATATAAGAAGAAGATAAAGGCATTACGGAAAAAAGATCCATTTATTTACAAATGAAACATTTAGTAACAAGTGGTTGTAGTTTTTCTGATGCATCAAATCCACATAAATCTTGGCCATTACACTTAGAGGATTTGGTACAAGATAAATACCATTTTCGACATATTGGAGCATGTGCTCAAGGTGAAGATTATATAAGTCGTTCTGTGATATGTAAAGTTAATCAGTTATTAAAAGATTATAACTCGGATGATATTTTTGTAATAGTTGGTTGGTCAGGGTTACAAAGACGTGCCATATTAGTGAATAACGAAACTACAAAAATGCATTATAAGTTTAAAGATTGGGAAATGAGTAAGGGAGAATCTATGTATGGAAATCCCATTGGTAGTTGGCAAGATTTTGATGAGGAATATCAAAAGATACAATCAGAAGAACATAATATAATTCAGAGTATGGAACATATTATTAGAACACAAGATTTTTTACGAGTTAATAATGTTGATTATAAGTTTTTTGGATTCGGTAATCTGTTTGCAAATTTAGATGAGACAAATTTTTTAACAAAAGGTAAGGGAACAAGAATAGATAAAAAATATCCTAATACATCTTATTTATTTGATATAATGGATTGGGATAAATGGTGGTTTCATAATGAATTTGGTGGATTGGGAGAATGGGTTAATGACAATGTACCGAATGGATTTGATGGTGGGTTTGGAAACTCTGGACACCCATTGGCAAATTCACAAAGATTATTTACACAAGAGGTTGTTTTAAAATGGATAAAATAATAATAACTGCTGGATGTAGTTTTACTAATTCAGATGGTACTTGGCCATATCATATAGATGAACAAAAATATGGCTGGTCTCTTAATGTAGGAGATACGGGTGCTGGTAATTCATATATTAGTAGGTCTGTCATTTGGGAAGTAAATGACCAATTAAAACTTGGAAAGAATCCAAAGGATATTGAGGTTGTTATAATGTGGTCGGGTATAACAAGAAAAGAGTTTTTGTCTACTAAAAGAGAAAATCCAATGCACGAACTTTGGGTAGATGGACCTCACAAAAATTGGATGGGTAATTTTATCCATGATGAACATTGGCACAGACATCCAACTGAAGATTCTACTTGGATAAAAAGTAGTATTCCTTATATGAGTTGGGACAATAAAGCAGTAACTAAGTTTTTAGATTTGTATTGGAAACACTTTTATTCAGAGGAAGAAAGTTTAATAAATACATTTGAATCTATTTTAAGAACCCAATGGTATTTAGATGGTTTGGGGGTTAAGTATACAATGATGTGTTGGCAAAATATATTTAATCAATATTCTTTCAAAGTTCCAAGTGGATGGGTAAGACAAGAAGGCGATGAAATATTTGGACACGAAATATGGAATCTTGCGTGGAGAGATAATACACATTTTAAAACGGATAGATACTGGCCTGATAACGCAACTGAAAAAATATCAAAAGATACACCATTACTAAAGGACATATATCCAAACGCAACTCATTTGTGGGATATGATAGATTGGGATAAATGGTGGTTTTATGAAGATGAACAAGTAGAGTATGGTGGTTTGGCAGAATGGGTTTGTTTGAAAGCTCGTGATCCTTGGGGAAATGGTGAACACGATCCAGGTCATCCATCACCATCTTCACATAAAAAGTTTTGTGAACAAGTTATAATACCAATTTTAGAGGATAAAGTATGAAATTAATTACAACTGGATGTAGTTTTGCAGGACCTACATCACATCCACCTATTGAAGAAGAATCTTGGGGAATTCAACTGGCCAAAATACTAAATTTAGAGGAATGTGTTGAAGGTAACGGAGATGGTTGGTTAAATTTAGGACTTGGTGGGTGTTCTTTAGATTATATCAGTAGAGGTATAATTGATCAAGTTATACCTAATTTAGATAAAGATTTAGTTGTTGTTGTGGGGTGGACATCAATACAAAGGTGGGAACACTTTACAGATGAACTTGGTAAGTGTCAAGCAAATACTAACGAACCATATCATTACGGTGCACAGGCTTTTTGGAAGAGCACATTAACCTCGGACAGAGAATATAAACAACATTTGCTGAACCATACTTTATTTCAAGAACATATGAGAAAATTAAATATGATTATTACATTGGCAGGATTTTTAAAATCACACAATATAAAATATGTATTTTTTAATGCATTTGAACCATTGGATGGTTGGAAAAAAGGAACAGGATACTATGATAAATCAGAAACGGGAGAAGATTGTCCAGTACTAAATAAACTTACTGATTATGTTAGACAAAATGTTAATTTTTTAGAACAACTTCAAATAGAAATAGGTGCTAAAGAAGGATATGAAGAAAGGGTTAGAATTGGAGATTTTGATGGTGATGATAAATCATACCCATATACTAAAAAAGAATATTTTACACACGATGGTTGGCATCCAAGTCTGGTGGCACACAAAGAATGGTCTAAAATATTATATGACGCTATTATGAGTGAGAGTGTGTGTCATCTTAATAAAAAATATGGAATTAAATAATGAAAATATTAGGAATAAATGCATTAAACCATGACGCTGCTATAGCTATGATACAAGATGGTGAGGTATTATTTGCTGGTCATAGTGAGAGATATAGTGGGGTTAAAAACGATTCTGATTTAAACGCAGCACTATTAGCAGATTCGTTTAGACATGGTGGTAAACCAGATAAAGTGGTTTATTTTGAAAGACCTTGGCTCAAAAAGGCAAGACAATTAAAGGCAGGTCAATACGGAGAAGTATTTTCTCGTAAGAATACACCACAATACTATCTACGAGATTATGTTGGTAATGCAGAAATAGAGTATGTCCAACATCATCAATCTCATGCTGCAGCAGGTTATTATACAAGTCCATACGAAGAATCAGCAATCGTAGTTATAGATGCAATAGGTGAGTTTGAAACTTGCACTATTTGGTATGCTTGGGGAAGTCATTTTGAAAAACGATATAGTTTAAAGTATCCAAAATCACTTGGTCTTTGGTATTCAGCAATGACTCAACGATTAGGATTGAAACCACAAGAGGATGAATACATTCTTATGGGAATGGCTGGTTGGGGAACGGTTGATGAAGAATTAAAACAGAACATACGAAACGATTTCTTTAAAGATAGTGATAAACTAATTGATTTAAAGGATAATTTACATAGAGGTTGTTTAGGTTGGAATCCTGAATACTACAAAGATGATGATAGTGAACAATGGAAATTTGATATAGCAGCAAATGTCCAAGCAATTTGTGAAGAAGAAATCGTAAAGGTATTTGAACTAACAAAACAATTAGTTCCTGAAACGGATAATTGTGTTTATATGGGTGGAGTGGCACTAAATTGTGTAGCCAACTCAATTATAGCCCGTGACCATTATCCTAATTTATGGATACTACCAAACCCAGGTGATGCGGGAAGTTCACTCGGTTGTGCAGCATATGTATTCGGTGAACATATTAATTGGACTTCACCATTTACAGGTTATGATATTAAAGGTCGTTATCCAAGAAGGAAAGTATTAAACGAGTTACTTGAAGGTAACATCGTTGGTGTGGCAAACGGAAGGGCAGAGTTCGGTCCAAGAGCACTTGGTAATCGTTCTCTACTGGCAGATCCGAGAGGACATAAAATAAAGGATAGAGTGAATGAGATAAAACACAGACAAAAGTTTCGTCCATTCGCTCCATCCGTCCTTGAGGAATATGCACACGAGGTATTTGATATGCCAGTTAAGAAGAGTCAGTTTATGCAGTTTACGGCACCTTGTAAGTTTCCTGATAAGTATCCTGCAATATGTCATGTTGATAATACTTCAAGAGTTCAAACCGTGAGTAAGGAAGATAATCCAGGTTATTATAAACTTATTAAAGAGTTCTACCATAAAACAGGATGTCCTATGGTTTTGAACACAAGTCTAAACATAAAAGGACAACCAATAGTCAATTCTTATCATGATGGTGTTGCATTTGAAAAACAATATAATGTAAAGGTTTTTTAATTATGATAAATTTAGTTTGTATGACTGATACTTTAACACCAGAAAGAGAAAAGGATATAGATTTATTGCCACATAATAGTCTTGGATCAGATTTATTTTTTGAATATACAAGATTAAATAATGATTGGATTCGAGATGAAAGATGGAACGATGTTAATATCAATGAAGAATTACCAAAGACAGAAAAATATGTTATTGTTTATGATACTTTTAATCCCATACTTACAATGGAAAATATGGTAAGTAAAAATAGTTCGGTATCAAATAAAATTATTTCGGATTTAAAAGAATCTAAATGTTCAATTGTATTTTTTCACACGGATTTATTTTGGGTTGGATTTAATAAAGATGAATGGGAAGATTTTTATACGGTCGTAAAGGGTATAGACCTTAAAAGATTTTACTTTTTATTCGATGAACAGACAATAGATGATGAGATAAAAGATATAGATTTGGGATTCAATGTTTTTACTGAAAGAAGTTGGCCATCAGTTTTCTTACTCAAGTCAGAAGATTGGACAAAAAATGCAGGTGGCTACCAATCTACATTATTAAGGTCTATATTTAATAATACGAGAGGATATTATAGACAATTTAAATATTGTACACATAATAACAATATAAAGGATCATAGAGTTGAATTACTTTTATTTTTAGTACAGAACAATTTATTAGATGGTGGAGTGTGGTCTTGGTTTGGTGGGGTAGAACCAGCACAACAAGGAGCTGATAAATTAGATTTTACTAACTTTGAAAGTGTTGGAAACGAAAAAGTTGATTATACTATAGAATACGGAAAAGAGGCCGTGGAGTTTGCAAATAATCTTGTACCATATACATATGATTATAAAGTTGATGGATTACAAGATTATTTAAATCTTATTCCTTATTTTAATAGCTATTTTAATATAGTTACGGAAAGTGTATGGGGACCTGGATATGATAATACTCACCCACAAAAAATACATATTACAGAAAAAGTGTGGAAATGTATAATTACATTCCAACCTTTTATTTTAATTACTAACAAAAATAATTTAAAAAAATTACGAGAGTGGGGATTTAAAACTTTCCATCCGTTTATTGATGAATCATATGATGAGTTGGATACTTATAAAGAGAGAAAGGCATTACTTGAAAAGGAAATTAAAAGACTTTGTAGTATGACAAGAAAAGAATTAGACGAGTGGTATTGGTCAATGGAAGATATTTTACGACACAATCAACAACATTATGTTGAGTTTATGAAGTATCAGTATAATGGAATTACGGATTTTATATTTAAGGCATATAATGATTGATATTTTATTTGTACATACCAATTCAAGTGCACAAACATTTCAAAGTTTATCAAAATACGCTGCAATAGAACCACCAATATGGGCTGCATTATTAGCAGAAAGTATGAGAAAACTTGGTATGAGAGTGGGCATTTTAGATTGTGAAGCGTTACAATTAGATACAGAACAGAGTTATAATCATATAAAGGAAATAAATCCTAAGTTAGTTTGTTTTGTTCAGTTCGGACAGCATCCATCTGCATCCGCACAAAGTATGCAGGGAACACACGAATTATTGGAAGTTATGGATTATGAATTTAAGACTATTTTAGTTGGTCTATATCCATCAGCATTACCAAGAAAAACACTTCAAGATGAAAAGTGTGATTTTGTATGTGAAGGAGAAGGAGTAGATACTTTGTTAGGATTATTTCAGAGTGATTTAGTTAATGTAAGTAAAGTTCCTCGTTTGTGGTATAGAGATGATGGTGAAATAAAATTTACTAATATGACACCAATTATTGGTAATCTTGAACAAGGTTTACCTGGTATGGCTTGGGATTTGTTACCGATGGAAAAATATAGAAATACAGTTCATTTTTCTATGACAAATAATAATGATAGAACACCATTTGCATCACTTTATACTTCACTTGGTTGTCCTTATAAATGTGAATTTTGTTGTATTAATGCTCCATTTGGAAAGGCAACTTTTAGATACTGGGAACCAGAGTTCATCATAAAAGAGTTTGATAAGATTGCCGATATGGGAATACGAAATATTAAAATTGCAGATGAGATGTTTGTATTAAATAAAAATCATTTTTTAAAGATATGTGATTTGATAATTGAGAGGGGATATGATTTTAATATTTGGGCATATGCACGAGTAGATACAGTTAGAGAAGAATATTTGGAAAAATTAAAAAGAGCAGGTGTGAATTGGTTGGCACTCGGTATTGAAAGTGGTAATAGAAAGATTCGTATCGATTCAGTAAAGGGTAAGTTTCAAGAAGTAGATGTAGTTGATATAGTGAGAAAAATTGAATCATTTGAGATTGAAGCACTTGGTAATTATATGTTTGGTATGTCTGGTGATACATTTGAAACGATGCAACAAACACTTGATTTAGCAATGGAATTAAATACAAGCTGGGCAAATTTTAATCCAACTATAATTTTTCCTGGATCACCACTTTTTACTGAATCAGTTAACAAAGGAGTTGATTTACCACCGACATATTCAGGTTATTCATATTATTCTAAAGATTCATTTCCAAATCCAACAGAAAGTTTAACAAGACAAGATATTTTATCATTCAGAGATGAGGCTTTTGTAAAATATTGTGATAGACCAGTGTGGTTTGATAAAATAAGAAATAGATTTGGTCAAGAGTCTGTTGATATATATAAAGATATATTAAAAGTGAAATTGGTGAGGTCTTGATGAATGAAGTTATAAGTAAGGATGTATTGAATGATATTAGAAAATTAGACAAACGAGTAGTATCAAATAACCCCTCGGGTACTGGATCAACTCTGATAAGTTATATAAGTGCATTAAGAGTAAAAGATGATGCTAAACTTTTTTTTACACCACATGGTAATAATACGGTACTTTCGTATCCACATTCTAAGTTTGCAACTCAAGGTGATTCAGTTGGAGATAACATAAAAGATGAATTTATAGTAGATGAGATTTTAGAAGATGATATAATAATTAGTAACGATAAGTTTATACTTTTTGAGGGAGATCAGTATAGTGATTTCCCAGCAAGACTTCAATTTTTTTATCAATGGGGACGAGTTGATGAGAAAAAACTTGTACAATGGGGACTTCCACCGAAAGAAAAAGGTTTTACTAAATCCTTGGGTAATAGACCCCCTTTAGACAATTTTATTTCTTGTGCAAAAAAACTTGAAAAGAGATTAAAACCAGACTTTCTACAAAAAGTAGAAAAATATTCTTCTTTTTTTACTGATAAGACTATATCTGTACATATAAGAACTGGAAATAATATGGATTGGACACAGAGTAAATCTGAAATGGAAAAGTATAAAAATATGACAGAAAATATAGTTTTAGATTATTATAAACATATGGATGATGTTGATAGTACATCTAATTTTTTTGTGTGTTGTGACAATGATGAAATATTAACAAGATTTAAAGATAGATATAAAAATAGAGTTCTCACTTTTGATGACGAAGTTGATACATCTTCACGGGCATTACTTGACATTTTTTTATTGTCTAAAAATAACCGTATGATTTTATTTCATAGTAGTTGTTTTGGTGAACTTGCATGGATATTAGCAGGTGCACCTACATCTGTTAAAATTGTATCTACTGAAAGATTTACAAATCCATTTTGGGAACACGAAGAAGAAGAACAAGAAAGTTTAATGAAGTGTGGATGTAACATTGATACACATCAACCACATTGTAAGTATCACGTGTGGAATAGATAAGGAGTTATTATGAAAATATTAGTTACTGGAGGAGCAGGTTATTTAGGTTCTGTATTGTGTGCAGATTTAATTAAAAATCATGAGGTAGTAGTGTATGATAATTTGATGTATAATCAATCATCATTATTAAACTTATTTAATAATAAAAACTTTAAATTTGTTTATGGTGATGTTAGAGATTATAAAAAATTATTTCCATATGTTAAGGAGGCAGATGTTATAATACCATTAGCAGCAATAGTTGGATTTCCTGCATGTGATAGAGATAAACAATTAGCAACCGCAATAAATTATTATCAGATTAAAAATATTGTTAAAAACATTTCGAAAGATCAAAAGATTTTATATCCCAATACAAATAGTGGATATGGACAAAAAACTGAAGGAGTATGTACAGAGGATCAAAAATTAACACCAATAAGTCATTATGGAGTTACCAAATGTGATTCTGAAAATCTTCTTTTAGATAGTGGTCGGGCAATTACATTTAGATTGGCTACAGTTTTTGGTATGTCTGAAAGAATGAGATTAGATTTACTTGTAAATGAGTTTGTATACAAGGCACTAACAGATAGATATATTACTTTATTTCAGGCACATACGGTTAGGAATTATATTCATGTAAAGGATGTATCTTCTGTATTCCAATTTATGATGGAAAATTATGATGAGAATGTAGGAGAGGCGTTTAATGTGGGGTTGAGTGATACTAATTTAAATAAAAGAGAATTGACTGAACGAATCAAAAAATATATACCAGATTTTGTTGTTAATGAATCAGATTATTATGAAGATCCAGATAAGCGAGATTACATAGTTTCAAATGAAAAGATTGAATCAAGAGGATGGAAACCACAATATACATTGAATGGTGGAATACAAGAATTGATAAGTGGATATCAAATAATAATAAACAAGGATAGTAGTCATTTTAGGAATGGATTTCCTATAAAATATGGACAGGGATTATAGTGAATAAAATTAATATTTTATTAAATACATATACAGAACAATTAGATGGTTGGTCTAATTCAATAGGTACTTTAGAATCATCTGATTTTGGGGAATTTAATAAAATTCAGATTTCTGATTTAAAGGATGATTCAAATTTTATTTTACCTATATCATGTGGTGGTTTACATAGATACCTTGATATACTTGATGGGGGTGGTAGTGGCGGAAAAACTTTTTTATATTTTTTAGATGAGAGAGTAAGAAATTTAATTCGTGAGGGAAGTGGTTATATTTTGATAAATTATATACATGAGGGACATATTCAACATCAAAATTATAAAGATTTACATAATGAGTTATTAAAATATAAAATTCTAGCAAATAAAGTTTTTTTTGTTGCAAGTAATTTGAATGGTAAAAATCAATATAAAACTTTTTGTGATATAATGCCCACTTTAACAAAAGACAAGATGAATATTATTGAAGTGAACCATATGTTAGAGTCAAGTGTAGACATTTATCATTATGTTATTGATAATAATTACAATAAAGATTTAGATAAACTTTTACCATATAAACAATCATTTGTTAATAAAAAAGATTTAGATGATATGAGAGATACGATAAGGGAAAAGTATTTTTTATCTTACAATAGAGTAATCAGAGAGTATAGATTGGCATTAGTTGCAATGATTTATAAAATGGAGTTACAAAATAAAGGAATTATTAGTCTTGGGGCAAAAGAAGTAGATAGTGCTTTTGGTGGGGTTTGGCCAGCACATATAGGAGATTTTATAAAGGATAAGCAACAGAATGAAGTAGTAAGTAATGCATTAAAAAAGATAAAACCATTATATCCTATTGATGCGGATGGTGATATAGATGCAAATTGGGTTTATAAAGATGGTGAAAAATGGGGTGGGGCTGTCGGTCAATGGTCTAATTTTTCTCATCAATATAAAAGAGTTTATTTTAATGTAGTTACTGAAAGTTGTTATTATGAAGATTGTATTTATATGAGCGAAAAAATATTTAAACCAATTAGTAATTTAGTTCCATTTATAATAGTATCTAATCCATTTTTTCTTGCAAAGTTAAGAGAGATAGGATATAAAACTTTTTCACCTTGGATTGATGAGTCGTATGATGAAGAAGTGGATAATGATAAAAGATTTTTTATGATATTAGACGAGATAAAAAGATTATGTAGTATGTCAAAAGAAGAAATACATAAATGGTATTATGAAATGGAAGATATTCTTTTATATAATCAAGAACATTTCGCAAATTATAAACACCAAGATAGAAAAAATTGTTGGACTGAAATATCGGAGGTTATGGGTGGTTAAAAAACTATTAGTAAATGGTTGTAGTTTTACTGTCGAAGATGTCCTTGATCCCGATAATTGGGGGGCGTTATTAGCAAGAAAACTTGGAGTATTAAATAATTATACAAATTTAGCTCTTGGTGGGGGTGGAAATGATAGAATTTATAGAACAACAATAGAATATTTAGAAAATTTAAATGATAAATATTATAAAGAGTTGATGGTAATAATTTGTTGGTCATTTGAACCGAGGAGAGAATATATGTCCGATGGGGAATATGAATTAATTACTTGGGAAGATCACCCGTATCTTTGGGATGTATTTGAGATTGGTAAAGAAAAGCCGAGTGGGCGTGATTTATTTACGACTACTGCTGTAAATTATGTTATAGGACTTCATAATATCTTGGAGAATTTAAACATAAATAATTATCACTTTTTTGCTGACAGTTGGTTATCTGAAATTAAAAAACATAAAAAATTATTAGATTGTAGTAAATTCTATTTTGATAAACCTTACCACACTACCAATACAGATTATGATACTCCAAATTTACAAATAGATAAGATTTCAATTGATGATGATCATCCAGGACCAAAATCAAAAGAATTAGTTAGTGAACTTTTATATGATAAAATAAAACATAATTTTTTAAAATGATTAGAAAAGAAGAACTTAAATACATTAAAGAGGTGTATGAAGAACCTGATGGATATCTACACTACACAAAGTTTTTTGACTATGTTGGTATTGATAACTTTGGTATTATACCAGATATTGACCATTGGGATGAAATACAACATTGTATAAGGCCTACCAAAAATGAAAATGAATTTAGGGGAGATAAAAAAAAAGTAACAGTATGTCAATGTGTATGGGAAATGACTGGTAAAAATACTCATGGTGCATTAGTATATTACTTACGAGAAGTTATTAAGGCAGGTGGAGTAATGCCAGTAGATGTTAAAATTGAAGATGGAAAGGTTACTTATTTGGATGGTTCTCATAGAGTAACTGCACACATACAACTTGGAAACGAAATGATTCCTGTTTATATTAATCGAGAGAAACACCATTGGGTGACTTGTTGGAGACCTGGTATGATTTTGGAAGATGGAACTCTTGATATGAGTTATGATTTTAGTAATGAGGGTATCATTGCATGATAGATATTTTAACGATTAAATATTGGAATAAAATTGAAATAATGAATGAACAAGATGTTATTTCATATGAAGATGGGAGATGGCCAGATAAGAACTTACCATTTTCATTTCCAGAGTTTAATAGAGATAAGTTTAATTTTATAGAATCCCCTACTAAAAAATATATTGTATTTTTTGCATTAAAGTTGGGTATGGGATTTAATAAAGAAGATATAGAGAATGATAGATTATGGAAAGAAATTGTAGAAGATTTAAAAAACGATAAATGTAAAATAATATTTTATAGTCCAGATTGGGATTCAAGTGATTTAGTAGAAGATTTAGGTGTACCAAACGCATATGTTGTAAGTGGAGAACATGGTGATAATGAAGATGTTTTATATGTAGATTTTGTGGGAATATCATATGTCGATAAACAAAATAAATATGTAGATTTTTCTAAGTATTTTGAATCAATGAAACCATACAATAGAGATTTTCATTTTTTAAGTTTCAATCATCATTTAAAGGAAGAAAGATTTCACTTATACAATTTTCTTAAAGAGAATGATATACTTAAAAAAACAAAGCACACTTTCTTCTCTCAGTATAAAAAATCAGAAATTGAAAATGCATTCGGTAGTTCAGAAGGATTACCAACAAAAGGTGATATGAATGATGTTAAGTTATTACCAGGTAATTTTCAGAATGAAGAATTTTATTTAAATACATCAGCACAATTTAATTCTTATATAAATATAACTACTGAAAATAGAATTAGTAGTGATGAAATATTTTTGGCAGAAAGAATACATAAAAATTTCATGACCTTTCAACCATTTATTGTGATAGGACAACCAAATACATTATTGTTGTTGAAGAAGTGGGGATATAAAACATTTGAACCACTAATCAATGAAGAATATGATAGAGAATTGGATTTTGATACGAGATTTAAAATGATAAAAGAAAATATTATTAGGCTATCTATTTATAGTATAGATGAACTACACAATTTATATTATAATATACAAGATATTCTTTACCATAACTTTAACCATTTAAAAACACAATATGATTACGAATTAAAGAGATTCGAAATTTTTTTGGAGGACTTATATAATGAAAGTTCATAATTATGACACTCAAAAATATTCATTCAAGATATTACTTGAAGATTTATTAGAGTGCAAATTAGAAAAGATACACGAAAAATATAAAATTAGTAGTGAAGAAATAGTTGGTAAGGTGTATGAGTATTTTAGAACCGATAATGATTTTCAGTCTTTGTGGAAGTCTTTCTGTAAAGATGTAATAAAGAACATTCTTGAAGATACAAAAATAGTAGTTCAACAATTACCATCCGTTAAGATTATACCATCAAAGGAAAAACTAACTGAGTCAGATGAAAATAATGAATGGGTACAATTTGGTGGTAAGATAGTTGAACAAGATGGAATTAAATTTAATTGCCATACAGATGGCGAGGCACCATTTCATCATCCAAGTTGGGAAACTAATTTTTGGATACCAATGATTAATGTGGATGATGATAACACAATGTATGTAATGGATGATAAGGGCCAACTTAAACCTTGTTTACTTAAACACGGACAAATATTAGAGGCAGACCTCAATACTATTCGACATGGTGTAAAAACTTTTAATAATTCTAAAAACAGTAGAGTTTCTTTGGATTGTAGGGGATTGGCATATAGAGAATATGATACCGATAAATTATCAGATACTATAATAAAATCCAAAAATATTAATTTCCAACAATCAGAATATTTCTCGGTTGGTCAATATTATATGGAAGTGTAAAAATGAAAAATGTTTATTTATTTGAAATAGCTGATGTTACAGCGCAACAAGTAAAATTACCTTATAGTACTGGTTTAATTTGGGGACATTGCCATAAAAATAAAAATATAACAGATAACTATAAATTAGATGGTTGGTTTTATTATCGTGAACCGATAGAAGTAATTATGAAACGATTAGATAATCCAACTGTAATAGGATTTTCAGATTTTGTTTGGAATACACAATATGACCATAAAATTGCAAAACAAATAAAACAGAAGTATCCTAATTGTATTATTGTTTTCGGTGGACAAGGAACACCGAAGGCAGATAGAGTTTCTAACTTTTTTAAAGAAAGTCCATATGTAGATATTGCAGTACATGGTGAAGGTGAGGTTACATTTGAAGATATACTAATAGAAAACTTAAAAGAAAAACCTGACTTTAAAAATGTATTGGGGTGTTCGGTTAGAAAATCAGATTTAAGTGCACACACTACACTACCAAGACCAAGAATAGATGATATTGATTCTATGCCAAGTCCTTACTTAGATGGTCTATTTGATGAACTCGTAGAAAATAAAGACCACGAGTATGATTTTGAAGGGGCAATAGAAACCGTTAGGGGGTGTCCATATCGTTGTACATTTTGTGATATAGGAGATTTATATTTTCAAAAAATTAAAAAACAATCAAATGAAAAGGTATTTAAAGAATTAGATTGGTTAGTAGATAATAATGTAGAATTTTTATATAATGCAGATTCTAACTTTGGGATGTTTAAAGAACATAGAGATATTGTTAAATATATGACAGATTTAAAAAGTAAAACTGGATATCCTGATAATATTCGTGTTGATTGGGCAAAGGCTAAAGCGGATAAGGTTATTGATTTGGCTAAATTATTAACTGATGCGAATATGATGAAAGGAATTACTATTGCTCTACAATCTATGAGTCCAGAAGTATTAGATGCGGTAAAGAGAAAAAATGTGGATGGTGGAAAGTTAAAAGAGTTTTTTGAATTATATAAAGGTGAAAATTTAAAAACATATATTGAATTAATTCTTGGACTTCCAAAAGAAACCGTTAAATCATTTAAGGATGGAATATTTCAAATATTAGATTTGGAATATTATGATTACATTGGTGTGTATCCAATGACAGTTTTACCTAATACACCATTTGCAGAACCAGAATATGTTGAAGAATATGGTATTGATGTAACAGAAACATTACCCGCATTTTTTCACCATGATTATCCACAGGGTATGAAAGATGAAACTTCAACGATGGTAGTTGGACATAAGACATTAACTCGTGATGAGTATATTGAAATGAGTATGTGGAGATGGTTATTTATGTTTGGTCATAATCTTGGGTATTTACAATATATGGCAAGATTTTTAAAATCTATTAAGGGAATATCCTATAGTGAGTTTTATGAAAAATTTTATTCATATATGATTGATAATCCTACTACTCTTGTCGGTAAAGAATATTTAGAAACACAAAAAAGATTTAGGGGTATTCTTAATAGAACAGAGTATTGGGGAAGAAGTATAGATGAAATTAAAAAGGATTATTATTGGGATTTTGAAGAGGCAACCGCGCTAGTTTTTTCAATAAATGAAGATGAATGGTATAAAGATTTGAGAGTATTTTTAAGACAATTTGATTTGGGTGCAAAACTTGAAGATGATATACTTAATTTTCAGCACTTATTTGTTTCGAATCCACTTCAAGTATATCCAGTCAAAAAGGATTTTAATTATAATATAAAAGAAGTTTTATTTGAAAACAAAAAATTAAAAAATTCAGGTTATGAATACACCTTTGAAAATAAAAATTATCAACGAGATTTATTAAAATGGTGTAAGGAAATGATGTGGTGGGGCAGAAGAAATATGCAACATCAATCAGTAGTTTTATAAAAATGGAAACACGATTTTATTTAAATAATAAACTAATAGATAATTTTAATGAGATTTGGACGAATAGAATACTTTTCGAAAAGATCCAGGAAGTAAAAGTATCTAAACTTTGTGATATTTTTTTGATTAAGCCTGGGTATCCAGAAGATAATCCATTTGATGTTATACAAACACTTGGTAAGGATAGAAAAATAATTGTGTGGTATATGGATACAGTTTCAAATCAGATATATTATAATCATAAAAATAGTATTAATATGTTATGTGAGAAGGGATATGATTTAAAAGTTATAATACCAGATCATTTAGACAATTATGATTTATCTTGTGAGGTTTTTAATAATTATTCAATGGCAGATTGTATTTTAGAACAGCAAGAGAGAGATAAGTGGTTGATAAGCTATTTATATAATGATAGAAAAAAATTGTATAGACAAAAATATTTTTTATCCTTTAACGGAGTTCCTAAACTTCATAGGATTGCACTTTTAGGTCTTATTATTTCTAATAATTTGTTGAAAAAATTTGATATATCCTTCAATTCATTTTTTTGGAATGAAGAATTAAATTTAAGTGGTTTAAGTGAGTATAATATTGAGAAGTTTGATACTTCAATTTTACCTTTACATTTGGATTTGTTAGAATCAACATATTATACATCCACTAAATTGAATTTACCATTATATTCTAATTCTTATATAGATATAGTTTCTTGCTCTAATTATAATAGGGATGGTGTTTATATTGATGAAAAAACTTATAAATCCTTTGCATGTATGAAACCATTTATTTTAGTTAGTCAATGTGGGGCATTAAAAAAATTAAGAGAATTGGGATTTAAAACTTTTTCACCTTGGATAGACGAATCATATGATGATGAAAAGAATCATGTTAAAAGAATGAGTTTAATTGTTGAAGAAATAAAAAGAATCTCTAAATTATCATTAAAAGAAATTGATAAAATGTATTTTGATATGGAGTTGGTTTTGAAACACAATAGTAGTCAATTAGGAATTTATATACATAATACAGATAAAAAAATATTGGGTATTTTTAATGATTGATGTAGTTTATATTAAATATGTAGATGGCAAATATAATATTGTTACTGATATGGGATTGGTTTTTGATAATAGTTTTTTCATGGATAAGTTTTCTAATATTAATAATTTTGTTAATAATGAAATTAATTTGTGTGATAATTTTCCAAGTAATGAGTATGTGATAATATTAGATCCAGAAGATGCAGCAGATGCTATACGATATATTGAATCTTCTAAAAATATTATTTCAGATTTAAAAAAAAATAAATGTAGGATATTTGTTACTATAAGAGAAGGAGCAGTAAATGATAATGGTAGTACCCATTTTGATTTTGAAAATTCTACATATGATCCAGGGGAGTTAGGTTATATAATAAAAGAAAATAAGATTCCACGAGATAATTTTATTTGGATGAGTCCTGAGATTTTGATAAATGATGAACATTATAGTGATTTTGATTTTACTCATAAATTTTTTAATATTTGGTTACTAAAATTAGATAATGTTAGTAGATCACATTATTATCCACACATGATGAACTTGTTTAAAAGAGGAACAAACTTTTCGAGAACAAAATATTTTTATACAGTTAATTCATCACCACGACCACATAGATTAGAATTGTTAGATTTTCTTAAAAATAACAATTTATTAAAATATGGAAATGCCAATTTTTTTAGTAATGCACACGGAGAAACATCCAATAGTGATTATCATACTGATTGGATGGGTGTAGAGATGGTGGGTAGCAAAGATTTAAAATGGAATGATGAAAACTATCATATGGGTGCACAAATTAATGATAATGAGAGTTATCTTCCAACATATGCAATTAATGTAGTTCAATCTTTTAATGCATATTTTCAAATTATAACAACTTCTATATATGATTATGATAAAGATTGTAAATATCCATATATTTTTTTTAATGAAAAAATATGGAAGTCTATGATTACATTACAACCTTTTATTATTATGTCTCAACCTAATATTTTAAGAATGTTAAAGGAGTTTGGATTTAAAACATTTCATCCATATATTGATGAGAGTTACGATAGTGTTTTAGATGATGATGAAAGGAAAAATCTTATTTTTAAGGAGATAAAAAGATTGTGTTCTATGACAAGAGATGATATACATAAGTGGTTTTGGAATACAAAAGATATATTAGTACATAATCATAATAGACTTTCTGAATATTCAGATGAACATTGTGCTGATTTTATAGAATTATTGAAGAAAAATATTAATTAATTATACTTATATATAAGTCCAGTAGTGATAACAGGGGGTATAAAAACCCAAAGACCTAACCGACTACAGAAAATGGACTATAAAAACGGAGGCACTTTAAATAGTGTCCTTATAATGAGGATTTTTTAATGCGAGTTTTAATAACAGGTATTACAGGTTTTGTCGGTAGTCATATGGTAGACTACTTAATCAAAAATGTTCCAAATGTAGAAATATTTGCAATTCGAAGGTGGAGAAGTAGAGACGATAGTATTAAACATTTATATTCTCCTGAAAAATATGGCGATGATAAACAAGATAATGTTCAATTCATAGAGTCAGATTTATTAGATAGGGGAAGTATTTATAATGCAATTTATATTTCAAAACCAGATGTTGTTTATCATTTTGCCGCTCAAAGTTTTCCAGAAGCTAGTTTTCTAACACCAAGTAGTACGCTAACTACTAACATAATAGGAACTACAAATCTCTTAGAAGAATTACGACTTGCAAAAGAAAGAAATTATTGTAATCCTACAATAATAAGTGTTTCTTCATCAGAAGTTTATGGTAATCCAACCGAAGATGAAATACCAATCACAGAAGATAATCCAATTAGAGCAGCAAATCCCTATTCTATATCAAAAGTTGGACATGATTTAATGTCCCAATATTATCATAAGGCATATGATATGAAAGTTATAATCACTCGAATGTTTTCACACGAGGGTTCTCGTAGAGGAAAACGATTTGCATTATCATGGTTTGCATATCAAATAGCAATGGCAGAAAATAGAGAGGATTTTCCGCCCTATGCTCCAAGTTTTCCAACACATCCTATTAAACACGGAAATCTTGATTCTGTTAGAACTTACAATCATATAGAAGATGCAGTTTATGCCTATTGGTTGGCAGTAGATAAATGTGATTATGGAGAAGTGTATAACATCGGTGGAGATTATACTTGTACGGTTGGAGATGCATTAGATATGTTGATATCCAAATCAAAAAATCCAAAGGCCTTTATAAAAGAACTTGATCCTGATAGAGTCAGGCCAACAGATATCACATTGCAGATACCAAGTAGTGATAAGTTTAGAGAAAAAACTGGATGGAAACCAACAAAAGGATTGGAAGAAATTTGTGAAGATTTATTAAATTATTGGAGAGGGGTTTTATAGTGAAAAATAGATTTTATGCAGTGGATATGTTTTATTATCCTTATGTCCAAAAACATTTGGGTGATAAATCACTACAAAATATTGTAACTACTGGTGGTTCTTTTGGAGCAATACATTGTGAAATTAAAAGACACGATGAACTTACATATGAAAATATTTTTCATTATGAATTGATGGATAATCAAATACTTGACTTTGAGGATCAACGCCAATTTGGGGGTAAAATAGGTGGTAATGTAAAAAGTAAATCAGGACAAATAATAAAAGATAATATTTTATGTCCAGATGACCCCATTCAATCTGTAAATTTAATTTATGCTGATGTCGGTGGAAATGGAGAATTGTATGATATAATGATGGAAGGTGGTATTGAAAACGGGGTGAATAAAATACTTGAAGCTGGATTTGTTAATAATAAACTTGGAATATTAGTTTTTTTATATTTTGATGGGATAGGAATAGAACCATTTTTAGATAAACAATATGGTTCTTATAAATCAAAAGATTTTTTTAGTTCAAACATCGTGTGGGATGATGGACAACCAAACTGTTCTGGAACTCAAAGATTAGATGGAGTAGTATTTTATGAGTGATTTTAAAGTAGAAGTAATAGATTCAGAAGTGTTTCCTGAGGTGAAAATATTGAAACCTGATCCTTGGTTTGATTATCGCGGTGAAATGTGGACATTTTGGGAAAAGGAAAACGAAGTGTTACCAAAAAAACACGAATGGAAAATATCCAAGTTTACTCGTTCAAGAAAAAATGTTCTTCGTGGATTACACGGAGATAATGTAACTTGGAAAAATATTACTTGTGTGTGGGGAGAAATATATCTGGTAGTTGTAGATAACCGACCAGATTCAGTAAATTATTTAGAATGGGATAGTTTTCTTATTTCTGAAAGAAATCATTTGAGTGTCTTAGTTCCACCTAATTTTTTAAATGGTCATTTATGTTTAAGTGAAGAATGTTTATTTCATTATACACAGGCATATCCAAACGACTACGTAGATTGGCAAGACCAAGATACTGCTAAGTGGAATGATGAAAGAATAGGAATAGAGTGGCCTATAAAAAACCCTATATTAAATTGGAGAGATAAGTGAGTATAGAGGACAATAAATTTATTCAAGAAATTTTAGAAAGTGGAGAAGTTCCTTTAATTTTTAATATGGGATACACAAACTGGCCAGTTGATGGAGAAATAATACCATTATTAAGATATTTTTGGAAGAATGGTATTGAAACTTTTAATTCTTGTGCTAGTCATGTTGAAGTATCTACTATTGAAGGTTGGGGATATTATTTTTCTTCGAAACCTTATGTTGTAGTTGATGATACTTCTATGCATTCACCATTTATTGAACAATTAGAAAAGGAAGTTGATGAGATGGGATATCGTATGGAAGGAAGAGAGGATACTCGCTATCTAGCAACAAGGTTAGAGTTTATAAATAAATCTATAAATCAACCCAAATATTCAAAATACGAATGGGATTTTAGAGACAACGGTATTGTTATTGGTGAAGTAGAAGAATTAATTGAAAAAAATCATAACTTTTTAAGTAAGTTTAGGGATAAGGAGAATTAATATGATAGATAAACAATTTTTAATAGACTTTGAAACAGAAGTCAAAGAACGATATGAAGCAGGTGAAATTAAAGCGCCTGTTCATCTTGCATCAAATAATGAAGATGAACTTATAGAAATATTCGAGAATGTTAATAAAGATGATTGGGTATTTGCTAGTTGGAGAAATCATTATCATGCATTATTACACGGAATACCAAGAGATGTTCTGATGAACCAAATTATTAGAGGTAAGAGTATGAGTGTGTACTCAAAAGAACCAAAGTTTTATTCATCTGCAATAGTTGGTGGGATAATTCCAATAGCACTTGGAGTTGCACAATCAATTAAATTAAAAGGTGAATCAAATAAAGTTTGGTGTTTTGTTGGAGATATGACTTTTGAGAGTGGAATATTTCACGAGTCATATAAATACGCTAAGAACTTTGATTTACCATTACGATTTGTAGTTGAGGATAATAATCTTTCTACAAATACACCAGTTGATGAAACTTGGGGTGGTAAACAAGAAGTTCCAAGTGATATAATTTATTATCAATATAAAAGTGATTATCCACATCACGGAACAGGAAATTGGGTGTTATTCTAATGAAGTATAAAGATGAATTAATAAGAAGTATGGAGTGGTTATCCGAAAAAGAAGATACATATTTTATCGGACAATCAGTTAAGTATAGTGGTAATGCAATTTACAATACATTGAGTACATTACCAAGTGAAAAATTAATTGAATTACCAGTATTTGAAGAAATTCAAATGAGTATGAGTACAGGTATGGCTATGAATGGATTAGTTCCTATTAGTTGTTTTCCACGATTTGATTTTTTAATGAGATGTATGGATGCGTTGGTAAATCATTTAGATAAAATGCAAAATATGACCGAATTCAATTATAGACCAAAAGTAATTATGAGAACATCTATTGGTTCTACCAATCCTTTAAATGGTGGTGTTCAGCATACCAATAATTATACAAATGAATTTAAATCAATTTTAAAAGAAGTCAAAGTTGTATTGTTAAATGAACCAGAAGAAATATTTCCTGCGTTTGAGAAGGCATATAATAGACAAGGTTCTACATTATTGATTGAACACGGAGATCATTATAATGATAAGTAAATCTTTAGATTTAACTGGACAATCACTATGGAAATATCCACTTGCAAGTGATACTATAGATGAACTTGATATAAGTTCTCTAATTGATTGGTTAAGCACAAATCCAAGACTTACTATGGGGGATGTTACTAAAAAGTTTGAAAGATTATGGGCCGAATATATTGGTACTAAATATTCTGTATATGTTAATAGTGGTTCATCAGCAAATTTATTGATGGTGTATTCTCTGTTAAATGCTAACAAATTAAAGAATAAAAGATTGTTAGTTCCAGCGTGTGGATGGGTTACTACCGTAAGCCCACTCATTCAGTTTGGTATTGAACCTATAATGGTTGATGCAGATAAAGACAATTATAATATTGATTTGAATATCGTAGAAGATTATTTAAAACAAGGTGATATTGATGGGTTTATATTTGTTCATGTTCTTGGAGTTCCACACAGAAAGAAAGACCTTTTATATTTAAAGGAAAAGTATGGATGTTATATTCTCGAAGATTCTTGTGCATCAGTCGGTGCCAAGTATGACGATGGAAGTTATGTTGGTACACTTGGGGATATGTCATCTTATTCATTTTATTTTGGTCATCAATTATCTACGATTGAAGGTGGTTTTATTAATACAGACGATGAGTTTTTATATAAGGAATTATTAAAGTTAAGATCACACGGGTGGGTAAAGGATATAGTAAATGATGAATATCGAAATGATGAAAACTTTCCTTTTATATTTAATGAACCAGGATTTAATGTAAGGTCTACTGATTTACAGGCATATATAGGATTGGGACAATTAAAAAAGGCTGATGGTATATTTCAAAAACGAAGCGAAAATCATTTACGGTATATTGAAAAATTAAATTATAGGTTTGAATTACAAGATTGTACAAATACTATTCCTGTTAGTTTACATATTGGTATATTGGCAGAATCAAACGAACATAGAAAAAAAGTAATTCAAGAATGTAATGAGAATAGTATAGAAACAAGAGTTTGGTCACACGGAAATCTTGGAAAACATAATTTTTGGACAAGTAGATATGGTGAATTTGAAGGAAAAATTGCAAACAAAATTTATGAACGAGGATTTATTATACCAACTCATCCATTAATAAACTTGGAAGATGTAGATTTCATATCAGAGGTTTGTAATGGAGTATAATAAATTTCTTAAAGAGGGATATATAATAGTTGATGACTTTTTACCACAAGATGAGGCGTTAAAATTAGAATCGTTATATTCTAATAATAGTGATTGGTCACTTGCAGATCAAGTAAGAGACGATTTATATACAACATCTCATTTTCAAAGTGCACGAACAAAATCTAAGTACTTACCTAAAGAGAATGAATCATATAGTGCTAGATTTTGGAGTTCTGTAGAATTGGTTTCACAAGTAGAAAAAATTCATGATAAATATTTTAAACCTTTATTGAAAGAAATTAGTTCGTTTGAGTTGAGTGAATATAATGTTAGATGTTATAAAATGGATGAGGGTTGTCATTACAGAACACATTTAGACCAATGGGTTGGTGATATTGGCTGTATATATTACATTAATCAAAAATGGATGTGGGATTGGGGAGGCATATTACATTTGGATACAGCATCAGAAGAAAATGATGATAGTGATTCTGTTGTTCCAATTTTTCCAAAATTTAATCGAGCATTGATTATGAATAATACACTTGAAAAGTTTAAGTTTCCACATTTTATTAGTCATGTGGCAGACTACGCACAGTATCCAAGATATACATTAATTACATTTGGGAGATAAAATGTTTAAAGATAAAAATATATTAGTAACTGGTGGAACAGGAATGATAGGTAGAGAGTTAGTTCAACTACTATTAGATAGGGGAGCAAAAATAAGAGTTGCATCACTTGATGAACCAGTTGATTTTTTTGAAGAAGTAGAATTTCATAAAGTAGATTTGACCAATTATGAAAATTGTGAAATGATATGTGAGGGTATGGATTATGTATTTCATGTTGCTGGTATAAAGGCATCTGCGGAAATGCCTAAAATAAAACCTTTAAATTATTTTATTCCATTGGTTAAGTTTAATATTAATATGATGGAAGCAGCATTTAAAGCAGGAGTGAATTGGTATTTATATACGAGTTCGTATGGAGTATACACACCATCAGAAATATCACACGAAGATGATATGTGGAAAACATTTCCATCTGATAATGATAAGTTGCCTGGTTGGGCAAAACGAATGGGTGAATTACAGGCAGAAGGTTATAAAATACAATATGATTGGGATAATATTTCTATTGTTAGACCAGCCAATGTTTATGGTAAATGGGATAATTTTGAATTAGAAACTGCAATGGTAATCCCATCTTTAATTAGAAAGGCAGAAGAGGCAGGTGTTGGTGGAACTATGAGTGTTTGGGGAGATGGAACACCAATTAGAGATTTTATTCATTCTAAAGATGTAGCAAGAGGAATGGTTTTTGCAGTAGAAAATAAAATAACTGAACCATTGAATCTTGGAAGTGGGGATGGTGTTAATATTGCAAAATTAGCATCAAGTATTGCTGCACGTTTTGAATGTGGAATTGATTTTGATTCAAGTAAACCAAATGGTGATCACAAAAGAATATTAGATATGTCAAGGGCATATAGTTATGGTTTTAAAAATGTGGTTGATATTGATGATGGTATTGAAGAAACTATTGAATGGTATCTTGATAATAAAGATAATAAATTAGATTTTAGACATAATCCATTTGAGGACTGATATGGGATATTTAAAAATAACGAACAAATTTTGGCAAAGTGACGTCTGTACTGGTTTTGGAAATCGTATTCCACATTGGGCATTAGCATATAAAATAAGTGAACACCACGATTTTAAATTTACTATTTTACTTGATTCATTTCATTGGCCAGAAACCACTTATGTTGATTTCCCACAGACAGAATCTACTTTTTTAGATGATAATTTATACGGAGAGTTTATAGAACTCACAATGGATGAGAGTATATTAGACTTGGATACATCTAAAAATTACTATTTGAATGGTGAGAATTTAGAAAGTGTAGAAAAATCAGAACCATCTAATCCAGAACCAACTGGAATTTTCTATTTACCTCCAGTTTATACATTATTAAAATTAAAAAATTCTTATTTAGAGTCTTTAATAAAAGATAAAGTAAAAGATGCAGTAGGTGTTCATGTGAGAAAAAATAATGTTGCTCCTGTTGATATTTCAGAAGGAGATATTATTTACGAAAGAAATACTGATTTATATGAAGCATATGAAAAGGTAGAATATATTAATACCTTTTCTGAATTGGTAAAAGATTATGATGATGGTCAAATATTTTACATAAGTAGTGATATATCAACAACATATAGAGATTTAAAGGCTATGAATGAAGAAGAACTTTTTTCTTTGTTCCCTAATTATAGTGATTTTTTTGTTACAAAAGAAATATATCAAGAATATAATTGTATAGATTATACTGATATAATTCCAGATTATAATTTTGGATTTCCACTTGGAGCTATGAATGATAATGGTGTATTAAAAAGTGGTGGAGTTTCTAATTTAGTTTATTTTAAAAAAGTATTGAGGGATGTTGTTGATTTGTTTAGTTTGATGTATTGTAAAGATTTTATACCAGCTCTTTCTAGCTGGTCAGTATTTGTACAATTTTATAGAAAAGAATTGTGAGATTAGAACACTTTGGAGAATTGGAATCTTGTATGGTATCAAAATTTGATAAGACTATAGAAATTGTTAATTCTCATTCAAGATTAATGTTTGTGTCTACTACTGGTTATACCATATGGTGGAAAAACTTTGGAGAAGGCAAACCCGCGAAAACTTCTACATATTTTATAGATTTTAATTTTCCTAATTCACATCAAAAACTTGGTAATTATACTTTCAATACAAGAGAATATGATGGAATAATTTTGAAAAACATAGGCAAACCTCATTTTGAACTTTGTAAATGGTCCATTGAGAATTATATTGAAGGAAAGCCAAAAGATGATCAGAGGAGAATAAAAAAATATTTTTTTGATGGGAAATCTACTACTGATTGTATTCAGAAGTTTTTACAGCAAACAGGAATGATAAGAGTTAATTGGAAATTAAGTGAAGGGGCAGAATTAAATATAGAATCACATCATCCCCTTACCAGTTCACAAAGAAGATTTTTTATAGATCTTATAGAAAGTTATAATATTATTATAGATAAAATTTATATAGATGATTACTCAAAAGAACAATGTATTAAAAGACAATTAGGATTAAATTATGTTTTATAAAGATAAAAAAGTAGTAGTTACTGGTGGTGGTGGTATGATTGGAACACACTACATAAAAGAACTTTTAAATCGTGGTGCTAAAGTTAGAACACATACACATAATAGACCTTTGAATGTTGTTGATGATAAGATAGAGGTATTGGAGAATCTTAATTTAGAAAAGTTAGATGATTGTATGAAACTTGTGGATGGTGCTGATTATGTAGTACACGCGGCAGGTAAAATATGTCACCCATCTGATGTTCCAACTGATTTTCAAATAGCAGTAAGTCAAATAACACTCGTGTCAAATCTTATGGAATCAAGTTATAAATCTAATGTAAAAGGATTTGTTGATATTAATAGTTCAACTGGTTATCCCGACAGACGATACCCAATTACAGAAGATGAGTATTGGGACGATGAACCATACATTTCTTATTATGGTTATGGATGGTCAAGGCGATATAGAGAAAAAATTATGGAACATTGTTCACATTTTTCTGATATGAAAATTGGAATAGCCCGTGGAACTGCAATGTTTGGTCCTTATGATAATTTTAATCCAAAAAATTGCCATGTAATTCCTGCACTTATTAATAGGGTTTTGAAAAATGAGAATCCATTTGTGGTATGGGGAAGTCCTGATGTGGTTAGAGATTTTCTTTATGTAAAAGATGTTGTAAATGGTGCATTGTTGGTATTAGAAAAGGGTGAATCTATGAGACCATATAATCTTGGTTATGGTTCAACAATTACTATAGGAGAAATAGTGGATACTATATTGAAAGTTACTGGTAAAAATCCTAAAGTTGAATGGGACAATTCTAAACCAACTACAATTCCTTTTAGGGCGTGTAGTACTGATAGAATATCAAAAGAACTTGGATTTCAACCACAATATACTTTTGAAGAAGGAATAAGAGAAACAATTGAGTGGTATAAAAACAATGAGTAAACTAATTTTTGGTTTTGATAGGTTTAAAGAAAATGGTGATCCATTACCTAATTGTGAAGATTATACATTTAAAGGAAATAAAGTTTGTAATTGTGGTAATGTGTTTTTAGGAATGCTTCAGAATGTTAATCAAGAATATTTAAAAAAATCAGAAAGAGAATGGGAATTTTTAGAAGTAGATACTTTACCTATTGATAAAATTAAATCTAATTATGTATATCATATCGATGTAAATTGTTTTGCTTGGGCATTAGGTTATAATAGATGGCCAAAAACATTTGAAGATGTAAGTGTTTTTGATTCTATTTCGAATAGAGTAATAAAAGATGCACAAAATGGTAAGTGTAAAATTTTATTGAATTATGGGTATGAGGGATTAGGATCACATCACAGAGATACTATATTAGATAAAGCTTTACTTGAAAGAGTACATTTTTTATTAGATAAATATAAAATTGCACACAAAGATTTTATTTATATGGATAGTAATCATAGATTAGATAAATTATCAATGGATACGGATATTAATGTTATTCAATATGAATATTGTGCATTAGACCAATGGAGATATACAATGGTAAATTTTGATATGATGTATCATGGTAATTCGGTGTCATCAAATAATATGAGAAAATGGGTAAGGACAAAAAATAAATTAAGAAATAAATATTATCTTTCATTCAACAGGTTACCTAAAGGTCATAGAGTAAAATTAGTTTTAAGTTTGGATAGAAATAACTTATTAGATAAGGGGTATGTATCTTTTGCAAACAATATTTCGGATTGGGATTGGAAAGACATGGTTACGAAATCGGAAAGAGAATCTTTAGAGAAAAAAATGCCATTAGTTATTGATAGAAAAGATTTAAGTGATGCAAAATATTCGTATGAAAAGTTTGAGGTTAAATATTATTTGGATAGTTATTTTCAAATTGCTACTGGTAATAATTTTACAGACTTTGATGACCAATTAATTTTTAGTGAAAAAATCTGGAAGCCAATAACTAATTTTCAACCATTTATTTATTTAGATGATGTTGGGGCATTGAAAAAATTAAGAGAATATGGATTTAAAACTTTTTCTCCATTTATAGATGAAAGCTATGATAATGTTATAGATACAGAAGAACGATTTGTTATGATAGAGGATGAAATTAATAAATTATGTAGTAAACCAATAGAAGAAATAGATGAGTGGTATTGGTCTATTGAAGAAACATTAAAGCATAATTATTATTTATTTTATAATACATTTATTCCAGATTTAAGAGTGAAATTGATTGATAGTATTGGGGGTGTAGTAAATGCATAATAAATGGGGAGATTGGAATTATGATACAGGGAAGTTTGTTATTTATTCTTCTAAATTTAAAGATTTTAAATGTAGTTTAAATTATTTAGATGATGATGGCAATTTTGGATTTTTAAATGAATCTACAGGTACAGATTATAAATATCATTTATGGTTTGTTCCATCAGATACAATATTTCAAAATCTTTATAACGAATTATTTTTAAGGGATTATCTAAATCGTGTTTTTCCAACGGCAGAAGAAACTTGGAATAATGAAAAGTTATGGATAGTAATTGACAGAAGAATGGAATCTTTAGATACTGAAGGTACGAAACAATTACTTAATCAATGTTCTAAGTATGGTTATAATATAGACAGAATAAAGTTTTTTTCTAATTCTTATTTTAAGGATCAAAGTTTACTTATTAATTTTCCCTTTGAGTTTTATCAGAGAACACTTAGATTTAAATTATCAGATGAAGAATTTGGTGAGAGATTAAGGGGTAGAGATATTGCAATTAATTATGAGTTCGAAGGACATTCAAGTGATTATAAAAAGTGGTTACTTAATTTAGATAATGTAGAATCAAGACCTTACACTTTTTTATCATATGCTGGAAGTTTACCATCACATAAGTTACTACTATTATCAGAATTGTATAGAAGAAAATTAGATAAATATTGTTTGATATCTGCATTAAATAGAGATGATGATGATATAAATACTTTGAGAGAAAGGGTAAGAGAGTTTCAACCAAATGGAGTAAAAGGTCTTGATGAAAGTAAAATTTTAGATATGTTACCAATATATCTCGATATAGATAGAGAACTTTCTAAAAATGAAACCGTTGGTTATGATGTATCATTACCTGATGGAGAAGGTTCGTCTGAAATAGGAGATTCACAACCTAAGAAACATCACCATAATCAGACTTATTTTTATTTGGCAAATGAAACTTCATTTGATTGTGCAAGAATAACATCTCATATTAAATCTGTAATATTACATCCGATGATTTTTAACGCAGGAGCAGGTACTTTAGAATTATTTAAATCTTGGGGATTCAAAAGTTTTCCAAATATATTTGACGAGTCTTATGATGAAATAGAAGATGATATAGAACGACATAAGTTTCTCGTAAAGGAAATAGAAAGAGTCTGTCTATTACCAGAAGAAGAAAAACATAAATTATATTTAGAATCAATTCCTACAATAAAGTATAATCAAAAAGTTTTTATTAACTTTGATGTAGAAAATATGGTTTTGGATATGTTTAATAAAATAGTGAGTTAGTATGAATAATAGAATATTAATTACTGGAACTAATGGTTCACTTGGATCATTTTTGTCCAGTAAATATGAAAATCCGATTTGTATTACAAGAGAAAATCCACTTACAGATGATATTATTTCTGAAGGAGTGGATACGATAATACATTGTGCATTTAATTCTAAATTGGAAGAATTACAAAAAGTGTCTAAAGAGTGTTACGAGGATAATGTTGATTTAACTTATTCTTTGGTAAAAGTACCACATAGAAGATTTATTTATATTTCAAGTATTCAAATAGCACCAAAATCACTAACACCATATGCAATATTTAAAAAAATTGCTGAACATATTGTACAAAATAATTGTAAAAATTATTTGATATTACGAGTATCGTGTTTTTTACCACAACCAAAAAAACAGAGTTCATTTTTTAAAATTGCAAATGGGGAAGATATAACACTAACAGAAGATTCAGTTAATGATGTAATATATTGTGAAAACATATACGATTCCATAGAATCAAATTTAAGTGGTGTTAAGTATTTAGTATCGAGGAAAACCATTACAACTAAAGAAACAGCAGAATTATTTAATAGTAGTACCAAGTTTGGTAATTATCATTATGATGTTGGTAGTTTACAGAGTGATATTGATATAGGAAAGACAAGTGAGGAAATTTTAAAGGAGTTTTTTGAAGTTGAGTGATAAAATAAAATATGATTTCGGTGGTGATGATTTTATTCTTCCTTATGATAGATTTAAGGATTTTAAGTGTAGTAAACATTCGTGGGATGAAATGTATCAACAGACATTTGTTGTTGAACCTACTAATAGGGATTACAAATATCACTTGTGGTTTGTTGATCCCGATTTTTTATTTGATAGTGAAATTGATGAATATCAAACAGATGAATATATTAAAAAAACATTTCCATCAGTTAAAGATACTTGGGATGATGAAAAGTTGTGGGTTATTATAGATAGAAAAAGTGAGGCACTACCAGAAAGTTCTGCACAAGATTATCTTGAAAAAATATGCAAATTTGGATATAATAAAGATAGGATAAAATTTATTTCGAGTTCTTATGAACCTGGTATTTTAACGGTCAATTTTTGTTGGGAATTATTTATCCGTGCATTGAGATTTAGATTACCAGATTATATGTTTGGTCGAAAATTTGTGCAAATGGATAGAGGAATGAATTGGGAATATTATGAAAAATATGAAGATAGTATTCAATATAAAAAATGGTTACTTGATTTAGATAGTGATGAGTTGTTAGAACCACGTCCTTATACTTTCCTGAATTATAATGGAACTTTACCAGGTCATAAATTGACACTCTTGTCGGAAATATATAAAAGAAAATTAGAAAACTATTTTTTATTATCGGCAACAAATAGAGATAGGACCTCTATTGATACTTTAAAGGAAAGATTATATCAGTTTAATCCAGACGCCGATGGAAAGATTTTTGATTTATTACCAATATATCTTGATATAACAAAGGATATGGATAGTGAATTGCAAGTATTCAGACATGATAAATATAGTTCCGAGATAGGAAATTCTAATCCTAAAAAAGTTCATTATAATAAAACTTACTTTAGTGTTATTAGTGAAACTTCTTTTGATGTGACAAGATTGGTTGGTGATCCTTGGAAGGCAATGATATTACATCCATTTATATTGAACGCGGGGATGGGAAGTTTAAAATTATTTAAATCGTTTGGATTTAAAAGTTTTCCAAATGTGTTTGATGAGTCTTATGATGATATAGAGGATAATTTGGAACGGAGTAGATTTATAATAGATGAAATAGAAAGAGTTTGTTTAGTGAGTGAAAAAGAGAAGCATAAATTATATTTAGATTCTATACCTATTATAAAATATAATCAAAAACTTTTATGTGAGTTTGATGTAGAGAGTATGATTTTTAATATTTTTAATGAACTTGTTAGTTAAATTATATTTATTAGTATGAAAAACCTTTTAATATGTGAATTTAGTAATATTTTCGGATACGGCGAAGTTCGTTTGCCATATAGTACTGGTGTAATTTGGAGTCATTGTAGGACGGATGAAATTATATCCAAAAACTATGATGTTAGTAATTGGATATATTGGAAAGATGAAAAGAAAAATATAATGGAACACATTACAGAGAAACCAGATGTGGTATTCTTTTCTTGTAATGTATGGTCTTGGACTTTATCTAATGAAGTTGCTGAATTAATAAAACAGACATGGCCAGATTGTGTGGTTATTTATGGTGGACAAATGCCACCACGTTCTAACAATACAAGATGGGTTAGAAGAAATCCATCAATATATGATTTTTATAAAAACCGACCATATGTAGATATTATTGCACATCACGAAGGGGAAGAAACTACAAGAGAGTTGTTAATAGAATTATTAGAGGATAAACCAGATTTAAGTAAAATTTTAGGGATTTCATATAAAAATGAAGATTTGACTACGAGTATAAATCTACAAAGAGATAGAATTAAGGATTTAAATTCAATGCCAAGTCCTTACTTGGATGGAACATTTGATAAATTAATTTCCAACAAACCTAAACACATACGAAAATTTAAAATGACGGTTGAACCATCAAGAGGTTGTCCATACGCGTGTACATTTTGTGAAATTGGGGATACACTTTATACTAAGATAGAAAGACATTCTATTGAAAAAATATGTGCAGAATTAGATTGGGCATCAAAGAAGGAAATAGAGTTTATAGATTGTGCAGATTCTAATTTTGGTTTATTTCCAGAACATAAAGATATGGTTGAGTATATGGGTAAGAAAAAAAGAGAAACTGGTTACCCTATTAGATTTTCAGTATCTTGGTCTAAAGGACATGCCGATAGGGTAATGAATATAGCTAAAATAATGAAGGAAGAAGAACTTGATAAAACAGGTGTAACCATAGCATTACAATCGATGAATCCAGACACACTCAAGGCAATAAAAAGAAAAAATATCGATAATGGTAAATTGGCAGAATTTTTGAAAAAGTATGAATTAGACCATCTTGATACTTATGTAGAATTGGTAATGGGATTACCATTGGAAACATTCGATTCGTGGGTTGATGGATTGTGTTATTTGATGGAGATAGGTTTACACACTTCAGCAAAAATGTTTCCTTGTGCAGCACTACCAAATACACCAATAGCAGAAAAAGAATATGGAGAATTGTATGGTATTCAGTATGCACCCATCTATGAATCAAATCATACACCATATAATCCAGAGGCACAATCTGGTGGTTGGGATATTGTTATTGGAACTAAGGCCATGCCACATACGGATTGGAAACGTGCATATATGTTTAAATGGTTGTCAGGATGTTTTCATTGGTTGGGATATACACAATTCATAAGTAGATATTTGAGAAATATGAATGGTGTTTCATATAGGGATTTTTATTGTAATCTATTAGAATTTGCAGAAAATAATGAAGATACATTCATTGGTTCAGAATTAAAAATAACAATGGATAATTTAGAATACGCAATTGCAAACCAATCTTCGTTGGGCAGAGTAATTGAAGAAGTAGATGATGATAGTGATAAAAATCAACTTATTTGGGATTATGACGAGGCGACGGCAATATACTTAAATTTAGGAAATAAGGATAGATTTTATAGAGAATTGAGAGATTTTTTAAAGACAAATTTGAGTTTATCTTTTGATGATGACTTGTGGGATGATATTGTAAAATACCAATCTAATGCCATCATAAATCCGTATGATGAATACCCATATATAGATGATTTTAATTATAATATTCATAATTGTACTATGGGAACTTCTGATACATTAAAAAATGGTGGGTATAAACTTGAATTTAATCAAAGTTGGGCAGACAATCCTAAAAACAAAAAGGGATATTTTGGTGATAAGTTTCAATTTGCATGTGAGAAGTTATGGTGGTTGAGAAATCGTGGTGAATATAAGGCAAAGGTACGGGAGTTATAGTTTTATGGATATAATGAAGATACCATCTAAATGGAATCGGGTTTTTAGAAAAGAAGTAATACGGTTATTATCAGAAAGAAATATAATTGATAAACAATTTTTTGATTTAGAAAAGTTACATTTATGTGTTAATAAAGAATTATTTGATTATGGACCTGATATTGGTAATTATGCTGGATTAGAAAATAGATTAACTATTCAGATGTATGAAACAGATGATATTTTTTTAGAGACTTATTATAAGTTTTTACATGATTTAAAAATAGAGTTAGGATTTGATTTTTATTTTCAATTAACACCTACTTTTAGATTTCACGCACCAAAATCAGAAAATGAGGATAGATTTCCAGAATTTCATTCAGATAGACAAAAAGGACATCCACCAGAGGAAATTAATATTTGGTTTTCATTAACTGAAAATAATCATTCCAATTTTTACATTATTGACAAAGAAAAAAGTAATAAATGGGTAGAGGATTATGATTCCGATTATAAAAAGTTTGGAGAAGTTTCTTATAATTCAAAACATGGAGTAGATGATAGTTTTAGTGAAATGGGATTTAGTTTGGCAGAAGAAGTTGAATCAACAATTAATGATATATATGTTTTTGATTCTGATTGTATACATACAGCAGTTCCAAGAAAAGAAGAAACCAGAGTTTCAATGGATATAAGAATTAATCCAGTTGAAAAATTTGTTGATGGTTATGTGGGGAGTGGAAATATGCAGGCAGAGTTTAGACCTGGTGGAAGATTTGGTTACTATGAAAAATCAATAGGAAAGATAATATGAAAAATATAAAACCTTTTTGGGATGAAGAATATAAAAAATTAGATTATCGAAAAGAAATTTTCAATGATGAGTATGTCATAGAAGAATTTAACAATAAATTAGTATCAATATTTAAAATATGAGAATATTAATAACAGGTGGAGCAGGTTATCTTGGTTCTAAATTAACAGAAACACTTTTAAGTCAAGAACATAATGTAATTGTATATGATAATTTATTTTTTGGTTCAGTAGGAATAATTCCATTTTTAGATAATCCAAAATATAAATTAATTAAAAATACAATAAATAATCTTGAATTAATAGAGGCCGTTGTAAAGGATGTAGATTATGTTATTCATTTGGCAGCAATAGTAGGAGAACCAAGTTGTAAACAATATGAAAGTTCGGTATATGGTGTAAATTCAGGAGCCACATCATGGATTAGTAAATGTGCATATAACTATGATATACCATTATTATTTTTAAGCACTTGTAGTAATTATGGGAAAACTGATGAAGTAGTAACAGAAGATTCACTATTAGAACCACTTGGGTTATATGCAGACTCAAAAATACAGGCAGAAGAAATTGTATTAGATAACAAACAGTTGGTATTGAGAATGTCTACATTATTTGGAGTGAGTTATAGAGTTAGATATGATATAACAATAAATGAGTTTGTATATCAGTATTATAGGGATAAATTGTTAAAAGTTTATGGTGAAGATACTTGGCGACCATATCTTCATGTTCAAGATGCATGTAATATGATTATTAAATGTATGGAAAAAGATTTACGGGGTGTTTATAATGTGGGATTTAATAATTTAAACTATCAAAAGAAAGAAATTGTGAATGCAATAGTAGAATATCTTGGAGACGGTAAAATTGAATATGTTGATTTTGATGATCCAAGAGACTACCAAGTCAATTTTGATAAAATACAAAATGAATTGAATTGTCAATATAAGTTTTCACTTGAAGATGGTATCCGTGAGTTATATGAAACTATTCAACGTGGAATGGTGTAATGAAAGTAGAATATTATTACGAGAGAACACAAAGGGCATTAGATGAAAATAAAATGATTGCTCCTATTAGTGTGGAAATTGATTTGACTAATGTATGTTATCAAAAGTGTTATTATTGTAATGTAGAACAATTTAGAGCTGAAAATCCAGATAAAGGAACTACTGAAGATTATTTGAAATTAATATCTTCATTACCAAAGGAAACAAAAGATATTACTTTTGCCGGTGGTGGAGAACCACTTGATA